AACTACTTCGATAATTTCCTCCATCTCCCCAATTAATATCATTTATATTTTTCGGAACATAAAGTTTATGTTTAAAGTTACTGTTATTTGGAAATTGTAGCGTTAATACAGAATCTTGATTTCCGCCTGATACTTCAACAAAAATTTTATAGATTCCTATCTTAGAAATAACTAATTCATCTAGTAAATCATCCCCATTTTCTTGTTTCTTTAGGATTATATTAGTCGATTTACTGTGATGTCCAAAAATATATCTAGATGGATGTCGATTATATATGAAATATTTCCAATTCTTTTCTCCATTTGTGGAAGATTTATATAAAGAAATTAAATCTGAATTAGAACCATCATTTTTACAAGTAACAAGTAGGTTCTTTAGACTAGAATCGAAAGTTAAAGTTGAATTTATATAATCAGTACTGTTTTCATTCTCATAATCAAAACTAAACTGATTTGTACTATTTTCAAAAACTTCCCAAGAGGAGTAATCACTATCCTCTATTCCTAAAGAATTATATATATTATATGGAATTCCTGCATATTTTCCAGTCAACTCATCCTTCTGGGGGGAAATGGTAATAGTTTCACCGACTTCGTGTAATCGATTGGCTCCATCTAGCAACTTCAGTGGTGTGTCTTTTAAAAATGCACAATAGAAAGTTTCCATAAACTCCGAAGTATATTCGCTAGTGGAATCTTTATAAATGATTTTTAATTGAATAGCCGAATTCAGTGAACCTATTAGATCAATGCCCTTTCTCATGGTATTAGAATCATATGCAGTTTCATCGTCAAAACGAAGACTGATCTCTAAATCTTCTGCATTAACGTCACCGCTCCGTCGAACAATTCTTAATCTACATTTTAAGCCGTAATCGATGGGTGTATCTTCATCATTTGATTCAGTCCTAGTTACTATTAATGTTTGAGTTCTCTCGTTGAGGTAATTAGATTCTGGAGAATATATTATACTAGAATCTGGCGGATCGTTTACTCCAGTTCTCCACTCTATTGGATAATCTACCCCATTAATGTGGAAAATCGCACTCCTTATTCTACTCTCAGGATTAATAGTAGATGCAAGTGTTCTTAATGTTTTTACTTTGAACCAATTTTCAGAACTGTCGTAGCTAGCATTATCCTGACTCTTACCGAGTTCAAATAAGTACAGTCTATTACCTGTATCGTAGGTATAAATAGTACTACTGCTGATGGCTCGCTCAAATCCACCTACCCTGAAAGTTTGTGGAGATACTTGAGGAACTATGATACAAGAAGATTGATATATAGCTACTCTCCAATTATCGGTTTCTAGAGCTTGAGTTCGAACCGTAAAATCTGGATCAAGGAATTTGTCACTCTCATCTCCTCGTACCTGGGTAAAAAGTACTATATCTTCGTTAAGAGAGTCACCTGTCAATTTATCAAAAAAGTACTCTCTTAAGTAATTATCAGAATCAGTTTGAATATTTTCTTTAAAATTCTCCGATATTTCCCAGGCTTCGTCCGGAGCATCTAATGAAGGAATCCTTAAATGAACCCTGGATGATCTAAGCACAGAAGAACCATCATTATCAATATCAATGGGGAGAACATATGCACTACTGATGGGAGCGTAGTCCTTTATTACGATATTTTCCTGTTTTTCTAGATCTATTAGGCGATTACTATTATCGTATCTTTGAGGAATTATGTCAAGACTGCTGGATCTTTGAATAAGATAAAAATTTAGTTTTCTTATTCTACCATTACCTTCCTCATCCTCTATTACTATTTGACTAGTATTGAGGATTGGTAAGATTCGGAAATTATAGGGTCGCCAAGGATTTTCTGTATCATTATTTTCTTTTAATGCAGTAATTCTAATAGATATATAACTACTACCCTTACTTACCTTATATTCTGCCTTAAAATATTCCCGATACTCATTACATAAAGTAAACTCTGTCCAATCTTCTACAGTTTTTCCCGAACGAAAACCCAAACTAGCCTCAAAAAATATTGTAGAATCTTTTTGGCTGGGCACAATATACAGTGGATATCCATTTTCATAATAGGTTTTTGTTCCATCTGTCGTGGTTATGATAGCAGTCTCATATTTTTCCAGAATTACGTAATTAGTAGATATTATAGAATTTATCGTCTCATCTAGATCTATGTAAAACAGTCGAGCATAGATTTTTTCCTTATAGGATGCATCTTCATCAGCATCGGTATTTGGATTTCGAACTACTAATTCTCCGGGAAGACTTCCACTACACTTTTCAAATTGAAAGTTTCTGGTATAATCTTTTAGACCTGACTTCACTAAGTTCTTCTCAGAATCATATAAATCATATGTGCACTCTCCATAGAAGTAGTAAGTTTTATTATTGGTACTCGAATTATCTAAGATATGATAATTATTACTCGACGAAGAACTTAATACCTTACAATATATTGTCAATCCTGTATAGATCTTGTAATTTTTTTCATAATCTATCTTCAATTGACCGACTTTGTCTAAATAAGGACCTTCATTTTCATCTCTAATTGAGTTTTCATAGGAGTTTTTTGTTACATAATCTTTTTCTCCGCCACTTAAAATACTCTTTCCTAAATGAACAGTCGATTCTTCCGTTGCTCGACGAAACTGTTCTGGAACATGAACATATAAACTCTCATTAGGCATACTAACTCTTACTATAATGGTAGAGCTAATAGTGTTATGTATTCCACTTATAGTGAAAGCTTCTCCTCCCGTTCCAGTATCTAGATTTCTATAGAAAACTTTTATTGTTGTGGAAATAGAAGAGGCTAGTTCAATAGAGAATTCTACTACATTATCATCTTCGTCATATATATAACTATAACTAGTGACGCCATTCTTGATTTCAAAGATTATGTTTCCACCTACTAATGATTCAAATCCTGCTGTATAGTTTATAACTATATTATTGTTCTCAATCATAAATAATCAATTGTTATATTATCCTTATCAAGGGTATATTCTACATAAATTAATCCATCAATTGATCCAACTATTTTAGAAGTTCGCCCCTCATTTTCAAATTCAAGTGGGTAGCGATTTTTCCTATACAGACGTAAAGGTCCATTAATAATTGTTGGAATATCGGATTCATCAATATATACTATTGTGTTATCCGTGAATTTATTTAGTAATCTAGAGTAGGGATATTTCAAGTCTATTTGACTCTTCATCCCCGGAGTACAGAAAAATCCTTCCGAATTAATTAAATAAAGTTTTTTGTTATTTTCTCTAATTAAGGCAGTCTTATTATTTACTACATAAATTGAATCTGTTTTTTCAACTAAGATTGCCGAATGAGAGTTCGTTAGTATATTAATATTAAACTGATCTAAATTAAATAAAAACCAATCTCCAAAACTACAAATAACAAAAAGCTTTCCTTTAGAGTTTAATAGATTTACTGGAGAAATAAATAAATCTGAAGTCTTAGGCAAGTATTTCTGAAGTTCCGTCGTAGTATTGAAAGTTGACTTTAGACAAGCCAACCTTCCTGAAAAGATATTAACTACAGGCCTTTCTTCGTCCGAATCGTCTATTGAACTTCCTTCTCCACTTGAAGTATTTAGATTAGATCGATAAACTTTATAATCATTCTTTCCTATTGCAAATGACCCTGTTCTAAATAAATCGAAATCATCGTTAGGATTATGACTTGGGTTATTTCCTCGATAGTATCTCTTAGGACAATTACTACTTTGACCTAATTGACCATCATTAAGCTTCGAATATAATTCGTTCCCAGATAATCCATCTAAAATTAAAGAGTATAATTGTTGTCCTTGATTAGTTATAACCAGTGGCTCATTATTTCTAGAGTATCCAAACCAATATTTATTATCTTCGTTTAATCGCGATTCTATTTTACTTAAATTTATTTCCCTTAGTAATCTAAGGCTATAAGGTTCCATCGAATCGTCTTTAATGTAACCACTTCCATCGAGTTGACTTATCTGTTTGAATTTCAATAGATATTTTTTAGTAAGATTGGAAATGTCAGTTATAGTAGTTAAATACTCGGTTTCGATGACTGAAGAACTTGATATAATAATTCCAGATAAATCTAAGACTATTTCTTCAGGATAAATAGTTTCTGAATCGCTTATTCTCATATTACCCACAATATCACCTAACTTGGAATACCCGATGGGCAATTCCGTATTAAGTAACTCTGATTCTTGTAAGTACAGTATTACATCAAATCCATCCAAGGGAGCATAACCTAAATTTTCGGAGGGTATTATAGTAGCAAACCTATTTCCTAACTCTTCGTATCCAGTTCTAGGTGCTAACTTTGATGATTTATACTCTCCTCCAGATGAATTTTGCAAAACCTTTAATTGAAACAGTATATCAAATAGGTTATGTTCATTTGGAATTAATTTAGTGAGTTTCGAATTATATGCTAAAATACAAGTACAAGAATCAAAATCCCCAATAAAGATTGTTTTATTAACTGTTCCAGTGTTCATGAGATTTCAATTTCTTTTTTATAAATAACGCTGCATTTATATATTCTGCAATCCAATATATTTTTATTAACGGCAAATGTTCTTAATATGCCATTCATACACTCAATTATAATAGAATCTTCGTAATTTTTAACCGAGTTTTGGACTTGCCAGGTGGGGAACTCTATGCTATTCTCGGTATACTTAAAAAGTGTGGGATTCATGTCTATATTGGTAAAATCAACTCGCTGAATAATAGTGGGAAGATTTTCTTCACTAAACAGTATTTTTACTAATAGTTCATTTATTCTACAGGCATATCCAGGTTCCACTATTCTTCTCAGAATATGTTCACAATTATAAGTACTAACATCTCTATCTAGTTCACTTACCAGATTGAATGGAAGATTCTCCGTGGGAATTGAATTATACTTTGAAGTTGTATCTATAGTTAGATCATTAACATAGATTCCCTTATCATAGTATTTTAAAGTATTAGCCTCATCATTTCGAGAGATTTCGTATATTCTGTTTGAATTATAATTATAATAGGTTTTATTTAATGCTAAATTTCCCTCTGCATCAATTAATCTTTTTTCCGGAAACAAGAATTTGCGTTTTTCCAATTCAAACATCAGTTTTCCAAGAGTTAATGGAGAGTCTATATTACTGGCATCTATCTCTGAAAGAATATCTTCATTAATCGCCAAAATTGAATTGCCTTCATCATCAGTATCTATTCTAATTTTATCCACCTCTTCTCCCGTGGATCCAGTATTTATAATTGAAATCATTGTTCTATGATTTTAAACGTTCATAATACTCATCTAAGTTTTTTACAATGTTAAGGTATGCGTTACTTGCAGACATTGGTGCATTATTGTCCGGATTTTGTGAGCTACCGAGCACATTAGAGGTACTACTGCCCTCATTACCATCCTGAGTACCACTTGAATAAACTTTACATTGACCTCTCCAAGTAGAAGTGCTTAATTTTTCGAAAGTTTCACCGTCGGGACTAATTGAATATCTATAAAGAACTAAACCCGAAGATGGCTCTATTAATTCTTGTATTCTTATTAGTATACTCTCTAAACCTGCTGTTGTTGTATCGAGATAAGTAAGCTGTCTTAGTATTCCATTAATAGGAGGGGTTTCCTTAGTTCCTATGATTTTCTGCATAATAGTCTTATCTATTTTAAAATAAGCGCTATTAAGGTCTGGATATTCTAATATTACATCTAGCGGGTTGTCTGTATAAATACTCTTGGTATCATTTCCAAAATAATCCGTAAAAGTAATACTATCATTTATCACTCTATTTGTTATAATACCTTCAAAATCAAGTCCAGATGATTGTGCATTTAGAATTTTTCTAAGAGTTCCCAAACTGACTGATTTCTGTAAGCTTTCTGAACTTGCATTTCCATTAACCATATCAACAAAGTCTTCATATGTTGCAAGTTCAGTAGAATTATATAGTTTAAAGTAATCCGGAAATAGAGAGCTTGGATCTAATCCGGTTACCTCTTTAAGAACTGTATAAATCATGTTATCTGAACCTATAACAAAATCTCCTTTTGTATAGGTTATCTCCGAATCATATTTATATATTCCCTGAACAATTTTATCTTCACCTATTTTCATGTAAGTAATATTTTAACCGTCATCTGTTGATGTTCTTAATCCAAAATAAATCTTCCTGTTTTCCTCTACAAAATCTTTTAATTTAAAAAATCCAATGACTTCTGCAGTTACCTTTCCAAATTTTTTATTTATGTAGACATCGAAAACTGAACCCTCGTCGTTAAACTGTATATCGGCAATAATGTGCTTACCGGGCGGAATATTTGGGAAATATTTATTAAGATTTAAATCTAAAGAAACATGAGACTCTGTAATACCATCCTCCCAAGTTTCTTCTCCTAGCTCTCTGTAATTAACTATATCAACCTTCTTTTCAGTATTTCCACAACTCACCAAAACTTTTCCATAATATGTTTCCCAATTATTTGAAAATAGGGGAAAATCACCAATTATTGGAGTTATAGAGTTACATATAAAATATTTAGTATTAAAAGTGATATAGTATTTTCCATTAAGGTATTCTACAGGATATTTTCCAGCCTGTTTTAGTCTATTGTTTATATCAGAAAGAGATATCTGATTTTGTTCCCGGGTAGTAATCGTAAAATGATCTAAGTCATATAAATTAGGTATATACTTCTCTTCTAAGCATTCGGATATGAATGAATGAAGTAGCATTTCTCCTGAATGGTGATCTTCGCTGTAGAGGGTATGTGTATTACTGTCTTTCATCACATAAAATACTCCTTCTCCAACTACTTGTCCTTCTATATATAAAAGATCTATAATATCTTCATCATAATTGTATATAAAAGACCGGAGATTAGATACACTATTAAAAGAAACCTGACTATTGTTAGCGTAGTTGATATAAAAATGCCCAAAACTCCATTCTATTGAGACTATTTCGTTGTCCAATGTATGCAAGTATTCTGAGAATTCCTCAAAGTTATACACCCCGCCATTCTTATCTATTGTCGTAATAAGATATTTATAATCAACAAAATTTATGTCCGCTATATCATAGGGGAGAGTAGTAATTATGCAATCTATAAACTCCCTTTTAGTATATGTAGTTACAGGGGATCCTTCTCCGAAATAAACATTGAAAGTGTCATTGTCTGGATTATAAGTTATATTCGTGGCCGTATTATTTGTGGAGCTAAATACATTAGATCTTATTACTAACATTGGAATATAACCCAGATTTCCACTTGAATCTCGATATATAAAATATTTGGTATCGGTATCGGCTATATTTTCAATTCTTACCTTAGCGAAAAGTGTATTCCTGTCTGCATTTTCGTAATTATTTATATATCCATTATATCTAAGGTATTCATTAAAATATCCCTCACCGTACGTCAATACTTGATCAACTTTCTCAGTAAACACTACTTCATTAGAGTTTACTTCTTTTGCAGATATAATAGTGGTATAGGTTGCTTTTTCAATATAATCAAGAAATTCACTTTCGGAAAAATTTACCGTATTTACTAATTTAACTATATCCCCTTTAGTGTAAGTTTTATTGGGGCAGTATTCCAAAATTTTTCTTTCGCCCCAACTAGTTAAATCTCGATATTCAGTTTTATTCTGCCGGAGAGGAGTTCTTAAGTCTCCTGAAGATAGTATAGTTCCACTAGTTAAATCTTTTGTAAATTTATCTAATGGAAAATATTTATATCTATTTATTCCACTTTCTTCCCTAAGGAGATATTTATCTAAATTTCTGTAGGGATTTTCTGAAGTTTCATAACCCAGCTGAACAATATTTATATTTTCTACTTCGCCACTTGGTAAAATAGTTAATAAGACTAATCTAAAATAGTCACTTTCTTCATTCGAAAATTCTAACTTGACGGCAGCATTCTCCTGGATATATTTTAAGTAAGCTTTATATAATGGGTCCGTAATATTTACGGGAATTTCTGGCTCACCAATATCTGCATCTATAGTATGCGGTCTAATTGTTGTACTAGAAGACCTAGTCCTGATAATAGTAGGATGATAAATATCGTCATGAATATATGTCCAATTATTGATAAAACTTGACATAAATGAATGATTTAGTTCAGATATTCCAGCACCATTGAACACGTAGAAACTTTTATATCCTGGAGGTACTAAGTGAAGAAGTACAGTATTATTTTCCTGCATACAGGTTCCATAATATTTGGGTAAAAACCTTTCAATATCCCACTCATTATCTGACATGGTTGGAAATAAAACTTTTTCAAAACTAGATAAGATTTCCAACCTATTCCCTAAATATTTTTTATCCTCCGAACTTAGAAATTCTAAATTGGGGATATTATTATATATTTTTTTTGCAGGAACAAAATCTAAACCATATTCAGCAAGATCTCCAATTATACCTAGAAACTTAGTAGTACTGATTCTAGTAGATATATGAAAATTATCAGCAATATACCCCCCAGTTGCTTCACTTATCCTCAACTTTGATAATAATATCGTTCCTGGAGTCGTTAGTTGTACATCTCCTGTTAAATTATTCATAGTTGTATTTTATTTGATAAAACTTGTGTTCCGGTAGTGTTGTTACCTTCTCAGATTCAAAATCAATTTTTACAGTAACAGTAGAAATTTTTATTTCTAGCTTTTCAAAATAGAGAAGTGCACTAAGAAATTCTCTGAAACAGGATAAGAAAAGTTCCGAACAGTATAGGTCCACTAAGTCTTCATTATCTTTTGCCCACAGTACAATATTTAAGTTCTTTTTATCATACTTATATGTACAGTCCTTAGTTAGATATCCAAATTTCTTAAGGAGAACTAGAACCATTGGTGTACCTTTCACCATATAGAAATTCTCAGCAATGTAGTTGATTACACCATCCAAGTCAGTCATATAGGCTCCGAGATTTGGATAAACTGTTGTATCCAGTTCTTCATATTCGTCTTCATCATCTTCCTCTATATCATCGATTGGTTCTGTCTCTTCTTCCTCCTCAGTCATATCATCTTCATCTAGATCATCATCTAATCCATCTATATTTTTATAAAATAAAGTGATGAATTTTCTAACTGGGTCTACTTCTGTGTCAATTTCTTCAACTATTCCCCAGTCGGAGTAATCTTCATTAAATTGCTCTAGGAGTAATATTGCAGTATCAATGAAGGGTAACTCTCGTATATTGTCTGGTATATAAATGTTCATGACCTAACGATAGTAGTTATAGTTACATTTATTTTATAATAGACTGATTCTGGTATATCTACGTCTTCTATATCTGTTATCAAATTTCCATACTCATCATAGTAGGTCAGAGAAAAGTCTGATATTTTTTTTACATTCGATATTTTACTAATATTGGACTTGATCTCCTCAATTGTATCCTCATCAAATTTTATATTAAACTTTTTCTCGTATTTATCCTGAATCATGGGTTTTGTTATAAGCTCTGGATAATCTTCACTAAGGTTTCTAAATAAATCTAATGTTATCTCAAAGTTTACAGTCCACTGAGCTCCCTTCTTTATGGAGATCGTATCTTTATCGGAATTTACTACATAATAGGCTAATCTCTTTGTCTTGAAATAGTCCATATCATACGGACTCAGCTCTTCACTATTAGGTATATAGAATATATCTAGAAAGTTAATCTCTCCTTGACTATAGAATTTATAATAAGTTGATCCCGATTTCACTTTTTCTGGAAATGTCTCTTCCAATATATAACCAATGTCAGAATTACTTCTTAGTATTGTATTTAAATACCTACTTCTATTTGCCTTGTAGTGGATAGTAGATAATGTGTCCCTAGGTGTTTCTTTAATAAAAATGACACCGTTTTCTGGATATCCGTACTTTCCGTATAAAAAGTTAGCTTCCATTTCGGTATCAAAAGGAATTAAGTCACCTCCCTTTACAGTTAATCGTTGTAATTCACTAACATTATAAGAATCTAAGGTTGAGTATGTAAAAAATGTAGTTGATATTGGAGTATTTGTTATAATACCATCATTATCTTCAGAATCCCAACGTAATTGTGGAGTAGTATACATTTCTTCTTCCGAGTCTGCAAAATAATCAGTATCTCGATCTAAAATATAATCAGCAAAGTAAATTCTAGATCCATAGTCTGTTGTAGTTAGATCAAATACATTTTCCCTCGGATTTAAGATATGTTCTGAAAAATTCCTAGTTACTTTAGGTGCTTCTAGAGTTTCGCTTATTTTTACACAAACATCATTACTGATATCTCCCTCAGAACTCTCAATGTAATAGTTTTGATAAGAATTTGTAGTAAGATTTATAGTATGTTTTGAGGGCGATATAAACCCTACAATGAATTTTTCTCCTAAGTTTGCATTAGACAGGGTTAGGGCTCCTTCCCTATATGTCCAAGTATAAAGAGGTGGATCTTCCATCTCTACTTCGTCTACGTCACCTTCAGACCCCTCAGGATAAATTTGAGTATTTACTGTTTTTATATATTCTCCAAGGAAATAGACAGAGAAATTAGAAGATTTAACTATCTCATCGAAGGGCTTAAACGTAACTGGTCTTAGGAAGTTTACTTTAAAGACAACTCTAGGACAGTGACCTCTATATACGGAGTACATATTATCCATACAATGTTGAATCTTAGAATTTCTCAACATTGCTTTGTCTAAACTAGCCTCTCTAGTATAGGTAATATTTTCTACCTCACTGATATAAGAGGCATTTGCTAACAGTTGTACTAGGATATTTATACTCTCTCCAGTATATCCTAACTTTTTTGCTACATTAGAGTAAGCATTTATATAATCGTTTAATGTTTTCATATTTCTACATCAATTGATTCTTCGATTTCTTCATCTATTCTAACATTTATTCTAACTTTTGAATAACTGATTATATCAACGCCCGTTAACTCAATGTTTAAATTTACTGGCACTAATTCTCTCACCGAATTAACCAATCTCTCAGCTTTTTCCTGAATTTTCATAGGAAATTCGTCTTTATGAACTTCCCCCAAATAAAAATCAAAGCCGGTTGATGAATTGGGAACGTCGTTAGGATAAACATGAAGCAGTATATTAAATAAATCTAAAACATAGTTTTCAACTCTTTCAGTTACTTTGCCAGTACTTAATACATATTTTGCCATATCTTATTAAAATTTATATAGGTATAGCTGATATAGCAGATTCAGCCATTGATATGAAATTTTTTATTGTATTAAAGGTGGTTGAAAATCCCGGTATTCTCTCTGCATATTTAGTAACCGGTAATTTATCTATGGAAGTTCTTAGTTTTGATATAATAGTCTCAATTCGAGTCTTTAGTTCTTTCAAACTACTTAAGAAGGCAGGAACTACACCAGGTGCAGTACCAGCACCGGAAGGAGTAACTACATTGATTGCAGCATACGCCTCTGAGATTCTAGTTGGAATATCACCACAAGTAGAACTTAACTCTGTTAAATTTGTTTTTAGATCTGATAATTCAGAGAATCGCTCTTTAAATGGGGTATCAAATCCAGCCTGAGGCAGTGATGCGCGAACTGCTGAAAAACTACTTGCATTACTGGGAGTTTCGCCTGAGGATTGACTTGCCGCTACGGAACTGCTTGAACTAATGGGCGTCTCTTTTCCAGGTACTGCGTCCTTTACTTCATCGCTTTCTCCATCTTCTAACTCAACTTCATTATTTTCTTCATCTTCATCCTCGTCCCCATCTACTATATAAATAGGGTCAACTTCTTCCTCTTCTTCATTCTCGTCATTATCATTATTCTCGGGAGTACCTAAAACTGTTGCTCCCGCTACAGAACTTACCACCTCATTTGCCGAAGAAACCACTTGATCGGCTACTGTTGTTACCGAAGATGCATCGATACCAGTTGCTGAGGAAACTTGAGATACTACACTACTGATATCTGTCCCCGCAGGAAGAAGTTTTCCATCGGGTGTTAAAATAGTATTATCCCACAGCGTAATTGGCTTACTTAGATCAATAAGACTATATAAATATTCATCGTGGATTTGTTCCGATCTTTTTTCTAATGCTGCCTGAGCTTCTGGAGATAAATTAACAACCTCCATTACGAATCGATCTTTTTCATCTCTTAGTACATCATCACCGACCCAGCAGTAATTCTTTCCTATAATAGACTTAGCAATCAATTTTGAAATAGGATCGTCAGCTATTTGCCAACTAAGTGAAACAGTACCTCCATGGTCTTTATCATTTCTATTGGCATAATATCTAATATTAAGCCAAGGTTCCATTATGCCGTTATTATAGATATTTTTTATCTCCTCTAAGCTGGTAAATGCTACCTCTGGCCAGGTAACATCTATCTCAGTCTTAACAGCATTTCCATTCGCGTCTTTATATTTCCTGACGATCTTGTATCTTTCAGTAACATCTTTCAACGCTTTCACTATAAGGGCTCGCTGTCTTCTAGTCCAAGATTCCCCAGAACAAATCAACGTACCTGGAGTAAGAGCTAAATCACCTTTTTCCTCTTTTTTTATATTTACCCCGTTGATCTGTTGATATATTGTATCTAATTTTAAAGATTGACCATATTGTTCTATTACAGATACTTCACCTTCACTTACCCCAATTAGTTTTTTTAGGGCGGGAAGAAGAGTTTCACGGTTTTCTTCAGTTATTACACCAGCAGTTTGAGATATTGGTATAATAATGTGGGCTTTTTCAATACGCTCTACTAAATTCCCATCTGAATCTTCTATTATATCAACCTGAACGGAATGTGTATATCCGTTTATTTGAGGTAGTGTTGGATCAGCTACAGCAGGTGCATTATCCTGTGCCTCTACTTTACACATGAATGCAGCCAATTCCTTCAATTTATCTTCAGGAATTAAACTTTCTACTTGAAATAGTTCTGCCATAAGATTAACCTAAAGTAATTTTATTACCGGATATTCCGGCCGTTCCGCTTGGTGGTGCAGCTGCTGGCCCTGACCAAAAAGGTCCACCCTCACCGCTTGGGATTGCCCTTCCACCATTAATAGTGAGCGTACCTGGTCCCATAAATGATATATCTCCTCCACCTGTAACATTGAAAGTAATCTTCGTGCCTTTTATTTCAATTTCTCCTTCTTTATTAAGCTTAATATAGGCAAAGGATTCCGGAGTACTTTCATTTCCTCCATTTTCATCATACCACTCATCATTATCGCTGTATACGCCCATTTCTATGGCTTCCTCAGTTATTTTAACCTTTTTTCCCATAGCTCTAAATCCTATAAAACTATTCTCCTTAAGTTTTTCATAGAGATAGTAAGATTTATACTCTGGATCAAGTTCCCTGAGAAAGACGACATCCCCAACACGGGGCTCATCTACCTCCCCTCTTAAAGGAAAAGCTTGTAGCCCCGCATCTTGTTCGGGAATATCAACTTCTACTTGATAAAGATCTTTATCAAGAATTTTTGTTATCACTCCAATGTAAGTTTCCATAATAAATTAAAATAATATAGACCCTATGGCGGGTAAACCGTTCTCTAAGTGTAATTCAGATAAATCTTGAAAAGAGGAAAATGTATTGTCATATATTAAAGTTCTTAACGTACTTTCATCATCAACTTCCTCTTCTCCTTCATCTAATAAAATTTCCTCTTCAGTTACGTCATCCTCCTCTTCAGATAAAGATGATTCTGTATGTCTCGAACTATTTCCCGAATTACTAGAAGACGATTGTGCATAAGTAAGATTATCGAGGTCTTCTTTTATAACTTTCGTCGCTACAACATCGGAGGTTTCTAATTTTTCAACAGCTGGAGCATCTCCTTTCCCCATGACAGGACTTAAATCTATCTCTGTACTAGCACCCGGATATCTCCAAATAGTTTTATATGGTCTATTACCTTTAGGACTTGGCATACCTCCTTTTCCATTAGCTGTATAAGGATGTGCACTTCCCCAGGTATAGGATAAGTCTACAAACTGACCTTTATCAGTATCATAGTACTTACCACAATAGATTTCAATGTGTGGTACAGAAACAATGATATCAAAGGGCTTAAGACTGCTTGCTGAATATGGTATTTCAGAAAATCCGCCCTCGCTCATCATGGTCACTAGTCTTTTTGGTAAATAAGGTGAGACTCCGCCGAATGTTTTTAGATATTGTTTTGCAGTAGGTGGACAATTTAAATTTAATTCTCCTCCAACTCCCTGCTTGGGGAGCTGACCTCCATCACCACTACCATTTATACCCTTTCCGTAAACTTTAACTCCAAAATATTGTAAACATGCACCTACGAAGCCACTACAATCATGTCTTACCTTTTTTCCAAGTAACTTACATTGAGAAAAAGCACCTTTACCTGATTGTTTATAATCTTTGATATTATGTTCATACCAGGTTTTCATTTCTATTACTTTCCTCTGCCAAGCATTTGTTCCTTTAAAATTAGAGGAATTTATTTTTTTTACTAATAGAACTGTTCGTTTTGTATCGTTTGCCATGTATTAAAATGTTTTAACTTCTAGCTGAACTTGCTGGAAAGGATTTAGGAGTACCGGCATATCTATAAATAGTATCATAATTCATATGACTTTCAAACGACATTGGGGCACCTTTGTTAGGAGCAAGGTGATTTTTTGGTTTTAGGTTTCTATACGTTGCTAAGATTTGTTTACGTGTCCAAGATTTCCCTGGATCGTACGTGTCCCAAGCTCGACCCCAGGTATAAGCCTTTCCCCCATCTACGGGATTTCCTCCCCCAAATATCTCTATATGTTCATTATTTATAATAATATCAAATGCTTTCCACTGACTTTTATCTATCTTCATTTTCACAAAACCTCCCTTTTTCATCAAACCCTCAACAAAACTCGAAGATCTATAATTTGCAGCGACAGGAGGTATATTTATGTGTCCTGCTGATGGAGCATTCTGAGAAACGTTAAACTCTATGTCGTCTCTTCCATAAATAATACAACTAACTGATGTTTTAACGTGTCCTAGACATACTCCTTTTGGTGGAGGTACCTTCCATGGATTGTATACGTACACTCCAAAATAGGCTAGACAAGCACTAACGAAACCGCTACAGTCTGCTCTAACTTGAGCCGGCACACCGTCAACCTTGCCCAAATAACCACTGCAGGGTACAAAATAACAAGAACTATAGCGTTTAACATTATTACAATACCAATTAGCCATACTTTTTACAGAATCCGGCCAACTACATCTACTAAAAACGGAAGTTCTTATCTTCTCTATTCCTTCGTTTGCCATATATTATTAATATTTTAACTTCTTGCCGAACTCGCTGGGAAAGAGTTAGGGGTACCTGTAAACCTATAGATAGTATCGTAGGTCATATGACTCTCGAATGCCATTGAAGATCCTGCAGGGGCGGAGTGATTTTTAGGATCTAATTTACCATATGCCCTTTTAATCTGATCTCTCGTCCAAGGTTTTGTTTTATCGACAGTATCCCAAGCTCGACCCCAGGTATAAGCCTTTCCACCTGAACCCGTATTAGATCCACCGCCGAATATTTCTATATGACCAGTATTTATAATAATATCAAATGCTTTCCATTGACTTCTACTAAGTCCATCCATTTTCACAAAACCTCCCTTTTTCATTAGACTCTGAATAAAGCTTGATCCTTTATATCCAGCAGCTCCAGCAAGGGGTGGAATACTCAAATGTCCTCCCTTAGGAGGGTTCTGAGATACATTAAACTCAATATCTCCCCTTCCGACAATAGTACAATCAATTGATTTTTGCACGTGACCTGTATCACCCCATGGATTATAGGTATATACTCCAAATTTAGCTAGACAAGCACTGACATAACCACTACAATCTGCTCTAACTTGAGCTGGCATATCATCAATGTATCCTAATTCAGGACACTTAAAAAATTTCCATTGACAATAAATTCTAACATTATTACAATACCAATTAGCCATTCTCTTCACTGTTTCTGGCCAACTATATCGTGTAAGATGTGAGGTTGTTATTTTCATTTTTTCTATGGACTTATTGTTTAAATAAGTAACAATAATTATCCTAATGCAGGAGGTAATGTCGAATTTTCATTTTCAACGTCACCTTCTCTATAGTAGATAGGATCTTTCGATTCATCTTTTTTGCTGGGGTCTTCTCCTTCTTCTTTGTCCAAGGCAATGCTACCATCCTCTTCTAATCCTACAAAAGTGGATTGAAAACTGAGCGATTTACCATTCTCTCGAATCGAACTATTTCCAGCTATAAAAAATTTCAATGAATAAACTAAGTAATATTTGTGCGGCCAAGAAGTGTCTCTATCATTGTCTTCAACACAATTAAATATCACAACTTCCCCTAATGAATAATCAGGCCATTCTTCTAACTCAAGATCTTGCCTATGAAAGAAATTACTATTTAGGTAAGCATCATTTGTCATTGAATTTTCATATAACTGACCATGAGTAGCAGAAACATAAGATACTTCTCCTCGCTTTTGAATTGATCTAATGAATCGAGGTTGTTTATCTTTATAGTCTTTGCCTAGTCCATTTTTTTCAGAATCCTCCCATGCATTAAAAGGTGGAGTATACAACTCTGGATTGTATGTTTTTGAATACCTATTTTTTAACTGTTTTCGCGTACATTTAACTGTTTTTGCATTCTCTAGGTCATCTAAAGTATATGTTTCCCTTATCATATACTTATCGAAAATAAAACCGTAGATAGCACTTCTTTTATAACCAGAAGCAAGTTTAGCAAATAGTTCAATGTCCGTCATATTATTCTGATGGAACGTTAATTCTCCCTGAACATCAGTATCACAAGAAATTTCTGTATTCGGATAGATTTGATTTAATACTTCATCTAACGTTCCACGATAAGTTTGTTTTTTCTTATCTCTAGCATACTTTGGATCAGATATACATATGTACCTTAATCGTAATACATCTTTTATATATTCACGCTTAATTACAAAAAATTTAACTTCTAGAGCAGGACGATTATCCTTTTCTATGTAAATAGTGCCATAATCCAAATTTTCCGTCGCTTGATTTGTTTCCTCGGATGTTACAAATCCCTCTAAATTTAGTACACCCTCTGATGGTGCTCCTCCTAAACTAGCATTTAAAGAAATACTAGCTAGTTTAAATCCACAGTCCATCCAAGGTAAGACTTCTACGGATATTCCAGAAGAATGCGTATATTTCATTTATTATTACTTTAAAGAGTTTATTAAAACATCCAATGTCTCTTTCGGTAACAACCTTAATGTATTTCCTTCATAAAAATCATCAAAAGTTGCACCACAAGTCAACAAAAATAATCCATAATATTTAGATTCCCCATAAAAGTCTAGGGAGATAAGATCAGGTCTATATCCATCATTTTTTATGGTATAATCTACCCTATCAAAATCTCCCTGACTAATGAGGTCTAATAGTTTTGAATTATATATATCAGTATCTTCTATATAATTAGAAATATCTGATCGATTAACTCGAATTCTATTAGATAATTTAAACATATCTTACTTTTTCTTCTTAGTACCGGTTTTCTTAGTACCTTTTCGCTTACTACTTCCTCTTTTTCCTTTTCGTTTGCGCCCTCTCTTTCCACTTCCTTTCTCTGGTTCCTGGGATAAATCCTGACCAATTGTATACGTAGGTTCTTTCTGCCCTACACCAGCGTCATTCAACCAACTCCTCCATGCTCCAGGAACATAAGCTTGTCTATTCAAGTATTGCTGAGATAAACTTAATCCCTGTAGCATATTCATAGAAGTCGTGTTTCTATCTGTAACATTAGCTTTTCCTTTCAGGAATCTGAGAAGACTATTTTTTGAGTATTTAGTTACGGGTTTTAAACTTAAGGTTATATCACAATAGGCTGGAGTTACATTAAGAGGACTAACAGGATCCTTAATAAGTTGCTTAGACATGGTAAAATTACAATTAATTATTACCAAATTCTCTAATGCAAAAAGAGTTCCTATTCTAAGTTTAAGTGTTCCTTTTTGAACAATATCAACATCCTTTGGATACGCTTCAAATCCACCTGGTGGGAGCTGCCAGGACGCAAATTCCGTAGCTATTTTTGATAACTCGTTCGCTGCGTCCTTAGCAACAGCCACTAACTTGGAATCATCGGCTTCTGATTCAAAACCACCAAAGTTAACTGGAACAAAATCACCGATTATATAGGGCATTAAGGTGTCTAGCTGATCGTATACACTTAGAAATTCAATTCTATCTCTCTTCAATTCCCAAGTAGGAAATATTGTGAAGTCCATGGTAAGATTTTCTGGATTTACCGAGGTACCTGCATAAAAGCTGAACCTAGTTCCTTGAACAACTAAGGCTCTGTTCATTAAGGTAGTTTGCAATTTACCTGCACCCTCAAATCCCTTAAGAACTTTTGCCATAGTTCCTATCCAACCTGATTCCAATCCTTCCTCTTTTCTTTGCTTTACCATTTCATCAGTCTTCTTCGTAACTCCCTTTAAGAAGTCACCCATTGCATTAATCAATGGAAGAGAAGATTTCTGTTGATTAAAGAAAGATGATAATGGATCACCACCCATCTCAGTGAATTGATTATTAACAGATAATTTAAAATCCTCTTTAAGAATAGAAGTACAGATGGCCTCTTTGGCATATGGATAATTTAAATCCATTTTTGTTTTACCATCTTCTCCAACACCCTCATAGGTTACTGGATCTCGATCTTCCTCATCTTCGGGGTGAAATATTTTTAAAAATGCTTTAGTATTTCCATGTTGAACCGCACGATGTGGTGTACCCTCACTTCTAATTCTTGCCCATCTTGGAACAAATGCGTGAGTCTTATTCTGATCAATATTCTTTACATACTCCACTACTGCAGTATTCGGATGTAATGAAACACGCGTTCTTGGATCCTGTAATTGAATATCATAATAAAATCCACTATATTCATGAGAATCTGTTCCTAGACGTTTATTTTCCAGCTTATATGCTTCTTGTCGTAATAATTGATCCTGTGAAGTAATAACGGAAGAAACTTGCGATTTTTCTCTTTCTGCCATACACTATTATGATTTAGTAAGTTGTGGGGACATTATTGGTAGTATTAAGCACCACTGCCGCCTCCACCTCCTTGATCGCCGCCTTCGCCACCGGATTGCGTAACTTGTGCATTACCATTTTCATCAATATTTACATTAATAGCAAGACTCTTCATTCCGCCTTCTATTGACTGTACGGTTGCTTGAATTGCATCCAATGCATTAACAACAGCACCAATTTCTGTAATTTCCCCGGCTTGGAGTTTATGTTGAGTTTCCATCTGCTGCCAATCAATTCGTTTTTGATTTTCTGCATATCTTTGTGCTGCCTCAGTATCGAAACCTAACTGTTGAGCTCTCTGTACGTTCTGCTCTTTATACTTAGCAAGTGAATCTTTATCATACATCACTGATTTAAGATGACCGTTTTCAAATGCAGCTAAAGCAGTAGATCCATCGGGCATTGTCATCTTACCTACAGTAGCTTCACCCTTCTCAGAAGCCTGCTGTTTCATCCAATTTGTTTGCTCCTTAGTGAAGTTCTCTGCATCTAACCCCATCTTATCAGCAAGCGCTTGGACGAAGTTATTTAGTGCCTCTTCGGTGGTAACGCCTCCAGACATATCAAGTTTTTCTGTCTGGATATCCATTTCGGTACGTTTCTTTTCCGTGATAGGATTTCCTTGTGCGTCGTGCATAATTTCCCCAGTCTCGGGATCTTTCTTGACTATTTCATAGTCCTGTCCCATCTTGAAACCACCATATGATTTACCAGTTGCTTGAGCTTCTTCCCACCATGCTTCTGCCTGTCTTTGTCCTAAGCTAGTAGCTAGGTTTCGATCTGCATATCGACCGAATGCCATTGCTTCTTTGGTAGCAGCTAAGTCAAATTCACCTTGAGCATTAAATTGTCTATAAGGATTACTCTCAGCACTTGCTTCTTCATCCGAGATAGCATCTCGGAGATTTTCAAATTCTGCACCTCTTCGCGCATCGCCGGCCGCATTTTGAGTTCCACCTCTTGTTATTCCGAATTTTCTCTTAAGATCAGTTCCACGTAGCTCTGCAAGTTCACCAGAGTCGTTCATTTCATAGAATTTTCCATCCTTCTGGTAAACATTCTTTCCATTACCGACAGGAATTAATTTGTAAGTATCTTCGCCAACCTCTTGATAATCAAATCCACCTGACTTGCCTTTTGTAGCTATCGCACTATATTTCTTTGAGTACTCTTCATCAGTTAATTTCCTCTTTATTCTTCTGCCGGTATCTGGATCAATGTCTTCGACCTCTATCTCTTTTCCATCGAATCCTACATATTTCCAATTACCGTCTTTATCTTTTACCCTTCTGAGGAAATTATCTTGTCCGAGTTCTTCATTGAATTTACCGATACCGCCCCTAAGTTGTTGGTCGGTTATAGTATTAGAATCAATTCCGTAATAATTTAGTGCTGCCCTTGCTTCTAAAGGAGTAAGTGTTTTATCCGATATACCTCTCGCAAGATTAGTTAACTTATTGCCCATCTCTATATCCGTCTGTTTGCTGATCTCATTAGTCTTTTCTGCTAGATATTTCCGATATGCTTCTTTTCTCTGTTTTTCGCTCATATCTTCCCACTTCTCAGCATCTTTATTAATTTGATCAGTTTCAAACTGTTGGAAAGTATAACCTTTACCTTTAGTTAAACCATTTACTACGCCCTGTCGGACTGATTCCTTATTACCTTGCAGTGATCTAATGAGGCTTTGTTTCTTAGAGTCTGTGATAGCGCTATAATCTCCGGTACTGAGGGTATTATAGAGACGGGTCATTTCATCAAGGTCACCTTCTTTATATCCTTCGAGTAAGAGTTTTTCTCTCATGGACTCCATTAAGTTCATGCCGATATCCTCTTTACTCCGCTGTCCCTTTTCCGTTATGTATCTATGCATTGCATTAGCATCATCACCGTATTTATCTAAGAAATAATCACCAAACTCTTTATCCTGTGTTTTCTGAGTTTGAACATATTGTTCGAAATTAGAAAGTTGGGTTTGATATTTTGCTATCTCCTGATTTAGTTTAACCCTCTGCTTATTTCTTTTCTGTTTAGCACCTATTGTTGTAGCATCATCCCAAGGAGTTATACTTTCAATATCCTGCGTCGAATTCATGATCTGATTCTGAAGAGTCATATAATCAAATGCATCTGCTGCTTGCGCCTCACTGTCTTGGATATATTCTCGCATCTGTCTTGTTAGTCGCGTAGCTTTATCTCTTTCCTCTTCATTGTTTGGATCATAATCTCTAATTACTTGATGTGCAAGATCTCCTTCATTTGCCCGACGTCTACCCCGAGATTGTCTTGGGAGTTCTCTTCCCCATCGATCTTCGGCAGATAAGAGTTTTACTTCTTCAGGTTTACCACTCTCTGTTTCCATTTCGAAAACTACATCTCCATCATCATTAACTCTCCACTTTCTCTTCTTTAATCTTACGGGATTAACATTTCCATCTTCGGCACCTATTTGAACTGAATGTCCATTTTCCGCCGTTTCAAGTGCATATTTGGACTCTAATCTTCCCTTTCTTCCCTGTACTCGATCCAAAATTTTATTCATCTCATCTAAAAGCGGCTGATTTTCTTCTCCTGCAAACATCATTGCTAGCATCATCCGTTTCATCTGTTCTTTTGGATCACTAAAACCATTACTTGGAAGATTTACACTTATATCTTTCGGCTTATACATTTCCGAAGGATTGTTACTATCCATATTATAGAAAGTATCAGGATTATTGAAATCGACTCCCATCCTGGCCCAATATGGATCACTGACGTCAAGATTATACATAGCCAGTTGATTTCCAGAACCAAAATAGTTGGAGTAGTTACCATTCCAGAAGGGATTACTCTGTAAGTTTTCCCCCTCTGCATCTAAGAAGCGTTTTGCACCTGCGTAGTCACCCATTCGAACATAACCAAAAAGTTCGGCTTGTTTCCTTATTACGTTTGGATCTGCCCTCCTTAGACTGTCTCTCTTCTTACGAACAGCTTCATTATCAGAGAACCAGGGAGAAAAACCATACATATCGGTAAATTGTTTGAGAGAATCATATTGCTTTTGATTCCTACCTACTTGCTCTTTAATTCCCTCTATTCCTCCGGGGAGTTGTGATAGTGCCCTTTTAGAACCTTCACCCAATTTATTGAAGTACTTTTCATCTCCCGTTCTGACATATTCTTCAAAATTTTCACGTTCACTGTTAGTTAAGCTGTGAAAATCAAAGAATGCACCCTTATTGTCTAAAACTGATGCTAAAGCACCAAGCTGTTCTGTATCTGCCCCTACTTCAGAAAGATGTTTCGCCCACTCATTCTGCATTTGCATGTGATCGGAGATATCTTTTCTTTGTTCAGGAGTCATCTTCGAATATGCTTCTTTGAATCCGTTTAAGGTACTCATCCTAGCAAGTTCTTCATCAGAGTACAGCCTAATAGCATTTCCGTTTTCATCTCGAATAACATGACCTTCATCATCTCGTTTCACCGCCCTACTTAGATAATCATAAATACCTCGATTATATTCATTACCAGTTAAGGCATTCAAACCTTGATCGGTCGCTCCCTGTTTAATATCATTAAAGTTACGTTCAAGATTAGTCCAATAATCGGCTACACCTTCTACTGGTGTAGAGTAAGCTGGATCATTAGCAAACCAACCAACAGGATTATACCATGCATATGGAGCTATTGTAGCAAATGACTGTCTAGGTATCGAGCTTCCGCCGTAAGTATTTGTGCCTGTATAATTCACAAATCCCCAAGGATTTATACCACCTGCGGAGGAGTATGTACTATAAGGACTATAAGATTCGGCAGTATTATCAAAGAAATTACTGTAAAGTTGGCCTATATCTGGACTATTGTTTACCCAAGATATTCCAGGAGTTGGCTGTAAAAACTGGAAAGATGAACCACTATCTAGCTGACGAGGCTGTGACATCTCGAATTCGGCTAATTGTTGATAATAAGATGGAGATAATTTGGTACTATAATTAGTTGCATCCCAAATATTTTGTGCTTCTACTTCAGTAATATAGTTAGCACGTTTTCTCTTACTCATTTTTCTCCAGATATTATTATACCAATTATCAAATCCACCTACAGTTTCATATTGGGCTTGAAGGGCTGGATTCTGACCATAAAATTGCATCGCTGCCTTTTTATCGCCCATTTTTTGAACTTTCTTATATGTACCCTTATCACTCCAAGAGAACATTTCATAACCCTTCGTATTGTTTATCACCGCCTCATTATCTGCAGCTAATTTTTCTAATTTATCGGTTATTTTTCTTGTTTTAGCTGCTTGTTCTTCTTCTAAGAGAGCCTTTTCTTTTTTGTAAAGAGATTCTTCCTTATCTTCAAGTTTTTTCTCTTTATTTCGAATCTCATCAGTTTTATTGTCCTCTGAGATTCTCATAGCTTGATTAAGTTTCCAATCTACTTCTCGCTCACGATCGTCAAGTACGGTTTGTCTATCATTCAGTTCGGCTTCTCTAACAAGAAGTGCCTGTCTCTCTCGCTCATTTCCATCTCTCTCGGCCTCTTCTTTATCCTTCTTTAATTTTTCTAAATCTTTCTCGAGTTTTTTCTTTTTAGTCTCAAGATCTTTCTTTTCTCTTTCTAACTCCAGTTGTTCTCGAGTAGCATATTCTTTTTTGAGTTTTGCTTTATCTTTCTCAAGCTTCTTCCTTTCTTTCTCTAGTCGTTTTCTTTCTTTCCTAAATTCTTGTTCCTTAGTTAATTTCCTATTTCTAGGAATACTCGGAACTGCTGTCGAGCTAGATTTAGAAGAAGTAAAACTAGTCGTAGGGAAATTTTGCTGAGTAAACTGTGGTATAAAAGAAGACTGATCGCCACCACCTCCACCACTAATGTAACTTAATATCGTTGGATCATTATTTACCCAGTTATTAACATCTGGTAAAAGCTTGTTTAGAATTTTGGGACCATATTTATCTGCGTTACCATAGATCCCATTTCCCCAACCTGAAGGGCACCACCACAGTTTAGTTGGACTACCTCCCTGTATATAGTGAATCATTCCTTCCGGAGTTGGCTGTTGAAGTGCTCCAGTATAATTTTTATTAAGAAGTTTTATTTTGTAGTCAGCATATGCATCGTTATTTGCATAAGTTTGCCAGATGAATCGTTTATTTCTACCAGAACCGTAACTTCTTAATCTAATTCCGGAAAAATTATTTTGGCGTCTAGCTACAGCGGATGAGCCCCAGATAGATTCTTTTCCTCCATCTTGAGCTATCAAAGTTTTTGCTTGCCAGTCATTCAATCCCTTCGATCTCCAAATTAAATAGAAATCGCGTATAAACTCCATCCTTCCTCGATTAGAGTTTTCATATCCGCCAGTATGAGTTCGGGCTTGCTGCAGTGCTTGCTGTACTCTAGGATCGTTCCAATTGATGTCGCCACCTCCACCTCCACCTTGAGGAACAAATCCCATTGAACCTCCAGGAGCTGGTTGTGCTTGGGCTTGCATCTGAACCATTTGTCCTCCGCCAGTACCTGATACTATTTTTTGAGCTTCTTTTAAAACGAAGTCTGCATAACCGCTATAATTATTTAAGTGGAATTGACCACGCCTAGGTTGATGTTGCTTCATATAATCCAAAATAGGATTAGTATCAATGAAACCCGAACCCGTTGAAAGAGCTGCTTCTTTTAGCCATTCGTTATATTTATCTCTATTGCCGGTAACAGAGGCGCTTCGGTGATTCATCCAGGGTGCAGCAATGAAAATGACTTTATTACCTTTTGCAGCAGCTGCAGCGACTGCTCTTTGAACATCTTCTCTAACTGCTGCCTGTCCTCCCGATTTTGCACGTAATGCTATATCATTACCCCCGGAGTGGACTATAATAACACCATTAGTATAATTAGCTGCGTTAATTTGATCTGTTACGCTTGGAAGATCTGGTCTGCCTTTTCTTGAGAATAAGCCCGTACTGCCAACAGAAGTATTCTGCTTGAAATACTTTTTCATGCCTACTCCCCAAGAATCACCTACCATCAAGACATTACCTGATGTAAGGTTAAAACCTGGTTTTAGTCCAGGTTGTCCTCCCCCTTGGGGAACAAACATTATCTGTCCTCCAGGTGCAGGAGTTCCGCCTGTTGCAGTACCGTATCCAAGTTCGTTATTTTGTTTATATAATTTAGCCAGATCTCGACCATATTGCATTCTCCTCTGGTGACTTTTGCTATTCCAGTCGTTATATCCACTAAATACCTCATAATCATGTCCCCATATGTAAGATGCTTCTTCGATCGATTTGGCGTTCTTTAATTTTTCAATTATATTTCTTTTCTTATAGGAACCCTCTGTTAGTGAGTACCACAGGAAATCAGCTTGAGTTCCTATATCAGTCCAGGGCTTTCCTCTAGCCTGAGCAAATTCTTTTAATCTGGAGAAATTTCCCTTTCCGTTCCTATCATGCCAAGCTGCAATACCTCCAGAAGGGCCGTTTACATCCCAACCAGAATGATAAGGATTATAAGCAGTTTCTCCCATTATACTACCAGCTACTCCAATTGCAGCGTTAACGGGTAAACCCTTTGATCGTAAGAAATTGATCAAGGTCATTGCATTATGGTTAGTATACTCTTTATCAGCTGAAGTACCTATCCTTGTTTCTTTTGGTCGTTCACTTCTCCAGTTAATTCCTCCACCTACTCCAGTTGATGTTGATGTAGGTGCAAAACCCATAGATCCGCCGGGAGCAGCTACATAACTTGATGTTCCCATACCTGCACCAGTATATGGAATAGAACCCCCAGTGCTAGAATATGAACCACCGCTTCCTCCAGAGTAAGAACCGCCATAGGAACCACCACTTCCTCCAGAATAAGAGCCGCCACCACCAGAGAAGCTCATTGAACCTCCAGGTGCTGAAACGCCACCGCCGTCAACACTGCTCAGATCAAAACTACCTGATGATCCGCCTCCTCCGCCTTTCCAACGAAGAATGACATCATACTTACTCCAAGAAGTTTTAGCTGGCATGCCCTGATGACCGTTTCTACCATCATGACAAGATCCCCATGACCAGGATTTACCATTACCTGCATAGATCTCACCATGAGTTCTACCAGACATAACATCGTACGGCCTTAGATTTGCCTTGTTATATGGTAAAATATCAAAATAACTAAGAATAGCCTTTGATCTAGCGTGGTTCGGAGAAGTATATACTAAATTAAGTAATCCAAATTGACAACGTGGATTTCCTCCAGTTCCAAAGGGAACTCCAGCCATCTGCATACAAGCCATTACGAAACCTGTACAGTCAGGTCTAACTTTTGCTCCTCCAATTAAAGGACATGAGTATCCACCTCCTTGACGATATTCATGTATATTGGCTTCGAACCACTTACCCATAGAGTTGACACAGTTTGGCCAACTACCACCGGAATAAGAACCGCCTCCACTGCCGCTAGTACTAGAATAGGAAGTTCCGAAATTACCTCCACCGCTTCCACCACTACTTGCTGGAGCGAATGACGATCCACCACCTGGGGGAGTGATACTATAGGTCTGTCCATTAATGGAATAGGAAACTCCTCCACCAGAGGAACCGCCACCACTACTAATGGAATATGAACCACCACTACCACCAGAGTAAGAACCACCACCGGAAGAGCTACTGTATGAAGTCCCTCCTCCGCTACCGCCAGAAGAAGCTGTATAATTACCGCCTCCTCCGCCATAGGAAGTTCCGCCAGAACTTACACTCTGGACCTGTCCCGAGGCAATTCCAAGGTCTGTATCTATATTAGATTTTGCTTTAGGATTAGTACATCTCCAAATAACATAATTAGTTGAGCTGCCAAAACTGGCTGCACTGGGCATACCACCGAACGCAAGATCGTGAACTCCACCCCAAGAGTACGCTTTACTACCTCCTGCAAAGATTTCAACATGACCATTGCCTGCTGTTATATCAAAAGGCCTTAGTGCAGATCTTGACCATTTCAGTTTAGTAAATCCACCGGCTTGAAGTTTACTGGGAACGGAAGATTTCCAAATACATGCAAATTGTCTACTAACTGGAGCATTATGTCCTCCCTGTGCGTCATATAGATTAATACCATAAGCGTTACAGCAAGCACTAACGAAACCAGAACAATCATCCCAGACCCAACCTACACCGGGGCATTGATATTTTGTTCTATGTTTTCTCGGTTTTCTTCTCGTTCCGTGATAAGTATGAATATTTCTTTCATACCAAGATTTCATGGTAAGAACTGTTTTTTCCCATGAATTGGATCCCCCAGATACTGAACTTAATGGGGTAGTAGATTGAGTAGAAGCATAGTTATTGCCTCCGCCAGACGAACTACTATTATATGTAGTTCCTCCACTACTGCTATTATATGTAGTTCCTCCACTACTACTGCCACTTGAAGAACTATCGTAAGAAGTTCCTCCACTGCTGCCATAAGATGTAGGAGTGAATATACTGTTTCCCGTAACTAAACCATTTACGGTACTAACGTCCATCTTTTCTCCAAGACTTCCGTCAGAATTTAATCTATATACATTTCCTGTATCATCTTGATAGGCATCATATAGGCCATCACCATTAAAATCAATTTTTCCCTGTGCTGAAAGGGAAGTTGGTACAAAAGAACCATTTATATTAGTATCTGCTGCAGTATTAGTACTATTTTTGATATGTCTAAAAACTGTAGCAAATTTATTTTTTCTAAATGCAGGTCCGCCCCAAATATCTCTCTGTTGGAAATCAGAACACCAACATGATCCGCAATTCAAGCTAGCATGTCCATATGGGTGTCCAGGAATAGGTCCATTAATACAAATATCTCCTTTTTGGGGAGAATATTGTTCCCAAGGAATTGGTTTAAATCCAAATTTATGTAAATAATGAACATAATCCTTGGCTGGGCCTGGATGTCCTCTTAGTGTATCTAAACCTAATGCTTTAGCTACTGCTCTTCTAACGTGACCTGAACAGCCACCCGTTGATTGTGTGGCAGGTTTATTTTTCCAGGGTTGGGGATTTTCAACTCCACCCTTTCCCTGTCTTCTATAAATAGCTAAAGTAGATAAACGTAGACATTCCTTTGCGGCTACTTCGGTGTTATAAGTAAGGTCAGTCTTTGTAGGAGTCATGGGATTTCCCCACATTCTCGCACCGGAAAAATCAGATTTACCACCGTTACCCGAAGTATTGTATGTCTCGTTCGTAGTAATAGGTCTATAACTAGAAGATCCACCTGGGGCTGGCGTTGAAGTATAAGTAGTTCCTCCACTACTACCACCCGAAGACATTCCCTGAGTAGAGTATCCTGGTTGTGTTCCAAATGAAGTAGTGGGTGATGCATTGGTTTGATACTCATATACATCATTAGTATATTGTGGTCTATAATTACTGCTACCACCAGGAGCACTAGTAATCTGACCGGTATGGCGATTATATGAAGTTCTCATTTGTCCATATCCACCGCCGGGCCTTACTAAATCTTCTACCCCTTCGTAAATATTTCTACCTGCTTGATATACACTATTTCCTATACTCCTCGCCTCATTAATACCTCTCTGCTGTCTTATGTGGAAATTATCGTTTGCTTCTTCAACTCGTTGTCTTTGTTGAAGTCTTTGATAATTGTTATAAGTATTTCTGCCAATATTATAATTATAGGTCTCATTATTGCCGCTTCCTCTCCATCTAGCCTTAGTAGCATTATATCCGCCCGCTTGTCCATAAATTGCAGTTTGCAGTGCTCTAACTAGATTCATATCACTGGCACTAAAAGAGTTGGCACCATACTTACGAGCTATTGTTCGGATCGCTTCTGAGTCTATTTCATAAACTTGTGCTGTTCGTATTCCCCGTCTAGGATCATTCATAGGTACTAGACGAAGAATATAATCATTTCCTCGTAAAGCATCTATACCATATGATGCAGCACCTACACCGGAACCAACTGCTCCACCAACAACTGCACCAGGTATTGCTCCAACACCATCAAAAAATGCTCCGGCAGTACCTCCAATAAGTGTTCCTGCAGCACCACCTGCTAAAACTCTTCCTCCTAAACTACCACGTTCTGCATAAATTTCGGAATTTGTTTTTCTATCAGCTACAAATTTATATTGCTTTGATTGAATATGTCGTCCATTCATAAGACGAGTCATAGTTCCTCTATCAAAGAAAGCTGCAAGAAATTCTGGATCTACTGCTACAGTTCCCGCCGTTCTTGCTCTTTCCTGTAGACGTTCTAATCCTGTTACCAATCTAGCAACATCAACACGACCTGTAGATCTGGCATCCCTAAATACACCCAAGATATCCATTGATTGAGATACTTGACCTGCTTTACTAGATGTCAGTTGACCATCCGCACCTAGAGCATTAGAGGTTAAACTATATCTTCTAGATCCACCAACTTTATTGAAAGCTTCATAGTCTCCAGCAGATGTATTCCTAGATACCGTAGTAGTTCTGTTGTTATTTTTATTATCGCGTTCAGTGGCTGCCTTAGAACCCCTATTACCTACCGCACGTACATCATTGGCTACACTATTTCTTAAAGCCTTTTCTGGTGAAACTAATGCGGTAAGAATATCTCCTAGGTAGGTAGTTACATTGGTCATTAAGCTTTCTAAGCCTAATCCTTTTAAGACACCGCCCAGAATACCACTGGAAGGTTTCATTTTTACTTTTTTCATAGCTTCCGCACGAAGTTCGAACATATGATCAATTTTTAATGCAAAATGATCAAATACGGAAGTCATGGTATTCTTAAATGCCTGTAGAACGGTCTCTTTTCCGGGATCTCCACCGAACAATCTAATAACTGTAGGAATAAGACCTTTTCCGGATCGTTGCATGGCTTCTCCCTTTTCTCCGAAGCCCAACCATGCAATAGTTCCTTCAGTTGCTTTTACTATCCAATCAATACCGCCGATAACTTTATCCCAGTATCTAGCTAAGAATCTCATACCAAAGATCAAAAGGAACATCTTCAATTGACTTCCCACGGTTTGACCCATAGTACTTGGATTCCAAGCTTCGGATACACTCTTTCCAACAGTCTCTATTCGCCTAAGCATCTTATTGGCTGCGCGAGTGAGACTACTTTCCCTTCTTGCATAATCTCTATCTCGTTTAGCCGATGCTTCCTGCTGTTGGGCATTTACTTTAGATAACCAAGTTTTAAATTTAGTTGTATTATCTGAGGATCCGCCACCACCGCTACTTCCACCACCTTCGATTTTATTAGTAGTGTTAGTAGTTGTATTATTATTATTTACTATTGTTATTTTCGAGGGGGTTACAGTTACATCCCTGCTTTGCGTATGTCTCCCATTGACAGTCGGTCCGCCTGAATTTTTTAGACCGTATTTACCGAGAGTTGACGCAGTTGAATTCGATACACCTAATGCAACAGCTTGATTTAATAACTGATTTGTCTGATCCTGTGCATTAGATTCAGTTTTTTGTGCTAGGAGATTATTTCGTTTTTCATTTTGAAGAACTTGCCATTGATTCTGAGCCAATTGTTGTTCCTGTAAACCTTCTCCCACAGCATTCTTTTTTCCTCTTAGTATAATAGGTCTTTTTTCGAGTTCTTTCGTTCGCTTCTCGATTTCTTTTCCATAGGATTCGTTAGCTGGCATTATTATCTATGTAAGTTTAAAATTTCCTCTGATTCGTAAGGGATAGAATCTTCCGGGAAATCTTCACCCCCGTTATATTCACTGTATTCCTGTTCCATTTGAAGTTTGTTTCTTCCGGCTATCTTCTTCTCTCCATTTCTTCCACCTATATTAATATTGGGGAAGTCTGGATCATAGCCACCAGAATTATCTAAGAAAGTATCGTACTCTTTCTTTATGGCCATTAAACAGTTCAGCGAATAATTCTCAAGTCCATCAACCTTAACGTACTTATTTAAAAAGAATTTTAGATGCATCAATAGGGGAATTGATAAAGAGGTCTCGAAAGAAGTCGACTATAAGCGAATCTACACTTACAGTCAAACTCCTCCTTTCCCCCCTATCATCTCTACAGTGAGGACATTCTACAACAACAGGCTCTAGTCGATCATAATATAAATCTCGAAGTGCCATTAGGAGAGTGATGTCAGAATGTGTAGCCCCTAATACATCCGTTTCAATTTGATTTGCCTGATAATCAAAATTTTTCATCAAGGCAATTGTTTTTATCATCTTTAAGTCTGTCACCTTTCTGAATTTAAGATATAGATTAAATACCTTCATGAAATCGTTGACAGTTGGTACGATAGTGTCATAATCATGTCCACCTAATTTTATTCTCGCACCCTTCATAATCTTTTCGTCAATTTGTTTAAAATGGATATCTGACTCAAAAGATAGTTTTTTCGTAACAGTCTTTCCACAGTGAGGACATTTAATCTGAAGTTTGTAAGACAAATCATCCGATACTGTACAAAGTTTTTTATAGAATATTAAGAAATCTACATCCATTATATAGCATTCCTTAATATTTGGATCATCTTCCTGTAGAGATCTCAGGTCATATAGGTAAGCTCCTAGGGGATCATCTTTCGGAAAATTATCAAGATACTGACATACACCCAAGAAAGTCATGGGTTTAATTCTAACAGTGGGGAATCCATAACCGTATCCCCCACTAGGTAATTGTGCTACATTAATCTCCATTGTAAATAAAATTATTCAGCTAAAAAATCTAATTCCTTTTGGAGGATATTTGCATCCTTCCGTCTATAATTCAGATCATTGAGAATATCTTTCTTAAGAGAACCAATATAACCCGTTAGACCTAAAATTATTCCATCATTATTTGCGGGCCAAGACTCGACAGGAGCAGTAAAGTAATATAATTTTTCTCTTAAAAATACTCCAGTTGCCCTAATTACATTATCCTCTCCCTTATTATACAATAATGCAATCTGTGAGAATCCCCTACCAATATTTCTAAGATACATAACGGGAGAGTCGTTTAAGAGACCATTCTTTTCTTCAAACGATAAAAAAGAGTGATATACTTGCATATTATCTTCTAAGGTAGAGAATTCTTTTTGTCTAAACTGTATCAATTTCTTTCTATTTTATTAAAGAACTCCCCCACTTTATTACGGAGGAGTTCTATTTTTTTACCAACGATAAGAATTATATCCCATAGATTCCATTGCGCGTGTTTTTCTTTCTTCACGTGCAGCCTTTTCTTCAGCTTCTTTCTTTCTTCTTAAGTAAGCTCGATCTTTTGGGCTAGCTTTCTTATATCTTTTAATTTCATGATCAACTCTTTCCTCGGTATTTTTTTTGTGCTTCTTTCCAGCAAAATATCCTGCAGTAGCACCAAGACCTGCACCAATCGTACTACCAATTAAGGCACCTCTGCTTGGATTTTTGGGGCTTGCTGCAAGACCAATAGACAAACCTGGAAGTGCACCTAATACACCACCACCAATACTTCCAGTGCGTTTAGCATGACGAACAGATCTTTTCTCCTTCAGTCGATCTTCTAGATAATCTTCATCCTCCATTTTAGAGAAGAGGTTTCTTTTTAGTATAATCATATCTATTTCTCGTTTTGAAATTTTTTACAGTATTTTAAATTTTCTCTATACCACTCATCCCTTGTCATCTTATCCTTAAAAATTTCATCATAAGCTCTATCAATGTTACAGATAAGAGGACGATCTTCATAAATAGTACAGAGATTTGTATCTGGATCTAGGTATTTACACCAACCAGTTTCTGGATCTACTAATTCAGGTGCAATTAAACCTATTCGCTTACAACATTCCCCACACTTTGAACAAGGGAATTTTCTAGGTATATTCATATTACTTTATAAATTTTTTTTTCCTATAGATCCAAAAGATTTGCAGTATGATTTATTATCTTTATTGATAAAAGTCTCCCCAAAGCTTTTTTCATAGGAACTAGAAGATTCATAGGTTTGGATATCTTCTCCATTATCGCCAATGATATGTTTATATTTTTTATGGGAAGTTATTTTTGGTTTTCTTTTTATTAACATCTTAGAATTCCTCCTTCCTATCACTACATAATCCGAAAAGATAGCGATATTTTTGAGAATCTTGCATAAAAGTCTCAGTCTCACCACATAATCCTTTAAACTCTGGACCTTGTGGAATTCTTTGATAGAACTTAGTAGTCTCCTCTATGACGTGATCTATGAATTTCATAAAATCTTCATCGCCACACTCCACACACTGAACATCAGAGGGACCCATTTTTCCTAGGATTCCCATATATCCTTCAGCTATTGCATCCTGAAAATCACTCATCAATTTGTGATATTCATCCAAGTATACGTGGATATCTTTTTTAGGTGCGGCCCAGTGAAGATTCTTACATTTATTAAGAAATCCTGTTAAACTGCTCAAATAAGACAGAAATACGTGACGATCTTCTTCACTGTATTCCTTCTGCTTAAATTGTATCATATCTAATATATATGTTGGACCTCAAATATAATTTTAAATATAATTATAAGTGAGGATAAATTCATAACCTTCTCTATTAAAGAGGGGGAGACTTAGTATAACAGAAATGTCACTGCTCCCCCAATTAATAGAAATTTTAATTTTAGAGGTTATTCTCTTCTCTGTGATAGTGCTCGAAACTCATAGACAGAGAAACATCTGCACGATCAGTCTCACTAGCTTCCTCACCATTTTCATTAATAGGTGCATCCTGATACAGGAGGTTATAGAAGTAGAGAGTCTTAACAGCGATACGAGATGAGTTGGTGATAGTCAGCTTAGCATCCATAACTAAGTCAGCCTTTCTGAACGAATATCTAGTATCGGGGTCAGAGATTTTGTTACGCCAGTCAGTTACCCAATAAGTAATGGCTGTATCCTCACGGTCAACGAATTGAAGGGTGAGGGTACCACTAGTATTCTGAGAAGTTCTTTGTGCAATGTTGAAGCCACCACGCATTCTCTTCTCAATACCAGTAGTAGAGTAGTCAATACCTACTTGAACTGAATTAAGACGTGCATTAATCAGGTCATCGCCCGGATAATAAACAATCTTAGGGGCGTTAGTGACACTGAATTCCCACATATCGCCACGAAGGAATTCCCTATTGTTGTCGCGATAGGTGTTCTCGTAATCAATAAAGTGCATTAAGCCCTTTCCAGAGCGCACTAGATCAGCTACTTTTGCCATAATTAAGTTTGATTTTTATTATAATTAAGTATTATATCGAAGCTAACATCCTCGGAAATAAGGTCACTCATCTTCGTAAGTATATTAGCTTGTATTGTTTGTGTTAGTTTATTTAATTCAAAACTAATCACCTGAATTGATCGTATAATAGTAAAATCTTCTGATATTTTTGTCAGGGTTCTCTCAAAACTTTTTCGAATAGTGGGATTATTCATTTTTTCTCCAATAATCCTCCACTTCCAACGTTCCAGTTCTCTACTAACTCGACTGATGACAAATCTAACTAGAGGAAAAGTTTCGGGATCATCACCTGGATAATACATATCATAGAAATAACTATGATCATTAGATTTTAAAACATTTGATTTATACTCTAACTCTAAAATTTTATCATTATACTCTTCATTTAGATCTTCTTTTAGTACTGGATAGAGAACTTCACTCGTTTGCGGTAAATAATTATTCTGAAATAATCCTCTTAAAAATAAGTCATATCCGGGTCTCCACTCTAAATCATCTCCGTAGAAAAAATTTCCGAAAAAGTAAATCAATCTATTTTCTGGATCATCTTTTACTAAATTGGTATCTAAATCATTTCCCTGATTTACTATTAGTGCTTGACAATTACATTTTTTTGTGGCTTCTAATATTTGGTAGTCAGATAATCCTGTTTTTTCCGGAACTAATATAAAGTCCGTAAATTCATTATTATCAGTTAATTGATCTAATGAATATTGATAATTCCAATTTTCTGCATTCTCATACATACCGCCACTAAGTGTCCAATCACCCAATACCCAACCATTTTCGGGCTCATCTTCTACTAAGATTTCAAATCTTACTAATTTAGATTCCCTTGAAACTAATTCATCCAATCTTTCTTCGCCTACCGCTGAAGTTAGGGAACCTTCAAAGGTTTCCTCGTAATCAAATCTTAAAACAGTAAGAGTATAAATATCTTTATATAATTCTGATTCTTCGAGAATGACTTCTATTTCTCCATCATCACCTCCAGTACCAATTGTCTTTGACTCAAATCTATAAAGCTCACAAGGTTTTACGTAAGTCTCATAAATATCTTTCTGATTTTCAAGATCATCTGAGTAATAGTTAAATGTCTCTGGCATATTGCAAGGAAAACTTAAATATATCTCATCGCCAAGCTTGAATTTTTTTTGATTTTCATCAGATCTTAATCCCAGAAGTTGCTTTAGTTGAGCCACACTGTCAAAGTAATATATATTTCCCGTAGGAGTGATCATATCAACTTTAGCAGTAAAGTCGTCATTGGGACAACTTAATATCTCTATATCATAAAAATGTTCGGCTGGTCTATAGAAATAATAATCATATTCATATATTTTTCCATCAGCTAAAGTCTCAAGTCCCGAATCTCTTGGAATAGCAAAATAATTAGTGAGGAGTATTTTTGTTTCCCAACCTCCTTCTACTAGAATAAAGTCAACACACTTCAAATCTTCATCTTTCAATTCACCGAATTCTAGCAATATATTACTACCAACAGTAATATCATAATTTACCTTATCACTAAATTCATCGAACGATGAAAATTTTTCAGTAAGTTCGGAAATACTTACTAAGTGTCTGTCTGATTCTTCTACTATAGGATCATCTAAAAGTGGATAAGAACAGTATGCTTCATTTTCTCCAACGGACAGCCTATCCCTATTCCTATTTGATCTACTAGTTATAGGAATATCTAGTTCCTCTAAAAATGCATCATAAGATTCTTTAAATCTATAATAGGAAAAGAGGCAGTTAGACTCCGCGTCTCGAAATGGACCAGTCTCAGTTAATACTTTGTAAAGAATGTTCGGATTTTTTTCTTGCCTTACTAAAAGATTTTCATCACTAAGTAAATTTTCTACATTCCTCAATAAAGAAATACTACTTTCCGTTTGTGGAGAAATATCTTCCAGAAAATAATATCCTTCTGCTATATCTAACCCAATATCACATAAAGTGGGTCGGAAAAGATATAGAGTAATATTTCCTAAATTTAAAAGAAATTCTAGATATTCATACTCAGTGAAATCTTTTCCAAAACAAGCCTGAAGTTCTCGAAAATCATTTATAAGTATAGGTTTCTCGTAGGATAAATCGGCATTAACAACCTCTGTTAAAACTAAATTCCTTAGTAGAGTTTCGCTTTGTGTTCCATAATCTATCCAAGAATTTCCTGCTGTAATTTTCATAATACCTCTTATTAATCCATTGCAAGACCTCCCTTAGAAGTCTTTCCTCGAGGCGGAGTTCTATAAGTTCCACCATGTTTCTGTGAAGAATCACGATATCTATTAGTCTCCTTCTTCTTTGGCTTGGTTTGGTTATCTCTCTTACTTGGTTTCTTGGTAGAAGGTTTCTTCTGATCTTTCTTCTGATCTTTCTTCTGATCTTTCTTCTGACTCTCCTTTTTCTTATCCTTCTTCTGTTTCTCCTCCGGCTTTTTCTCCTCTTTCGGTGGAGAGTTTTTCCAAGCAGCTTCTTCTTGGGTAAATTTACTTCTATCAAGATCCCACCGTGGATTTGGATTTTCTCCAACTATACTGAAAGATAATTCCAATTCATCTCCACTTCCTTCTATTGAACCTTTTCGTTCTTCACTCATATCCTTTAAAACACATAATAAATCATATCGATTTATGGTACTTAACTGTGGAGTAAAGACATATATTTTTATTCTAAATGTGATGTTTTTATATAATGCTAGACAGGGAGATGTTTTATCAACCGCCGTAATCATATTTGGATTAGGTATTCCAATCATCCTTGCACGGTCAAAAATCTCAGGACTAACTTTATAACTAACATCATTTATACGTTTATTTCCACGAGCATTGAAAATCGTATAAGAGCCATCCTTCCCATCTATTTTACAATTCTCTACTGTAAAAAGACCATCTGGAAAAGTTTCTTGAATACCTAAAAACTTTTCAGAATTGTCATAACCATAGTACTGACTTTTATGAATTTCACTGCTATAGACACTAACATACATACTCTTCTCAAAGAACTGCCTGAAAGATTTATAACTATCGTCTACCAAAGTTAAACGAAGTTCATTGGTAAATTCAATACCTCCGGGAAAGTTAATCTCTCCATCATAAATACCAAGGGACTTCATATTCATCTTTGCGCGACTTAAATCGAAGTCTACAACTGGGAACCATCTATTGTAAGAAGTAATTACATTATGCTGAATCCAGTTTTTAGCATTCATTTCCTCAACTGAAGGAAGATATGAGCAGTATCCATTGTCCCAACCTAAATACGGTTCAATTGTTACTTCCCAATACGAATTTGAATCTAATGTCCAAACAGTACCGTCATCCATATCGTCCACTAAAGATCTAAATTTAGTGTATTTACCTGGATGAGACATCAATGAACTATCTATAATAGCCTGATTGAAAGTACTTGGAGTCATTATAGTTTCTTCAGAGTATCCAGAATCAGTTAACTCTTCCAAAGTAGTCCACATACCGGTTCCCCGCATGTACTGATCTTTGAAGAAATAATTAATTTCTGAATTTAAATCAGCTTTTACATCCGGATTGAATGCTTCTACGAAAGAACGCTTTAAGATACTTTTTAAATTAACCGTTCCATCTTTATTAGCTAAATTGGAGGTATCTATTTCCTTTGAGATTCTCATATTAGGATCAGTCCAACCTAACGTATTTCTCCAGTCATTTCCTGGCGGGGTTGGTCGTTCTTTCTTTTCAAATCTCTCGTTGATAAAATCAGTTACAGTTTTTGTGTAAATATCCTGAGCTTTCCAAGGATCTTCTGCATCTCTCTTTTTTGGTCTATTAAAGGGTTTAGATTTATCTGGTTTACTCACATAGCGGCCATCATTAAAGTAGGCATTCAAATTTATAGTCGCATTCTCTACTGTGGATGCCAGAAGTCCTCTCGCATTATCTAAAATATCCCCTTCGGCAGATTTACTAAATTGAGTAACATTTGAATCTGGTAATCGAGATCTATTAATCTTTAAGACCTCGTCTCTCATGTCCCTGGCCTTAATAAGTGCCCATAATATCATATCCACGGAATGTTCCTTCATTCCTGTGAAATTATCTAGAGTTCTCCAGAATTGTCCCTTAGTATTTAGTGCATTATATCCACGTCTAACCTCATCGGCAATAAATCTAAGATAGTCATTAGCATTTAACATGGCAGATAAATCACCTGGCATGTGAGAATAGGTTGTATAAATTTTTCCTTCACCCTTATAATATTCCTTTGCCAAGTTTTTTATATCCTCCTCTATCCTAGTAACCTGAGTAGCAGATAGGTCTGAACTAGTAAATTTACTTAAAAGACTTTGTAATTTTTGTCCCCAACCGCCGAGATCCTTAGAGCTAGCATAATTTAATAGATAGGAACTATATTTTTGTACGTGATGTTCCGCACGGGCCTTAAATGCATTAGTTAGTACCTCCAGATCCTTTTCTGAATCAGGATCAAAATAGTAATCGTAGTCACGGGTTTTATCACTTCTTTGACCTGCGACTGGACCCTTTACTGAATATTCCGTTCTAGGTGCGAGAGATTTAGGGAGTTTTCCGCCAGTCTTTATTTGTTCTTCTGCCCGTTTAACTAGTAAATCTTCAAAAACTTCCTTCGCCTGTTCTTCAGTTAGTGGCGTTTTTCCTCTTCTAAGATTATCTAGAGTTATTGCAACAGAATCAGCGTCACCGTCAATTATAGGAATACCGGAGATTTCACTATTTGCACGATTTTGGATCCAGTAGTTAAACAGGTTCTCTAATTCTTCTTCGCTAAAGTTTTCACTATCTCGAATAAAATTGTCTAGAATAATGGCCAAGGGATCTACCCCAGGTTTATCCATTCCCAGGGTTCTTCCAAGCTCATCTCTCGTTTGTTCTGCTCTAGTAAGAAGTAAATTATTATATAGTTGTTCGGCTTGCTCGTCAGTTAAACTACCATTATCTCTGGCATAATTATCTAGAGTTACCGCCAGTGGATCTATTTGAGGTTTATCCGTTCCTATAGTCGGACGAATTTTTCCATCTTCTTCTAAAGGCAAATCGGTTAGGGGGAAGTCTCTATTCTCCTCATTCCTTAACCTATCCTTAGCATCGGTATTTGGATTTTGATCGGATATAGTTCCCTGATAATCCTGTTGGGCTCTTTTTAATAGAAGTTCATTGAAAAGTTCTTTTAAACCGCCTACACTCAGGTCTCCATTCCTAACTAAATCGTCTAATATGACTGCCAGTTGATCTATGCCCGGTTTTTCTGGACCTACTGTTCGAACAGTCTTACCATCATCTTCTAAAGTGTGGCGAAGACTCTCTACTTTATCGGGATCATCTAAGACATTTCCGTCCTTATCATAAACCTCTCCTCTCCTGACTCCTAATACCGCATCGGGTAGGGGTTCGTGATCTGGATCAAACTGCTTACCAATCGTACCATCGACACTATACCTTATTTGATCCTCCCTGACCCGTTCTTTTGCAGCTTCTCCTCTAAAATCAAGGAAAAAATCATAGAGTGATTTTAACTGTGATTCACTGAGCTCTCCATAGGCTCCCCTAGCTAAATCATCCAGTATAACCGCAAGTTGATTTATTTGAGGTTTTTCTGGACCGGCCGTTGGAACAGTTTTTCCATCTTCCTCTAGAGAATCCCTTAATATTCCAGAATTTAAATCATCTTTTATAGCTGAAGTGATGTGATCCACTTCCGTTTTTCCATCTTCCTCCAGAGAATCTCTTAATATTCCAGAATTTAAATCATCTTTTATAGATGACGTAGTGTGATCCTGTTCAATAAGTCCACCAGTTTCTAGATAGTCTCTTAATTGATCCCTTTCATATAGATCTTCTTTTATTTTTGTATCTGGATTCTGGTCTGACCTGATATACTGTTTTTGTTCCTCAGCTCTTTTGAGTATGAGCTCATCATACAATGATTTAGACGAACCTTCATCTAATGATTCACTATCTCTTGCAAGATCGTCAAAAGCTATCGCAACTGCATCACCTTCGGGATTAGTTTGTATAGTTTTTCCATCCTCCTCTAGAGAATCCCTTAATATTCCAGAATTTAAATCATCTTTTATTGAAGAGGAAGTATGGTCTCTTTCTATTAAACCATCTGACGCTAACTCATCTCTTAGTATTCCCGAATTAAAATCATCTTTTATGGAAGAAGTAGTGTGATCTTCTTCTATTAGACCATCTAGTTCTAATTCATCCCTGAGTTTTCCGGAATTTAAGTCATCTTTTATGGGAGATGTGGTATAATCTTCTCCTACTATACCATCGGATTCTAGCTCATCCCTTAGTTTTCCAGAATTTAGGTCATTTTTTATAGAAGAAGGATCACTTTGATCCTCAAGTACAAGACCGTCCAGTTCTAATTCATTCCTGAGTTTTCCAGAATTTAGATCAGTTTTTATAGAAGAAGGTTGACTTTGATCTTCTAATACAAGACCATCAGTTTCTAGATTTTCCCTTAATTTTCCAGAATCTAAATCAGTCTTTATAGGAGAAGGTTGATTTTGATCTTCTAATACGTGGCCATCTAACTCTAGCTCTGATCTTAAACCATCACGTTCAAAGAAATTTTTTTGATCCGTATTTGAATTTTGATCACTTAATATATAGCCATCAGATTTTAAATTACTTTCAAGGTGACCATGACGGAGTTGAGATTTCTGTTTTTCATCGGATAACTGATCCTCCGTGATTAATCCGTCTGTTTCCAGTTCAGTTTTTAATCCGGTATTTCTAAGATATTTCTTTTCTTCTGTTCCAGAATCCTGATCTTCGATAGATAATTCTTGTGAGGTTAATTCTTTAGCTAATCCTTCTTCTTTCAGCCTCCTTTTTTCTTGAGTCTCTATTTCCTGATCTTTGAGAGTATAACCATCTTCAGGCAATTTCTTTTTTAATCCTTTATCATGATATCTACCTTCATAGTTAAGAAACTCTTTCTCAGGGGTATTCGAATCTTGATCAGCAATAATCTTTCCCTCTTTAGATAATTCTTTTCTTAATCCACGCCCATTACCTTCATAATTAAAATACTCTTTTTCTGGAGTATTTGAATTTTGATCAGATATGGATTTACCAGTAGGATCTAATTCATCCCTTAACCTACCAGACTTTAGATCAATTTTAATGGGAGAATTTTCTGATTGATCTATAATATAACCATCCCAGGAGATTTCTTGGGTTAACTCATCTCTAGCAAGTTTATTTTTATCTGGTGTATCTAAATTCTGGTCTTTGATAGACTTCTCAGTCTCTCTTAATTTTTTTTCTAAACCTTCCTCCCTTAGTATATATTTTTCTCTTGTTTTCGGTTCTTGATCGACCAATACTTTTTCGTCTTTACTCAACTTTTTTGGTAAACGAGAATTTTTCAGTAACTCTTTTAAATCCGTATGAGAGTTCTGATCTCGTAGAACCAATGCTTCTGGGAGAAATTCTTTTCTAAATAATCCCTTCTGCAGTTTATGTTTTTCTTTAGTACTGTTTCGATCTCCTGATCTTTTTCCTAATTTAGGTAAAATTTCAGATAAACCATTTACTTTATATTTACGTTTTTCTTCAGTTGTCTCATCATCTTCTCTAGGCTTACCGTACTTTTCTAGACTAGACGTTAATCCCTTATCGTTTAAACTGATTTCATAATTTAAAATCTTTTTTGGGTCGGTATCAGGTCTTTGATCTGAAATGACCGTTCCATCGCCTGGAATTGAATCGCCTAGTATTTTTTCAGTTTCAAGTCGATACTTTTCTTCGGTCCTTATTGAATCTTTTTCAATAAAACCATCTTTGTTTAATTTTGTTTTAAAACCTTTTTCCTCAAGATATGATTTTTCAACTGAATTTATTAAATCTATTAATAATGTTCCACCTTCCGGAAGAACTTTCCTCAAGCCACGGTCATTTAATCCATTATCATCCAGATATAGTTTTTCTTCTGTATTCGGATCTTGATCGCTTTGAAGTAAACCATCTTTCTCCAGAGAATCCTCTAACCTATTTTTCTCATTGACTTGATGTTTTTGAGCAGTTAGATAACGGTCTTCTTCAAGCTCTCCGTCGGGTACCAATGTATCGATTAAACCCTCACGACGAAAATATCTCTTCTCTTCAGTATTAAAATCTTTATCTGAACCGGGCTTTCCTTGTAGACTCAAATCCTTTCTTAGTCCACCGTGTTTTTCATCATTAAGAAAATCTTTTTCTTCGGTGAACGGTAATCGATCTTTTCTAATGTAACCAAGTCGAGTTAATCTCTTCCTAAGTCCTCTATCTCTTCGTAATCTTCCTTCATAGTGAAAGAATAATTTTTCTAGAGTATATGGATCCTGGTCAGATATTGTTTTCCCATCAGATAGTATAAAATCTCTTAGACCCTCCTCACTGAAATAAATTTTCTCTTCGGTATCAGTTTCTTGATCATAGATTACATAACCATCATCTAAGAGTTCATACCTAAGACCTTCTTTGGTATAAAAGAATTTCTCTTCAGTGTTCGAGTCTTGATCTTTTATAGCATGTCCATCTTTTAGGAGAGTATCACGTAAACCCTCATCCTTTAGATAGTTTTTTTCCTCAGTATTCGAGTCTTGATCCTTTTTGGGGTATCCATCCTCTGGGAGAGTATCACGTAAACCTTCTTCCGAGAATAAAACTTTTTCTTCTGTACCTGCGGCTTGATCATAGATAGTATAACCATCTTTTTGAAGTTCATATCTAAGACCTTCCTTGGTATAAAATATTTTCTGATCCGCGTTCGGTTCTTGATCGGGAAGAATATATCCATCACGGACTAGTAATTCCTTAAGACCTTTTTCTGCGAATTCATATTTTTCTACAGTTTCTGAATTTTGATCATAAACAATATACCCATCCTTCTGTATTTCAACAACAAACCCTTCTTTATTAAGATAGATTTTACTGTCACTTTGAGAATATTGATCATTTAATACAAAACCACTGTCCTTTAGTGACTGAACTAAACCTTCTTCCGAGAAGAAAATTTTCTCTTCAGTTCCTGCATTTTGATCATAGACAATATATCCATCACTTTGAAGTTCATATAATAATCCTTCTTCGCCAAAATATATTTTTCTAGTGGTATCCGATTTTTGATCATATATTGTATATCCATCTTCCTGAAGTTCATATTTTAAACCATCCTCATCAAAATATATTTTAGAATCAGTCAATGGATTTTGATCACTGATAAAATGACCGTCCGATTCTAAAGCATTTCTAAGGTGTTCTGGTTCTTGAACAGAAGATTCTACTGGAGAATCTACGTAACTAGACAAATCTAATGGATTTTCTCCGAGTGATAATTTATCTATCTCATCCGAGAGTTGATCTTCTCTAGGATTGTTCAGAATTTCATCTTTTGATAAATTAGTTGGTAAGATTGTGGTTTTTTCATCAACATCTATTTTATCTAAAACATTATCTAAGTCTAAATCCTCTTCACTATCATCTAATTTATCTAATACGTCGCTTAGACTAACTTCCTCTGAACTTTCTCTCAGCTTATCGAGAGTTAATCCCAGGGTTAATGAATCATCGTCAACGTTTGTTATTCCATCTAATACAGTCTCTAAACTATTAATACCTGAATCAGGAATATCCAAACTATCAACAGATTTGTCTAACTTCGACTCAGAATCGTCTATTACATAGCTGATTTTATTTTTGTCTAATTCTATATCAGAATCTACATTATTTAAATCAACCCTCTCGTCTCCAAGAGATAAATTTAATTTTTTATCTCCTTTTGGGAAATCTGGTGAAGCTGCATCTAATGGTGGATCTATAGTATCCCCAATAGGCTTGTCTACAAAAGAATCTAAATCTTTAACTCCAGTATCAATTAATTTTCCAGACTTATCTAAAAATTTGTCTAACTCTACCTGTTTACTATTCTCTATAGTTCCTTCTTTAGAAATTTTATTTTCTAATTCCAGATCTGATTTTTTAGTATTTGGTATTATTTCTTTATTTTCTTCAAGACTAGATCCCTTATCTGCTTTAATTGATTCCCGATATCTTGAAAGTTCTTCTTCAACTTCGTGTCGAAAGGGGACTTCTTGTCTCTCCTCCCCGAGAGACGCGTCTTTTTTAGGTATATCTATAGTATCGAGGGTATCACTAAGATTCACCTCGTCATTTTGTGACATCTCAATTGGACTATCTAAGAACGAATTGAGTTGTGTTTCTTGAATAGTTCCTCGTACTATCTCTTTATCACCGTTAAGCTTATCTATTTTTTCAACTCCGCGGATTTTATTAAGAATTCGTTTTCCCAAAGATTGTTCTTTTGGTGGATTTTCAATAAATTCCTTATTTTTTGGTAACTCATTGAAAGAATTCTCAACATTATCAACTTTTTCTAAATCACTGGATAATTTTTGGGGAGTTTGATCCTCAGACTTAATAATATTATCTAGATAAGACGATAAATCTACTTTCCCCGAAGGCTTAAAATCAACTGTTTCTAAAGTTTGACTTAATTTTTCTGGTTTTTTAAAAGGATCGTGGATTCTTTCCAAACTTTTTCCTAATTCAGTTTCCTTCTCATCCTTCAGAACTTTATCCAATGTATTACTTAACGTGATCTCCTCAAGGGGATTTTTAATTTTATCTACTTCACTTGATAAAACTGTTTTTTCTTTTACCCCACCTATTTTATCTAAGTCATTGGTAAGAACGACTTTCTTCTCTTCTCCAGAAAGACGATCCACTTCCTCAGATAAAACGTTTTCCTCCCCTGATAATTTTAAATTTTCAATCGATTTAGATAAAGAATCACTTTTCTTCTCTCCGCGAATCTTCTCTAAAGAATTAGATAAGATTTCTGAATCAGTTTTCTTATTTAATTTTTCAACTGAATCGGATAAGGTGGGATTTTTTTCTACGGCGGATATTTTCTCAACCGTACTTGATAACTTCTGTGATTCTTTAGTATTTCCTCCTATTTTCTCTACGTTGTTGGATAGAGAATTGGATTCCTTATTTCCTCCTATCTTCTCTACGTTGTTGGATAGAGAATCGGATTCCTTATTTTCTCCTGAAATCTTAATCAGTTCATTGGTTAAAGATTCTTCTCCACTAAGAAACTGAATCTTATCAATAGAACTACTAAGTGATTCCAAGCTATCATTATTTCCTTCGAGCCTTACCCGCATCTGATCCAAGCGACTAAGTTTCTCGACGTCGATGGTTTCTTTCGTACCGGGCAAGTTTAAAAGGGGATTCTCACCTCCCATAAGTTTTTCCCTACTGGTATCTAGATGAGCTTTTTCTTCCCGATACGAAGGATCCATCATTTGACTCTCAGTTTCAAGCTCAGTTCTTTCTTCGAGATCTTCTTTTAGTGCACGAAGATATTTCTTTAAAGCACTAATCTCTTCTGGCTTGGTAAACTGATCACAATTCTCAGTATTATTCTTCTGTTCTTCTGTCATGCAAGTGTTTCTATGATACTCATCAAGGTGTAAGCAAAGATAGTATCCGCAGTTTCACTGTAACCCTGTTTTAGGGATATTTTAAAACGGAATGTTCTCCCTGCTCTCGTATATTGTAATTCATCACCAACTTCTAATGACCCATCGTCTGTTATCGCCTCCAATGAATCTCTATTTCGATTCCAAACATCCTTCATGTCATTCATGTTTATTAAGAGAGTCGTAGTTAGTTGGTCATAATCATTCTCTAGCGTACTTTCAGAACTATATGAACCTCCAAAGACATTCTTCCATTTCGAGTTATCTTTAGGTCTAAGAACAACGAAATTTGTCCCTATTAAAGCTAATTGGGCCTTAATAGTTCCTAGAGCAGCCTGATAAAATTTCCCAGACTTATCTAAAAGCTGAGAGGCCATATTTTCTGCCATATTTTTATTGAATATCTACTATTGCACAAAAATCCGCCTCATCAATAATAAAATCAACTAATTTAACATATTGTGAAAGCGTAAGGGTCCCCATTATCTCGATAGTTCTTACTTTCTTTTTATCGCTTGAGACACCCAATCTAGTTCGAAGAAACCTAGCTTCACGTCTTAAGAAATCATCTATCCTATAAAGTTCGTCATCCATTTCTTCTGGGATATAGATAGTTGCGTTTTTAAGATCTCCAGTTATTCCAATTACATCACTAGGTATCTTATCATAAACTTCATAGTCATCAATTCTTTCTCGATCTAGTTTATCTGTTATCTTATCTAACATAGAAAAGAATTTATTTCTTAGGACTATCATACTTTATCTTCGTAAATGTTTGGTTTTCCTAATTTTAAAATTTTTCCGAGAAGTATTCTAAATTCCTGGTCATTTTGAATAGCATAAGTATACATTTCAACTTTTCCAAATTCAGACTTATTAAAGTACTTAGAAAGATCTTTCATTTTAATTTTTCCACCCTTTAACACAGTAACAATAAATAAACCTTGTGAAATGGAAATATTAAAATCAGACTTTTTCTCTCCTCTTGTATAATGGAATCCCTCAATAAATCTAAGCCGTTGTAGTGTATCTAAGAGATATTGATTATTTATGTCACCCCTAGCACCAAGAATTCCCAACTTCTGAAGATCATTCTTATGTAATCTATCTAACCCCTGAACTATAACTCCCATTGCAGAATAAGGGATTATGTTTCTCAATTTGTCAGGAGTGAATCTTCCGACTCCTTTTAATACATTGATCAAATCTTGTTTTTCTATTCCTAGACTGTAAGTTTTTTCAACTTCACCTTCATTAGTAGTTTCATTAATTGATTCCCTAATTCTAGAATCTACTATTGCATTATTATCCAGGAGATTTACTTTAGTTGATAATGTATTAGCTAGTTCGATAATAAAATTACTTAAAACATATACATTCGTAAATGCAATATCTGCAGCATACGAATTCACACCAGAGTTAATAGTTCTGGATGAATACTCCATTCCAAAATATTTTTTGCAATAGTAATCAAGAATTTCATTAACTTTATCTAGCTCACCGGAAGTAAGTCCTAACGTATACATAGTAACTTGATCTCGATGAATGGCAATATTTATTTTATACTTAGATACATCTCGATCATTGAAACTAAACCTATCACTTAATTTAGTTCTTTTATCGAAAGTATCACCTACGGTTACACCTGCCATTCTAAAAATACCAAACTGTCTGCGAATATTTCTATCAACGTCCTGATATTTAACCGAAGTCATGGGCTTATGTATATGATTTAAGAACATTTTGTGAACAATTCCTCCAATACTTCCCCATTTTGCGCCAGACCAAGCGCCTTCCATCATAGAGATATCATCACTTTTGTTCAATTTTCCATAAGCTCCTCCAATAACGGTGCCTACTAAAGTATCTTTTCCAATTACTTCAAGAGCTCCTGGAACTTTATCCATATCTTTTGGTCCAGTATAGTGTCCTTCCTGAAGTGTATATTCTTTCTGTCTAAATTTTATCATAATATTTAATTCACCATTATTGACGATAATACGGGAACACCTGCAGATGCACCCAAAAGCATCTTTCCTGCATCTTCTATAGCCGAAGGTACATTATATCTCCAAAATCTCTTTCCCCTTGAAACTAAAGGACTAGAATTTTCTACAGTTATTGGTGGAGTTTTTAGAGGTTTTCTGATAAGACTTCCTGCACCCTTAGTCACATTGCTATAAGCAGGAACACTTTTCTTTAATGCATTTTCAACGGGCTTTGCTACAAGTGCAGTTCCTGGAAGAGGCACAGCTAATCCAGCAGTTGCAATGGGATTTTCAACGACGGTAGCTATGGTATTTCTAGCTGCCTGTTTAGGATCAGTTATAACTAAATTCTTAGCGTACTTAATCTTATTTTTCTGTTCAATGGTCTTTCTCATTACCCCTACCCTGCTTAAAGCAGTCTTTTCTTTTGAGGCAGGTAAAAATGCATCCTTAATCTTGGCTCCCAAGTTTCCAATTTGATTTTTCTTAAATAGTAACTTAGTGCCAAGGGAAGAATATTCTTTTTGTCTAAATTTTATCATACTATAGCAATTAAATTAATATAATAATTCACCGTACCAACCTGATTGAAGTGCATATTGATCACACCTCGCTCTTAATTCTTGGTAAGCTACGTCAACATTCGCTAATACGTCAACTGACATATTTGGTAACTGTAACGCAGCCTTAAGTTGTCGAATATAGTCTAGTAGATGAACCATAACTAGATCCATAAAATAATTTCCACGGGCACCACCAGTCTCTACATCCATCCAATAAATTGCTCCACGTTCTGAGGCACTATTGAATTTTTTATCTTTTGTAAAATCAGGAACAATGGGACGAGCACAACAACCTTTAATATAAATATTAGATAACATTGTATTACCTGTTCCCCACATCATACCAAGGTCTCCTACGTAAACATAAGGGGCTTGATAGTCTGTAAAACTGGTATATGCATTAGGAAGAGGTGTTGATGCTCCACCATAGTAATTATTTAAATTAGTGGTTACTCCTACATCACCAACTCTCCAAGATGGTAATGATGTTGGGAGTAAAATAATTTGATGTTCTGAGATAATACAATCAAGGTATAATGTAAAATTGGGTTTAATTTCTGCCCAACCAGGCCTACCATAACAGGTACATAATTGTGCAGCATTAACCGGCATCTCTAAGATTAGTGGACAGGTTAATTCAAATTCACGAAGCGCTTTTTTGTATATCTCAAGAAGCACCTCATCACCTGTAATTCCTTCATTTATACTCAAAAAGGAATCTAGTCCGGTAATTCCTAAGAGGGTGCTTCGAATATGGACCTTCTTAGTTAAGTCCGAAAGTGATGTTTTAAGCATATAATTAAAATAGAGTAGTGCCTAAAGATTGACTCAAAAGACACTACTCTTTAATATTGATTAAAGTTCTTTAAATTTCACCGGTAAACTCCATACCCATATCGATAGCATCAGAGTACACGATGATATACTTAAGTGAACGAGCAAAGCGGCACTCAACGAGAACATACATCTTGTTCTGACGTCTTGCCTCATCGTCGTTTTCATCCAAACCTGAGATAGTAATTCTGTAATCATCTACAGTATACTGCATAGGTTGGATAGTTCTCTTGAACCAATATTTCAAGATATCCTCAGCGTCTGCATAAGTTACATCATTGATCTTTCTACCAATGAGGGGCTTGAGCAGAGTAGGAATAGCTTTATTAATTCTGATAAAGAGACGAGAGTTACCATCCTCGTTAAGAATATGATTTTCGCTAGTCATTGTATAGCAGTCATTCATATTCCAAGTCTGGCTCTGAGTATTCCACATAGCGGTATTGATTTGCTTGCTAAGCAAGAGCTGACGCTGTTTCTTGGTGAACTCAGTAACTGGCTTAGTATAAAGAACTTGACCAGTTGAATTGAAACCAAATACCGAAGCAAACTCACGATCCATTGAACGGTTCTTTGCAACTGCCTCCCAATAGATTACACTAGGAGAAGCATAGTACTTGAAGCCAACTGTACCGGTATCGATATCCCAAGGAGCGCTAGTATAGAGCTTATAAGAATCCTGTGCCAATTTAGATCTGAAGTTAGCAATAGCAAGGTAGTTAGTGCTATTAACAGTAGAAATTGGATAGAAGTAATTCTCATTCTTAGCCATATTGCAGAGATAACTTTGGAAATCGAGAGATGTGTTACCGAGATCGGTAAGACCTTCTACAGTGTAGATTTCATCCTCAGTAATTGAGCTAATTGACTTCTTAAGGTCATCATCCGATACGGTGAGAATATAAGACTTATTTTCTCCCTTAGTTGGTAAGGTAAGATTTGCAAAAATCTGAGCAGTTTCGTCCTCGACTTTATCATACCATACTGCAACGCCTTCGAAACCATCCTCATTGTATTCAGTTGAGGTCAAAGTATTCCTGAGAACATAAGTACCCTCTTCTCCAATAGTTCCAAAGCTCTCTACAGTTACTTCAGTTAAATTCTCTACCTCAACCTTGTGATCTGCAGCATTATACTCAGTTTCACTAGACTCAACAACGGCAGCAGCTGTACCAGCAATTTCTGATACTATATAATAAACTGGATTGTCAGTGCCAACCTTAATTACATAACCTACATGTTCCGCATTAGCATAGGTTTCTGTTAACGATTCGAGAGAAGTTCCAGCTTCAACAGTAATTTGTTGAGCAGTAACAGCAGTTCCAAATGCTCTTTCGTCAGATTCATCTAAACGATAGGTAGTTTCTACTGCAGGTACATATTTCCAATACTCGTAATCATCCATGTGGATACTAACATTATCAGGTACGAGTAAAACTTTCTCATACTGGCTACCAATATTGGCAGCAATACTTGAAGGAAGTGAATGATTAGCGTCATTCTCGGGAGCACCGTTTACAACATAAACTCCTTCAAGACTATCACCTCTAAAGAAAGTATCGCCTGTATACTTCCAACTCGATGCAAATCCCCAGTAATTGAGATCCAGTTCATGGAGATCGTCAGGAAGATTGAGATTGATCATCTTAAGAGCCTCATTAACTTCTTCTACAGTCATATCACCACGACCGGGGATATTACCGATATTGAAGTATAGAGGATCAGAATCAAGACTAGGATCAAGCACGGCTACCTCATAGAAATCTCTTTCATAATACTTCTGCTTATCAGCTTCCTCGGCACTCTCAATAATTTGTAAAACCTTAGGAAGTACGCGATAAGGAGACTTACCAGATATTTCAATAGTAGGTTCAGAGTCTCTTGTAACCACGGCATCGTGATTAAATCTTCTAATTCTTACTTTAAGCTCTGTATTAGAGTTGTAAACGTTAGTAGCATAGTAGTCAACATTTACAAAGCCTGATGTGCCAGAATAAGCACTTCCATTAAGATCTATGGTCTGCTGATCTACGTTACTTTCCTCTGTCCAATCTAATTCAGCTGCAGTCATATAAGCAAGGCCGTCATATTTACTACCGGCATTAATTTCTTTTGGAACGTTAAGTATCTTTCTAGTATCACCCTTAATATAGGATGCATTCTTGAATCCGCCCTTATCTAAGAAGTTCTCAGCAAGATAAACCTCCTCAAATACAACGCAATTAGCAACGTCACCCGATACTGATTTAGCCTCTGGATTGGGCTCTTCACCGGGAATATCTACGTAAGCATCTTCATAGAATGAATACTTAGGCGAGAAGAACTTAGAGGTATCATTAAGAGCCTCAACAAGCTCACCTAAAGTACGTACATAGTAATCGTACTCGGGACCCTTGTCTGAAGTAAGATTACCAATAATACCTACTTCATTAACACTGATCGCCCAACCACGTTCGGGATGTTGTGACTGATCATCTAATTCGTCAATAACTAACTTGAAAGAGGGAACTCTCTTAAGAAGTTGACCGTCACGAATAATATAGATATCATCTGTACCACCAACTACAAGTGGCTTAACATAGCTAAGATCGGCACCCTTAGATGCACGAACAATTAACATGTTGGTTGATCCAGCTAGACGATAAGCATTTAACCACATAGTAGAGGCTAAAGTTTTGTCCTCGCCTAAATACAGATCATTAAGAGAATTTACATAGTTCTTAGAAAGATCACGGCTAGCATAGGTGTTAAGAAAATCCTTTTGACTAGTGATCAATACTGGAGTAGTGGGACCTGAATCTGAAATAATAGTAGCACCAATAATTAGGTCTTCCCCAGCAGTAGGAACTATAGTAGCAGTTTTAATACGCTCATAGACTTTAATATAGGGCTCGAGCGTTTCTTTCCATTGTGCCATATTAAAATTTCCTTTATTTAAAAATATTTATTTAACCTACTTCTACAATGTAAACAGGGTATTTATTCTCAACGAAGGATTTTATAATTGAGCTAACTTGTTTAACATTCTTAGAAGCATTCTTCTCCGTTGTTATAGTAATCTCGTTAAATCGATTATTCTGTGTACTAGTTTGAATTCTTCCACCGCTTTGTTTTACTATTTTATTAACTAAGTTCTTGAGATTTTTATCATCTATAGAATTTATAACGGTTTGTAATTCTCCACTAGCTGAGGATAATACTATACATACCTTAGTAGGTAGTTCGTTTGCTTTCTTAGGATCAAAAGTATAATCTTGTCCTTCTTTATAACCTAGATACTTAAGCTCTCGTTCAAGGGGCTTGGTTAATCTTTGATTAGTATGTTTTTGACTCCACTTTTCATTTAATGTTTTAACCATACCAACTACTGAACCTAAAGCAGCACCAAGTAAAGTAGTGCCGGCTATAAATAAAAACTTCTGATCACTAGATGTTTTCCTGCCAGGTACTTCATTATAGGTCTTTTTAATATTTCCTTGCTTATCTGGATTAGTAGTTCCGGTATATACCCTTTTAGTGCTATGTTCGTAAAGAGAATTATATTTTTTTGATCCAGGTACAAATTTAGGAACCCTTGAGGGAATCAATTTAGAGGAAGATCCCACTAAACCAATGCCGGCACCCATAGTAGCACCCTTTCTCATATCCTCCAGAATATAATTACTAAAATCCTTCTGTCGGAATATAATCATCGTTTAAAAAATTTTTAGAGAGTACTAGTAAAAGTAGCAGTAACAGTTACATTGCTCTCAGGCATTGTGAACTTATTCTCTGATACAGTAACATCGTTATCACTTGCATCCTTAACTACCCAAGCAGTGAAAGTAAAGTTCTCAGCTGGAGTAGCAGTCAATGTAATTTCTGTATTCTTAGCTGCACTTTCAGCACTTGCGCTAATAGTACCACCTTCAGCGGGTTGATTTACTGTAATTGTGTAGGTAGTAGGTGTAGTCTCGCCACCTTGGTTGCCACCTTCATTACCACCTTCGTTTCCACCTTCAGAAGCATTCTCCTGTGCAGCAGCCTGACCCTTTTGAGTAGTAGTGTCGGGAAGACCTACCAAGTCCTCTGCATTGTATGGGAACTTGTCTGGATCCTGTGCATTAAGCATGTCTACAGGAAAATAATCCTCTACAAAAACCTCAGGAGTTGCGAAGAAATCGTTAACCTCTACAGTCTCTACTGTAGTCTCTGGAGTAGTGTTCTCTGCTCCACCATTTTCAATGTTATCAATGTTATCAGCCATTGTAATAAAAATTTTAAATTTAAATTATTGCGTTTAACTTGAAACCTTCCTCCATTAAGTTTTTGGGAATTTCAAGTTCTGTTCCTATTTTTACTTTTAATTCTACGTGAAATATATTGTTCCCCGGTTGAGTAGCAATATATCCAGTTTCATTTTCATACTTATCGCAGTATGAATCAAGTATCTTATCTATTTTTCTAACTTCATTCGATCTAGGATTAACAAATAATATCTCTAATAATCCTTGATGATAAAGAAGATTTACTACATATTTATGTGGATTCTGACCTCCCGCTATATCTAAATCTTGCAGGAGATTCGTAGTAGAGTACTCAGAGTCTCCGTGGAAATCGGAGTCTTCTGCTTTTTTAACTAACCACGACTTAACTTCACCTTCATTGCCTAGAATACCTTCGAGCGAACTTGAAGATTTATTATCTCTTAAAGAAAAAGTTTTCATCTTAGTGAAAATACTCTTAGGTTGAGTTCGTTTAATTGTCTTATTATTTTCCATATTTAAACTACTTAATTCCTCAGTTGCATTTTTTAAACTGCCAGTCAACCTTCTCATCTCTTTAAGTTGCTCTTCTTGATATTTTCTATCACTATTTCGTCTTTTTGTATTTATAATGAGGTTAGTTCCGGCAATTCCCAAAGAGGCGGCTGGTACTCCATATTTTATCCCCTTATCTATATATCTTTTAGTACGAGTATCCATCTCTTTGAGTCATATTTGTTTTCCAATCAGCACGCTCTCTCCTCTTTGCCTGTTTTTGAGCATAAACTAATCGTTTATTATAAAAAGCGTTATCTTCGGCTTCTTTTTTTCGTTGGGATTGAGTATACAGACCTCCACCTATTGCACCAAGGTACGCTCCGGTTTTTGCTCCACCAGCAAAACCATTAAGACGTTTACTAGCCCAGTTTCCAGTACCTCTACCTGCAACAGTTCCTAGAATACTTCCAGCAGCACCAAGAGCAATTGCTCCTGTGGCAGCAGATCTAAGCGTTGGACCTACAAATGCAGTTTTTTTCTTCTTCTCAGCTAGGATATCAGAATCTTTCATCCTCTTAAGATTATCAGTATCATCCCAACGAGTGAAGTTTTTTCGTTTTAATATATAAATTGCCATAGATCCTAGTTATTAATTTCATTACCTCCCTGTTTAGGTTGGACTGCCTTTTCTTTAGAGTTCTGATACTTATATGCATCAGGATCTATTTTTTCCATCCCCTTTCTCATAGTATTCATAGCTTTAGTGTAAAGAACACTTCCTATTCCAATTGCAGGAGCTAATGCAACTATATTTGCCTTGGTGGGATGATTTTTTATCCAATTTCCAGCCTTGCTCAGAGAACTAATATTAGAATTTCCAAGACTCTTTCCAAAATTTTGTACATTCTTTGTCCCAAATGAACCGAAAGAGCCTATTTTCATAGCACCGCCAGAAAGTGTCCTGCCCCTATGAGAGTTGAATGTTTGCCAACCAGATTTAGTTTTCTGTGGAATACTTTTTATTGTGCTTCCAATACCTGACAAAATACTAAACTGTTTTTGTCCTTGTCCTGGTTTTAAGGGCTTTTTTAATTTAGGACTTGGTTGAGATGTCGCTGCTATTTGATTCTTCAGCTGCTTTTTCTCGGCTTGATAAGATAAAAGACGTGGTGCTTCGAAACCAAATGTGATCGCAGGACCTAAAGCTTTTCCTAAAACACTATAAGCTCTTTGTTGACTATTCTGTTGAACTAGGTTTCCAGAATTATCTACTCCGAGATTATTCTTTTTCATATCTCGCTGAATAAATTTATTAACTAAATAACCGGCTGCAGTAATTTTAGCAGCTCCTTTAATAGTTCCTTTTATGGAGGAATTTATACCAGCAGCTTTACATGCTTTTCCCAAATCTCTACCTGCAACTCTCAGCTTTGCCCAATTCGGATTCAGAGATGCATAATTTCTTTGTGAAAATAGAAATTCGCTTTCTTTTTTCTTCTTCTTTTGTTGCTCTATTGCTTGTTGATCTGGTGGAAGTAAAACTTCAGCAGCTTTCTGGGCTGTATCAGGACTATTCTTCTCTGCTATTTTATTTAGTAGCTCATTTTGTTTTTGAACCGCTCTAGTTTGTCGATCCTGTGCAGCAACCTGTTTTCCATTCATTTTCTCCTGTTTCTTCATCTGATTGCTACTTTGTATCATCTGAGCGCCAGTTGTACCAACCATAAGAGCTCCACTAGCTAATGCAATAGGAATACCAAAAGACTTTTCATACTGTCTACTTAATTCCCTAGTCTTCGCATTCATGGCCCTGGTTACTTTATCCATTTCCTCTATCGTAGCCTTTCCCTGCTTTTCTGCTTCTTTCCCCTCTTTATGAGTTTGAATCATTCCATATGCAGGCAAGCCAACGAGAAGACCATTTACGGCTAGATTTCCAGCAGACATTTTAGGGGATGCACTGAATATCTTTTTTCTAAATTTAGTCATCACCTTTAAATTAAGTAATATTTTATTGATCTTCGTAGCCTGAAGCTCTCTTAAGACCTTTACCAAGACCTTTTGTAGCGGCTGCACCAATACCGGCACCTATCAGCCAACCAAGGGGACCTCCAATTGCACTACCGATAACTCCAGTTCCCTGAAGAGCAGTTCCAATTGCACCTCCCAAATAGTGTCCGCCGAGAAGTCCACCACCAATAGCAGCAGGGGTAGAATCTAGTGCATTACCTACACCACCTGCTACGCCACCTGCAGTATCCTTCACGCCCTCTACAAGACTATAAGTCTTTCTTTTTAAAATATAAGTTGCCATATTATATTAATCGTCTTTTAAATCACTCCATCTAATTCCCCTGGATACTTCTAAACTCAATTTTCTTTGTTCCTTCCTAAGATCCCCTATTTTTGATAGCTCTCTATGAGAAGTTTCCATTCTTCCAAGTCTATCGAGATCTGTATCATATTTTCTTCCTCGAATAAAACCAGGAGAATTTGTATTTAGAATTTTTTGAGAGAATCTTTTAATTATCATGCATCCAGAAGTTTTATACTATAATTTAGTCCAAAGGGTAGATAATTAAGTGCATCTATTGCATCCCTAATAGTCTTAAACTCTAGAACTAGTGATCGTTTTGTCTTCGAATACTCAATGGCTTCACCTAGAATTTCTTGAACTTTTCTTCTAAATTCTATATTAGTGTAACCATCAGTACTAAATGTGGGTGGTGCACCACCCTTTTTATTATTATTATTGCCAAAAGTTTTTTCTCTTTCTGGCATTAAACTACCTTTCAGATTTAAAGATAAATTACCTAATTTTTGATCATAAACTTTCAAGCTAGGTAATCTAACCTCGTCAGGTAATTTTGCCTTCGCACCTATTTTCAAATACATTCGATATTTTTCCCTTCCGAACATAGAGGTGCTAATCGTAAATTTCTCAACTACGACATTATTTCCTCTTAAAATAGGAATCAATGCACTGCGGTTAATGATCGGAAATTTTTTTTGTCGATCACCGCCAGTCAATTTTAGAATTTCCTGATAGAGGGACTTCATTGCGTCGTATTCTGAGAACGTCTTTTCTCTGAAATGTATCATCTTTTCTTATCTACTATCGAAAGGTTATATTTTGTTCCTAAAACCGATATAACATCTAGAGCAATCCCAAGATGATCAGTTTCTGCAGTAACCGTTCTTTCTTTTTTATCAGTATTGGTAATTCTCATGCTACACAAATCACCTAGAAGCTTCTGTGTATAGGAATAAAATTCTTTATCCTTAACCGTAATCTGATAGTATCCATATTCATTTTGAACAAACTCCATAAGTACCATAGCTTTAGAGTTTATCCTACTAATCGGTTCTGCTTCTCTAGGAGTTATCGAATTATATGAAACGCCCTCTTTATCGAGATAATCTTTAGCGTCCTCAATAAGATTTACCTCTTTTGATTTTTTTGGTCTAAACGTTATCATTCGTTTCTCCTATTTTTAATTTGATTCTAATTTAGATACTATTTCTCCTAAGAATTTGTATCTAGTGTCGGGAACTTCATAAAAATAAAGTTCACACCTAAATTGACACTGTTCTGCAAAATTAGAATTATCATCTGCTTGGTACGTATGATTAAAATCTTCAGTAATTCCTTGCCATTTAACTGCTGCAGACCATCTCTCTCCGTACCTATCTGATGTCTTAAATTCCGTAAAGTTTGTCAGGAAGGTTACATTTTCATATCTATTTTTAAAGTCATGAAAAAGAACCATATCAGTAGTGTGAAGAGTAAATTCTACTGGTTGCTTATGACTAATTATATCACTGTCGTTTCTTCTAGGGTGACTATAATTAACAGGAGTCTGAATGAATTGATAAGTTATATAAGAAGTCTTACTTAAAGTCTGTTCTTTATTTAACCTAACTAATTCTATCCCATACTTCTCCAGCCTTCTTCTCAACTCTAAGATAAATTGATCTTGATAGTCTATTGATCTTATTCTATAATCATCATATCTTCTTCTCAATGAATAAATTGAAGTATTTTCCGATGTCAAAGTTATAGGTGAATCTTTTATGATGATTTTCGGAAAATTTCTCAATTCCCACTCTTTCCCTATCCTTTTTCCAACTGGTTTAAGGTAAAGAAGTTGGCCTGAATAAAAAAGATATTGAATAAATTCAGAATTTTTATAGTCATCCTTAGATATTACGAATACAGTCGAATCATACGTCTGAACTACCCGAGATTCACTATCATCAACTATTATTATATTAACTATATGTGAATCATGGGTTAATTTCTCCAGTTTTAGCCCATTAAGTTCAACGGTAGTTTTCCCCTGAGATATTTTTTTTGTTCCGGAGGTTGGAATCATTTTCATATCTCCCGAACCTACTAAGGGTATTCCTAGAGATACAGAAAGAGACTTCGCTGAGCTACCTGGAGAATATTGTATCTCTAAAACAGAAGATCCCGGATTCTCCATCATAGAATCATAAGAACCCTCCTTCACCTGAAAATAGTTACATTTAGAGGATGATATTCGAAGTCCCCTGTAAATTATCTCATTGAACATAAATATTTTATTTTTAGAAACTATTAATAATTTCTACAATACATTAAGGGGTTGGAGGTGTAGCATTTATCTGCACCATTCGCTGCAACCTATCCTTCATTTTGGTATTTACTGCAGAATTATCTAGCTTAGACACCTTATCTCCTACTTCTATGGAAGATTTAGTGAGATCTGCCTTTGCTTTATTAACCTCAGCTGAATTCCTCATGACAGATTGAACATCTTTTCCCCATAAACTTGTACCATTTACCTTTTCCAATTGGTTTTTTGCAAAAAGTTGGCCCGATCTTTTCGCTGCCTCGTCTGTTACGGTTTTTCCTGCAGCTGCTGCACTATCTTTTATAATGTTTGTTTGAGCATTAGCAAGACCCTTCATTCCGGCATTTTGCATCCCAGCACTATTTAAAGTCTTACCAGCACGCATTAAGAAAGTATTTGAACTTTTCTGAAGACCTGAGCCTAACATTCCTTTCTGTGCACCCATAAAACCAAGTGCGGCAGTTCCAGCAAGTGCTCCACCAATGGCAAGTTTTTTACCTAATCCCGAATTCTTATCATCACTCGAGAAGGTTCGTCTTTTCAATATATAAATTGCCATAATTACGTAATATTATTAATTAAGCCACCTATTTAATTGTATATCACCGGCTCTTTGTCCTATAGCAGTAGCTTTTTTTGTCAATTCTCCTGTGGTTAACTTTTTTGGATTATTAGTCTGTAATCTTTTTAGTGCAAAACTAGTATTTCCTTTTCCATAGCCTACAGAAGCAGTAGACATAGCATTATCACCAAATTTCTGAAGAGTTTTGTTATTATACTTTTGGCCAAATTTATTTATTGAAGATCCAATATTACCTAGGGCTTTATTTGTTCCTATCTGAGCTTTTGCACCAAATACTCCTCTCTGTGCACCGTATGCAGCAAGAGCAGTTCCACCGAGTACACCAGCACCAACTGCTAATTTCTTTCCAAAACTAGATTTTTTATTCTCTTGTGCAGGTTCAGTATAGACTTTTCTTTTTAAAATATAAGTTGCCATATATTAATCATCTTCATCTTTTCCTTTTCCTGTAAGGAAATTTCCTAGGCTTTTTCCTGCCTTTTTTATTTTTGTTTGTGTTGGTAGGGGGACAGGACTGATATCGTCAACCATCCCATCAATTCCCTCTCGAAGATCACCAACCATACCAAACTTTTTTGTCCTTTTTACTAACATGGTTAATCCTCTTCTTCTTTATTCCCCATATTTCCGGTTAAAGCATCTTTCGTAGCACCGGCAACCTTAGCGGTACCAATTCCTGCACCGATAAGAGCAGCTGTGCCCGTTAACGCAGCAGTACCTTTTGTGCCTGCCCAAATTCTTTGTCCAGTATTCATGGTAGCGCCCTTGCCATAACCCATCGATCGTCCAATGCTTTTAAGACCAAAAGTTGGTATACCGAAATTCTTTGTTCTTTTTACCAACATATTTAAATATTTAAAAATTTAGGGAGAGAAATAGAATATTTTGTATAAATTTTAGTATTCTTATTTCTCTCCCAGATTAGATTAAATCAATCTTATGTAATATTCTTCTTGAGAGAAATATTAAAGACCTAAACCAAAGGTTACTTTCTGAACGAGTTCAGGAGCCATGTAGCGAACACCTTCCTGATAGTAAATACCACTTGCCATTTGAGTTGGGTTGTTGTAGTTACCAATAGTTGGGGTGTCAGTCAAAGGCATATAGATACCACGAGCCAGAGGAGCCATTTGGCCGTCCTGAGTCTTGTGAATAGCATAGAATGTACCCTTGCCTTCTTCTTCCTGGATGTCAGTTGAACGAAGTACTGGAATACCATTGTACCAGCCAAGGAGGTCATTGATGTAAGTCATCTTAGTGTTCTTCTCCCACTTGCCGATGATACCACCCTTTTGGAACTGATTTGAAGCCTGGTTACCAGCTACATAAGCAGTAGTGTTAACACCCTTAACGGCCTTAGTTGCCAAAGAAGTTTCAACGTTGATCAGATAAGCATCGAACAAGTCTACTCTTGAACGATAATCGTAGAAAGTAGCCTGCATTTCAGCCTTAGTAAGATCAAGGTCAGTCATAACATCGCCACGATAACCATCCTCAAGAGTCTTAACCAACTTGTAGTTAATAGTCTTGGTGTAGATCTCGCGGAGCTTAGTGAACAAGAAGGTAGCCATGTCAGAACCAGTGGCCTTCTTCATTGCGCCGAGAGCTGCAATGTTATACTCAGCAACGAGCATATCAGGAACTGTGTTAAGAGCAATCTGTTGCATCTTAGCAATGAATCTCTTATCGTTTGCATGTGGACTGTCAGCACCCTTAGTGCAGCTAGGAGTACCAGTTACGTCTTCCTTACCTACGATCTTAATTGAAGTAGGAGCAGCAGCTAAATTGAACTCAACCTTACCGTTGAGGTAATTAACAGTACCGCTAGTCATAACGCCAGCAACTGCCATGAAAGAACCCTGACCATTATCGATCAATTCAGCCTTGCTACCGTCACCGTTCTCGATCTTAACGCGAATAGTACCGGGGATAAGCTTTCTACCAATGATAGAAGTAACCTGCTGAGCAGCATCTACATCGAGTTCAAAGTAACCCATAGTGTTGATGTCCTGATAGTTATCTGGACCCAGGTTAGGAATAACCTCACGAAGATCGGTTACACCAAGAACGTCGAACCAGTAGAACAGACCGTTAGGCTGATCAAAGTCGCGCTCAATTGACATATAGCCAGCAAAAGAGCTAACATAAGAAGCAACTGAAGCGTTGAAGTACTGAGTGCTCAGAAGTGGAGTCTCTGCATAGCCAGAGAAGGTCTTCTGGAAAAGGTTACCTTCGCCCATACCGAGCATTTCTCTCATCTCGTCATTACGAGAGAACATCTTTGCGTATTCACGGCCACGAAGATTAGCGTCTTCGTTAGAAACCGAGCTAGCCCTCAAAGCCGAAGCCATCTGAGGGGTATTCATAAGTTCATTATAGTAATTCATTGTGTAAATTAAGTAATTAATTCGTTTATGTTTTATATAATGAAGGCTCCTTGATTTCTCTCAGAGCCTTCGGGTTTATATTATTTCTTGAAATTGAGCCAAGTAGCTAATGTGTCTTCTGAGTCTGAGAAAGATTTCTCAGTAAACTGAGCTTCCTGAAGGTCTGGCTCTGCATCCTCTGCAGGAGCGGCTTTAGCTTCCATAATAGTAGCGGCAGCTTCCTCTGCAGCAGCCTTAATACTTTGAACAGCGGCAAGAGCTTTATCCTCTACCTCTTCTACAGTATGAGCAGCTGGAGCAACAGGATTACCGTTCTCGTCTACTTCTGCAGGTGCCTGAGCAGAAACTTCTTCAGCTGGAGCCTGTGGAGCAACAACGGGTTGAGCTACGGGAACAGCAACTGGTTTAACTGGAGCAGCCTGTGAGGCTTGTACATCAGCAAAGAACTTATCTAAGGTAGAATAGTGCTTCTCCTCAGATTCATAATTGTTCCACTCCTCTTTTGAAATGAAACCATCATGGTTCTTGTCGATTCTATCAAACTCATCAGTGCTCTTACCAGCTTTTCTCCACTCTTCCTTAGAAATTTGACCGTCCTTGTCCTCATCAACCTTGTCAAACTTATCTTCATCAACGTCTTCCTTATCCTCTACGGCAAGGTCTTCAGTCAACTTGTCAGCTTCCTCCTCAGAGATCTTAGTGAGTTCCATATCCTCTTCATCCTTAAGAACTGCCTTGGTGAATTCGCCAGTTTCTTTATCTTCTACTACAGCAGTTTCTGAATCTACTGGAGTAATTACTTCAGTATCATTCTCAATCTGCTCACCTTCCTCGATAGCCTTTTCAATTTCCTCTTGATCAGCTTCCTCAGAGAAGATTCTTTCCATGTAGGCAGTAAATTCCTCACCTTTAGAGAAGAATCTGGTTTCAGCTTCGTTACAGAAACTGTATTCCTTTTCCTCTTCCTTCTCGTCTTCATCAACGTCTTCCTTATCCTCTACGGCAAGGTCTTCAGTCAACTTGTCAGCCTCTTTCTCTGATATCTTAGTGAGTTCCATATCGTCCTCATCTTTAAGGACGGCTTTAGTGAATTCACCAGTCTCTTTATCTTCTACTACGGCAGTCTCAGCATCTACTGGAGTAATTACTTCAGTGTCATTCTCGATCTGTTCGCCATCCTCAATAGCTTTTTCGATTTCGTCCTGATCGGCTTCCTCAGAGAAGATTCTTTCCATGTAGGCAGTAAATTCCTCACCTTTAGAGAAGAATCTGGTTTCAGCTTCGTTACAGAAAATACTGTATTCCTTTTCCTCTTCCTTCTCGTCTTCATCAACTGCACTATCCTCATCAACTGCAATATCCTGAGTTAAGTTCTCAGCTTCTTCTTCACTAATTGGATGAACATTGATAGTATCTTCGTCAATGATCTTAACCTTAGAGAAATCACCGTTCTCTTTATCTTCTACAACTGCAGTCTTAGAGTCAATTGGGGTAATGATTTCAGTGTCAGTCTCAATTTCATCTCCATTTTCGATTGCATCCTCGATTGCATTTTGTTCAGATTGCTCATTAAAGAGACGTTCCATGTAAGCATTTATTTCCTTACCTCTAGAGAAGAATTTAGTTTCAGTCTCATCACAGAAAACACTGTATTCTTTTTCTTCCTCATCATCTTTGGGGCACTCACATTCAGCCTTACCACACTCTGGGCAAGTTTCTTCCTCATCATCATCTGCGAGAGGCTTAAACTCGTCTGACTCTACCTCCATTACTTTGAGGTCACTGGTAAGATCATCAAACTCTTCTTCATCAATCTGCTCAAGGCGAACATCATCACCTGAAATAGTAGCCTTGGTAAACTCATCATTTACTTTATCCTCTACTACTGCAGTCTGAGCATCGACTGGAGTGATTATTAATTCATCTGTTTCAATCTCATCTCCCTCACGAACAGCATCCTCAATTTCATCTTGAAGATCAGAAATTGAATTAACTGCGTCAGAGAATAATTTGCACATAACGGCAGTATTATTCGAGAAAATTCTAGTTGCAAATACTGGTGCACCTACAAAATCCGAATATTCCTTCTGAAGCTCTGGTTCCTCTTCAGGATCAACATTGGCACCAAGACCATCAATTAAACGCATGGCATAATCACGAGCATCTTCTTGATTATCAAAAATCTCAACTGCATCTACACCATCCTCAGTTAACTGATTTTTAAGTTGCTCTGCGCTATCTTCGTCGTACTCCTGAGCATCAACAATAATGTGATCGTAAGGTTGAACACCAACTACAAAGAGGGGCATGTAACCTTCTGGAGCATCTTCATTGCTAAAATTCTTGCTATCTAATTCAGTTACAGTCATATCATCATCATCTAAAACAACCTTTGCCTGATCACCAGTAGTTTCATTGGTAACCACTACAGCATTGTCCTCATCTTCTAGTTTTTCAATCTTAAGATCACCTACTTTTGCAGTTTCCTCTGATTCAATTACCTCAGAGAAAATTCTTTCGCAGAACTCCTGATCACTAAAGATCTTGCTAACTACAGCATTGTTTGTTATTACGCTAAACTCTCTCTCCTCATCCTGATGTTCTTCATCAGTTTCAACAATAGACTTCTCATGACCTGCTTCAGGATTGAGACCGCCGCATTCTAGATTAGGAGAAATAACGCAACCTTCTTTGAAATGGTCTTCTACATGTTCGTCAGGAGCACCAACCTGATTACCCTCATGAACTCCATCCTCTGACGGGTGAAGGAACTTTTCCAGTTGTTCATCCGGAACAGCGATCAAGTCATAGGTATCAGCTTCGTCAGTAGCCTTCTGAGCAATAGTAACTTCACCATTTTCCTTGTCGGTAATAGCAACATCGCCATTGTCGTTAGCTCTTTCATATCTTACTTCTTCGGTATCAACTACGCCATTTTTCTGTGCATTCTTGATATCGTTATCTACTTGATTAGCCAGTTCTTCGTCTTTATTCGAGAACATGACTTCCATAAATCTTGTTAAAGCCATTATTATTTATTAATTATTATTTGATTACCATTTAAAATAATTACACCATTATCTACCAAGATATCTATAATATTCTCGGGAGCATCTGGGTAACGATTTCTTAAGATATCCATGAATTGCTTAATTCCCATACTCTTATTTCCATATTCATAATGAAGATCAGAAATAATACTAGAATCTTCAACCCACGAAGTATCACAGAACTGACTCTCACGTGGAATAATACCATGAGCTTTCTTAATTAAAATAATGCCCTTTTCTGGTATATTTCCTCCTGCTTCAAGTCGTTCAATTATATCGGGTTTTGGATAATTTCCTTCAACAATATCTTTGTCTAAGTCCATTATCTTAGTAACCTGAACTATTAATTTAGAAAAAGTTTTTTCCATAGCATATGCAGATCCAGAAATTTCTACTTTATCTCCCTGCATATTAGCAAAACCCTTTTCTAACATATATTCAGATTTATCACTGAATGTTTTTTCAAATTCAGCTTTTGTCATTGATTTGCCTGAAAATTCCTTAAGACTTTTCTCATAAGGGCTAAGGAAAATGCTAAACTCTCTTTCCTCTGTTCTAACTGGTTCTGGTACCTGTGGCTCCGAGTAAGGAATAAACTTAATCCTCATCCTTGTTCCTCCACAGTTTGGGCAAATCATGTGAGAAGGGTGTTCTGCACTTTCAACCTGTGCGCCGCAGTCTTGACAAATTAAAGTTCTCAACTGCATTCCCTCTTCCCCATTTCTTTCCTCGGAGAATAATTTCTTTCGAGGAGTTGTACTAAATAATTTCAATCTTTTCATTCCTTTCCTTCCTCCTCGTTTTCAATGTTTTCTTCTACATCCAAGTTTTCAGGCATGGGTGAAGATCCAAATACTTCATCCACCATTGATTGTGTAAATTCTGTATATGCCTCTTGAAGTTTCTTCATGCGCATAGGACTGAGATAACCTTTTTTATTTATCTCAATCATTGCCATCTTATAGGGAATCTGCAACTTCTGGGCTGCTACTCTCACCTGTTTTCCTAAAGAACTGCCACCAATTAAAACATTGATTTGCTTTCCATTAGTTACATCACTAGTAATCTGTTTAAAAATATCCAAACAGTCAGATGTAAACATGGATTTTAAAATCCTAAGTTCTTCTGGATCCATTCTCTCTTGACCACCTAATTGTTTAACTAATTGTTTGTAGTCTAAGAAAAGACGACGGAATCTCATTCTTGGTGAGAATTTAGCAAAACGAAGTCTTTCTCTAACTGTTGCAGCAGAGAAGGTCTTTTCTTCCTCCACCTTCTCATCCGATACTTCCCCAATGAATTCTGCGCTACTATTTGCACTAAATTCCTTTGCTTTAAGGATTGTATATTTTCCTTCTATCTTACTCGACTTAGCAATATCCTGTACACCGAACTGAGAGAGATCTGAGAAAGTTTTAACCTTCATTCCTTCATATTTAACATCTTCATTTCCCTCAGAAAAAGTCCTAACTCGGTCCTCTACATCGGCGATCAAGTTACCTTCATCATCCTCAACAGAAACAACCTGAGCTTTCTTCCAAGAAGGATTAAGAGTTAAATCGAATCCCTTTAGGTTTACCATTTTCTTAAGAATATCTCCATTTGTTGTACTATCCCAATATCCTAAGATAACAGCAGAACATCCAATTAAGCAACCACTTGAGAGAAGTCCCTTGAGACGCTTAATATTCTCTGCTGCTTGAGTATCAAAATTCTTTTCATCTAAAGTTTTAGCATAAGCGTACAACCAACCATCACTACCACATTCAAGACCAGTGACATAGTGAGTTGGAGCAGCTTCGCCAACAATTATCATCAAATCATCCTTTCCGACCGTCTTCGATACTGCCGGATTAAGATTTTTCGTACCTGTTCCCACGTTTCTAGGATAATGACTCATAGTACCAAGCATAGAATGAGAAGCTATGGCATTTTTATAAGTCTCTGTTGCCATAAATTGCTCAACTATCTCTCGGCTTATCCTACTAGAATCACTTGCGGGTTCATTAAACGAAAGAAGTTTTACTTTAAATTGCATATCTTTGTATGAATTATATCATTAAACAACCTGACTGCTAAGTACTATATTTAGTCTTAATCTCGCTAGCCAGTAAATCTTTTTTATTTTGGTTCTATATTCTCCAAAGTCAAGGGGAATATAGAAAACTTTTAATGCTAAACTCTTTTCAATAAGCCTTGTGCAAGTGTCGATAATTTCGACTTTTGAAATACGGGTGCATTCGCCCGGACTGCATCAAGCTTGTTTTTTGCTCTATTCTCTAGCTGTTTTCTAGTTAAACCTAGTTTTTTTAAATTCCTCTGCCTCAAATTTTGTATTTGATATCTAGATTTTCCAGCTCCAGCATTTTCCAAACCTCTTTGTGCAATCCACCTTGATTGTTGTATATCACCCTTAATTAAATTGTCATTACTACGAAGACCTCCTTTAGATATCGTTTTATAAAAATCATTAGTAGCTTTTTGCTCACCACTAGCTATTTCCCGTACAGTAAAACGCGTATCCGGACTTTGTGCTAATACCCCAAGGGTTTTCCCCGGTTTATTTCTCATACGAGTTGCAGCGTTGCTAAATTCCTTATTTCTTAATATTATCATATTTTTAATACCCCTCCTCTAAAGGAAATATCGGGGTGTTTTTATTATTAAACGTTTTATTTCATTGGATATCTCCCTCTCATTAAAGAGAGAAACTTTAAATTATAGTTTCGGGAGATATATAAACAAGAATATTATCTTGCTTGGTTATGTCTGTACCATTTCTTCTTGAACTCGTCCTTAGACATTTCACCATCAAGCATAGCGAGACGATCAGCCTTTCTTGCATAGTAATCGTCATAAGTACCGCCGCCACCAGACTTGCGAATCTTATTTCTAAGTGCTCTGGCACCACGATCACCAAAATAGCCAGCAGCTGTACCTGCAGCAGCACCGCCCATAGCACCAAGAGCTGCACCAGACTTGCCACCAAGCGCGTGACCAATGATACCGCCATGTACTGCACCAACAGCGCCAGTAATACCACCACGAATTTTTGATGATAATTTACCTTTGCCCTTTTCTTTTGAAAGATGCTCACGACGTGCTTTACGAAGTTTCTTAATAGTGAGTGGGTTCTTATCTTTTACGTTTGCAATAAGATCTGAATAGTTCAATCCCTCGTAGTTATCTACAGAGTCTTTCTTTGTGGTAGAAAATAATCTCTCCTCACCATTCTCATCAAGAGCAACACTAAAAACTTTTCTTCTAATATACATAATTGATTTGTTTAGTGGTTTAAATTATTTCTTAAAAACTTTTCTAACGCCCTTCATGATCTTATCGGCAGGCTTTTGGAGACTCTTACCTTGACGCAACATCTTACCTGCATCCTTAGAAACATTTTTCATCTTACCAGCAACCTTCAATGCTTTTTCCGCTAATTTAGGGTTGGTCTGAATTTCCTCAAGACGTGCTAATTCTTTAGAGGTCATACCCTTGACATCACGGTTCAGTAAATTAATAGCCTCACCTAATTGTTGTTTCTTAGCACCGATTTTCTTAGCTCCAGCAATACCAGCTGCGCCTACACCTGCAAGAGCTCCGGTAGCGATAGCAGCTTTCTTTCCCTTAGGAAGATCCTTCTTCTCTTTAGTAACTACTTCATTTGTAGAAAATAATCTTTCTTCACCATTCTCGTCAAGAGCAATACTGAAAACTTTTCTTCTAATATACATATTAAATACACTGTTTAGTTGGGATCTTTTTGTTATATAAATTAAATCATTTAGACCCTTATCCCAACTAAATTAAATCTATAATAGAGCCTAAATGAAAAATTATCTTAAATTACTATTTACATTACTTCTTGGCATTCCAACAGGTTGAATTGCTTTTGGACGAGTTTTATATAAAGAGGTATTTTTAACACCTGCCTCGTTATTATTTCTATTCTCTTCCTTTCTTGCTTGAATTCTTGCTCTATTTTGAGCATCCTTCTCTTCCTGCTCCATCTTTTGCATCTGAACCATACTCCTTCGTCTAGATATTTCATCCTTAAGTAGAAGCTGAGACTTTTGATGCTGAATTTCAATCTGTTGTCGTCTGAGCCTAGCCTGCTCTAACTGAAGGTCTCTCATAGTTAGTTCACCATTGTTGGTATCCCCAACCATTTGCATTTGCTGAGGATTATTAACTTGAGTAAGAGATGGATTCTTCTGTTGAGCCTGAGCCATCATCGACTGTTCTTGAACAGTTCCTGGGAGAGTATTAACGGCAAATAATTTACTTCTCTTTATTAACATCCTCTTTTTCCTCCTTTAATCTCTTTTTGAGTTTATGATGAGCATAAGAAGAGACACCTGCCACGCCTAAACCTGCTAGAGCTGCTGGACCGAGAACTTTATTATGGTGAAGAGTTTTTGTATTTCCCTTAGATTTTAAATACAAATTCATTAGATGCGCTCCACCTGCTATCCCTCCGGTTGCATACCCGGCAGTTTCAAGGTTTCTAGTTAAATCGAGAAGTTCTTCCCTTCTTTCCCTCTGTTTCTCTTTATCTCTCTTTGTTATCATATACGTTCTTCTTCATTTGGTGGAATTAACGTGCTAGGATCAATTCCCTGTTGTTCGCACATTGCACTAAATTTCGCCTGAGCAAAATTAGAGTACATTGTTATAGTTTCATCGGTTATCATAGATTCCGTGTTTGGATCGATATCTTTTATTAATCCTTGAATATAACCTAAAAATGATTTTGGATCAATTAAAGGAGTAGCTGCCTCCATAACTTGAAGTGCGTTAGTTAAGATACCAGAGATTCCATTAACAAGACCTGATATTGATTCGCTCTGATTGATTTGATTGTTATACTCAACACTAGTTTTCTCTGATATATGAAGCTGAACACGACCTGGATCTAAATCATCATTATAGAGAATTTTATAAAGATTAATCACCAAATCCTGAACCGACTCTTTTATACCTACCATAAAACCAGTCACCCTAGAATTAGCTCGTTCTGACTGTTGAAGAATTTGCCATTTCGAACCACTAGTAGAATCAAGTATAGTAGCAGGTATTCCTAAAGGACTAAGAACCGCAGCTCTACAATTATCAAGAGACTGCATTATATCTAAAAGCTTGTCCGATAATTTGTCTAAGGGAAGCATCGAATTCTTATTTCCCATAGTTGCATTATAGTCGGGTACAAACTTAGCGGATTGAGATAATGCATTCTCAATAAAAGAGATTGCATCAAACTGGCTTGTTAAGAAAGAGGCTAGTTCATTTGTATTATTTGCTAACTTAGTAGTTCGAGCACATAGTTCCTTTGCTGTTTCCAAGGGAACTGATTTATCGAACTGAAGTAGAAATAGTTGCGTTGAACTAAGATCACGAAGAGAAATAAGTGATACTAAGAGCTCTTTTATAATTAACTCTTTTACTTTTAATATTAATGAGTAAAATAAAGGTTCTCCAGCACTATATGAATGCTGACTAAGTACTTTTTTTCTATTCGAATTATCTTCCTTCTTTCCAAAAGTCGGCTTTATCTTCTTATCTTGCTTGTTCTTTTCATCCAAATCATTAATCAGACGAAGACTGTTTGATCCTAAATTGAAAGCTTCCTCTCTGGGGATTTCATAAATTTTTCCATCTTCTCCCCTGGCTAGGTAAGACTCCTCCATTTCACCATCTTTATTCCTAGTCTTCTTAGTGACAACAGAAACAGGATCATATAATTCTTCTAATCTAAACTTAAGATGCCCCAGTTCATCTCTCGACTTCAAAAGCATCCCAGAGTATTGACCATAGAACACCATCTCTTTTACGTGATCTCTAATATAGGTCAATATATTTAGGTCTTTTATTAAGATCTCATTAATTCTTTCCGTCTTAGCTTCATCCTGATTGCCTTCCTCATCAACTATTGTAATTAACTGTTTTCCATTATCCTCTAAGAAATTAATTACATAATCAGTAAAGAAATTAGTGGCTAGCTTAACAACATCTAATAATTGATAACCCTTTAATTCATCAACTCTCTCATAATAGAGGGATAAGAGGTTCGAGGGAGAAGATGAACCTAATAGTGGACTTCTTCTGTTACCTTGTCCCCACTTTCCCGCTCCACCTGTAGAACCTATCTGAGAGTATCCACCAGATCCACGAAATATGTTAGACCTAAGTGGGACTCTGGATGCCCCTACTGCGAAAGAGCCGAATATTTTTTGAAATATTCCTTCACTTTTCTTCATAAATTTTCAGTATATATTTTACATTTAGATATCTCCCCCTCATTAAAGAAATAGTCTCTCAGGACAGGGAGAATATAGTTTATTTTTTGTTATTTTCCAAACTCACTGAGTCTCTTCTTAGCGTCTTCAGCAATTTTCTCTTTTGTCTTGAAATCCTCCACTTCTTCCGTGAAAGTTTTCTCTTTTAATTTTCCACACATATCTTTAAAACTTTATTTATTAGTTTCTGGATCCCCATTTAAGGGAGAACTCTAAGAGCTCGTCCAGAATTTTCTTTAATTAGCCCTTTGCATATACAAAAGAAAGGATAATTAAAAGGCTAACTACAATACCAACAGCTGAGTAAATTACACTACCCCAACTGAACTTAGCCTGTGGGTTTCTGGCATCTGCAATGATATCAGCAACTTCTGCTGAAATGCCACTACCCAAAACAGCTACGATACCACCTGCAAGGCCGCCACCAGTATGAAAACCAATTACGCCCCAAAACAGGGTAAGTACGAAAAATACAAGTGCTCTTAAAATTCCGCTCATAACTTAAAATTATTTATTATTATTAAATTTATTAGCATGATAAGCCGCCAAAGCTTTCTCTGCACTTTCCTTGCTAGAATACTTTGGTTGCCACCACAGCTTTCTATCTATTGCAATAATTCCCCAATTTCCATCGGGTCTTTTTTGAACTACCCCATCATTTTTTGCCTTTTCGAGATCCTCTTTGCTGACGGGAAGCCTTCTTTTTACTAACATATTTACTATTTAATAATCTGGCACCATCTATGTACCCTTTAACAACAGTTCTAAATCGATGGGTTGATTTTCTCAACACATCATCACTCTCAAGCTTATTATTAAGATCTTCAATAGGAGAAATTACTTTATCATCTACTACCTGAATACTTTTTACATATGTATTTCCTAAAACAGGCTGATATGAGAAAGTTTTAGACATTCTGCTCATCCTGTTAGCTGCCATGGTAGCAAGTCTATTCTCTTTTGTAAGATCACCCATAGGAATAGTGCTATTCAAATTGCCCGTGCTACTAGTAATATCTGGTGCAGGAGGAATTTTGGGACCTCCGCCAGAGGTAGTATTTATGGCGGCAGCATTAGAGGAATTTTCCTTTGGGGGAGTTGTTTTCATATTTCCCTTTTCAAAATCCGAAGCAGCCGTTGTAACAGTAAATATCTTTCTCCTTTTTATAATCATAGCTCTTTATCTCTATTCTTTTTATATTTTCGCGCAGCAAGAGTTAAACCAGTGCCGGCAGCAGCTATTGCTAAACCAGTCGGAGCTACTTTTTTCAATTTACTAGCTCTTCTACTTTCCAGAGTCTTAAAATTTTTCTTAAGATTATCTTCTAAGCCTTGAATATACCCAGCTCTTTGTCCATCTGCCTCAGCCTTCTTTTTTAAGAAGTCGTTGACTAATCTTCTCCTCTTAAAACCTTTAAAGATTCCTTTAGTATTCTGAAGACTTTCATTTAAATTATTACTTTCTTGAAGTATATTCTTGACGTAATTATTTTCGTTTTTTCTTAGTGCATTTGTAGCTTCCTGAACTAGTTTGTTCTTCTTTCGCTGCATCCTTGAATTAACTAAGGCTGTCTTTCCAGTATAATATCCCCCAGCCGCTAAAGCTGTTGCACCAAGTCCAGCCGCAGTCATTTCATTAGTTCTTCTCTTTCTCTTCTTTTGCTCTTCGTAAGGAATATAAGACTTTCCTAACTCTGCGAGCTTAGTTTCGGAAGTATTAGAATAACTTTTTCGTCTTAACGTTATCATATTTATCAATGTAAAGTTTAACGGCTATTTCACTTACAATAAAGTAAGATGAAATAGAGATTAATTTTTATTTTCTTTTTTCTTACTAATAAAGTGATTAGCAAGTGCGGCACCTGTACCTATTGCAGCAAGACCAATACCTGCATTTCGACCAACCTTTATATTTCGTTTAAGGATCTCTGGACTAATCTTTCCAGCCTTTGCTAAATTCAGGGCAGTCTTCTTAGACGTGTGATACATTGATAGTCCGCCTAATCCAGCAGCTCCTACGTAACCTGCAGTTTTGAGGTTTCTCTTTGTGTTTTGCGATAGTCCCTTTTTCTCTTCTTCTCCTAATGCAAAACACTTATTTCTTAATACTATCATTTCTTTTTATTTTAAAATATACTTTCTAACATACTCTGAATCGCCTGACCTGATTCTTCTCTGGCTGAACGATATAAAGAATTAATAGCAGATAACTGTTTCTTAACACCACCGCCACCTTCTTCTAAGTATTCAGAATATTTCTCATAACAGGCCCAGAGAGAACCAACCACTGCATCTGCTATATCTTTTGTACCTGGTTTTTCACCAACTCGATCAGAATAATCAAACTCAAATGAAGAGCTAAATTCTGGATGGTCGATTTTTATGTGAGACCCATCTTTTCCATTCGACACTATTTTAAGTTCAGAACATTCACGCAAGAGAGTTTTATTATATACCATAGTAGCTCTCTCTGAATTCACAATATTCTTAAACATAAAATAAGGTTCAGTTGTTTTATCAACGGAAATCACTTTATACTTTATACCCGCTCTTTCACAGCTCTGGAATAAACCGGCGCTAGCAAAACCATCGGCACTGACATGAATATCATAATCAAGCGAAAGTCTCTGAACTAACTGGAATAAGTGGTCAAGTGAGGTTTTCTGTCCATCTTTTCTACTTAGACCTAAGATAATAGGGAATCTAAATTTAGGGTAAGGTGTTTTATCAAACTTATCCTTACTAATTACTTCCCCATCGTAATGACAGATACTAATACCCGTTATATCCTTCACTAGACCAATATCGAAGTGAATAAATAACGTCAATCCCTTTGGCACACGGAATAGCATGTGTGATATTCTATTATACAGACTATCGGATAGGTCAAAGAAATCGATGTCCTTTATAATGTCATCACATAAATTAGGAATGGTACAACAATTAACGAGATGAGATATCGAACCGTTGAAGAAGAGTTCCTTCCCTGAATATGGAAAACCGGCCAAGTCTTGAAGTGACCTAACTGGATCTAACATGAAGTTTCTCTTAACCTGAATTGGACAACTAATTATTCTATCCTTATCAAGTTCTTTCCTATCTTCTTCCTCTTCGATGACATGCGGAGATCTAACCGAATCACCACGATAGAAATCAAAAGTTAATCCTTCGCTCTCATTATATAGTTCAGGTCTAGCTACCCAATGTGAAAATTTAGCAAGGAACAATTCATCCTCGGGAACAGCCTCTTCAAATTTATCCGCCACCGAATGATCTGCATCTTTCGCCGACGAGTCAAGTACCACCGATCCAAAAGTAAAACGTTTGGCAATGAAACGAGATTGATAACGGATCAGAGTTTCACTCATCTTAGACATCGCATCGGAAGGTTTCCAGAATCCAATCTCACTTAGAACTGAGAAGATTAGCTGAGTACCTATGACGCTACCCACTGCCTTAGGGCCGCTTGAGATAAATCGAATAGCGGGATTATGATATAAATTCTTAAAATAAGGACTAACATCAAAAATTCCCCTAAAATACTGAACAAAGTCTTTATGAGCCGTTTGTTCATTAGCATGGAAGAAACCAAATGCCAACTTAACACCACCTGCCAAACCAAGAGATCTAAGACAATCAACACAACAATCAAGTCTATGATAAGTATAAAGACCCATTAATTTTGCCATAGTTGATTTACCAGATCCAATACAACCACCAAATGACACATATGGAGTTTTTGTTGTAATAGGAGTTGGGTAAATTTCTTTTCCACAGTCTTTCCAAATTTGAAAGATTGATTTCCCCTGATTTGTTATTTGTGGTGAACCTAGAAAATAGTCATCACATAAGAATTGTTCAAATGTACAAGGGAGATGATCCATTCCTAGAAGTTTTGCACCCACTAAGAGTTTTTCACTCTCAGTTAACTTTGTATATTGTGCCTTTATATTCATAGACCCCAAGGACTTTGTAGGGTCCGTGTGATCTACAAAATTATTCATATTTTCTTAAACTACACTATTTAATACACTTTCTCGTATTGCCTTTTTTGCCTTTGCTGAATTTTCTAGCAAGTTTTCCCTACAGCGTCTTCTGTGATAGGCTAAATCTTGGGGTCTCATATTCAAAAATCCATGGATTGGCCCTAAAATACGTCTACCCGAATGTATCTTTCCTTCCAAAACTCCCTCAGTAAAAGGAAGACGATAAGAAGATTTTATAGCCTTTACATTCCCCTTTCTCCAAAGAAACTCTGTTCTATTTACCATGTCATTATCTAGTCCCCTTAACTGAACTGCAAGATATCTTCGTTTATCTCTTAGTGCTTTTTGTTGAGCAGGAGTTAATCCCCTGTAGTCAGCAAAAGTAAATAATTTTCTCTTTACTATCATAATATATTATTCAAATAAATAAGTCCTAAAACTCCCAAATTTTATCATCTACGGTATGGAATTCGTGGATCAGCATACGAGGGATAATATGAAGAATATGGATAATTATATCTCAAATACCTTGTAATATCCATAACATATGGTGAATGAGAAAGTCTATTAGATAATAATGGGGCATTTCTTAATTGACGACCGCCCCCCATATTAGATCTCGGAGGCCTTGTTTTAATTAAATTTATTAATCGATTAGTAAGCGCATAATCATGACGTCTATCTCCAGTATTAGGATTATAGTAACGATTACCGTTAGGATTGCCATATAATCTAGTATTAATTTCCGGCGCAATCCACCTATAAGGAGAAAGATTCATGGCGCCTTTAAGATCTGCATAATTCATTGTCAGATAGGCAGAAACCATATTACTACTACCAGCCTTAGGGGCAGAGTTCACGTATTTATGATACCAACCCTTACTTTTGTCTAACAAATTAAGCGATTCATTAGAGGCCCATTCCCTTGTCCAAGTTTTTGGTTTAAGATTGGCGGCCTTATTCATTTCATGAGCTAGTCTCGGATAATGAATAAGTGGTCTCGATACGTATTTTTTGAGCGGCTCACGAACATACGGAGTTACAATTTTATTAGTAAAAGGTTGAGCTATTTTTTCCTCAAACAGACCTTTGCCACTATTTATATATGTCGATCCTTTGCTAGCTAGGTTAGTTACCGTAGGTCTTACTCCACTCGTTAATCCTCGAGCACCAGCTTCCGCATAAAGATATGGCTTTACAACAAGCTTATCAACGCCCTTGTTGAACGCGTTCTTTGCATAATTAGTAGCAGCACCGGGAAGACGGGTTAGGATTGCCGCTTGAGCCGGATTTAAAAATTTTCCAAATTGGGTAGATATCTTACCACCTATATACTTTCTTGCTTGATTAGTATATTTACTAACATATCCACCTGTAGCATCAATGATAGATCCTATTCCACTATTTATTTTACTGAATGTATTAGGTGCAATACTATTTCCTAGATAACGCATAGTATTTCCTGTCTGCTTCCAAGCCCATTTACCAAACTTTGGGCCAAGAATATCAGCCAGGCCTGTTACAGTAGCATCTTTTGCAAATCCGGATAATCCAGTGTCTACTTTTATCTCCTTCATTTCAGAGAGAGACGTATCATTTAATATATTACTAAGATACTTTGCCATTTCACGATCAGTGGCTGACCAAGTAGACTGACGCTTTCTCAGATCCGACAAATCTTTGCTTGCCTGTGTTCTAATATTCTCTCTCCACCAATTTTCTCTTTTATCGTAATTAACTCCACGTGTATTATTATATAAATCTTTTCCCCAATGCCAGCCCAAACCAGCAGCAACAGATTTTGAATTTTTTGACCAAACTGCTATATCTGCTAAAACATTGATACCCTTATTTGCATAATCAAGCATCGTATGCAAAAATCCCGGATCTTTATATTTATTATAGGTCTGATAATATACACTGTTTAAAAGTCCTGCTTTTTTAAGAAGATCCATATTTACCTTCTGATTGGGACTAAATAACTTAGGAGTAGGTACCGCCGGAGATGATGAACTCGTAGGAAGTTTCAAAGCCCCCCGATTCTTTCCAGGAGTGTTAAAAACAACTTTATTTGTTTTTGGATCTATGTAATAAATCGGGTTTTGGGGCGCAGCTTTTTTTCTATTCCAAGGTAAATAAGGATTATTGTTGAAACTATTTCTACTGTTATTCATCAGTTGGGCATTTTTCCAAGCCTGAGTACCTGGGATCGCCCACCCATAAGGATTTCTTGGAACTGCCATATTAACTATTCTCCTTTCTAAATAATTTCATAAACTCATCTATGGTTCTTTGTGCATCGGGATCACCAAGATCGACATCAGTTTCATCCTCTGCTATTTTCTTTAATTCTAGACTATCACCAGTTATTTCTATTTCATTCTTCAATTGACTAAGTTGATCAATATACTGAATTAACTTCTCAACTACTATGAAATAATCTGCACTAGATAATCCTTCATTTCCAAATAATCTCTGTGGATCTAATACCCAATCGATGGTAAGGGATAGTTTTTGAATTAAATGAAGATATAAGATGGGTTTTATTGATTTATATAGTTTCGATACATATAATTCAAGAATTCGGCGAGATTTATCATCACTAACTAGGACTAAGGATTTTGATAAGTCCTGGAGATTTAAATGAAGATTAAGGCCGTATTCTTTATTGTAATTTGATAAAACTTGATTCAATGAATTTTCCATCTCTTTAACTTTAAGAGATGTTTGATTCTTTGCTATTGCACTCGCATCTAAGATCATATTCTTAGCAGCACTAGGAAGAATTGGTGCTCCAGTGACTATTGATTTTAACTCGCCGGGATCCATTTCCTCTACTACTGCATCATCTATATAATCACCTTGGACATCAACCTTCCCTTCTTTTTGAAGCAGTTCCTTTTTAAATTCAGGATCTGCAAAAGGATTGATTGCTTCCATACACTTTAATAATTATTTTATATAATTAGACCTACCCCTCCCATTGAAAGGAAGTCCCAAAATTAGACGGGGAAGGTTATATATTGATTAGCGCTTACTGTTTCTAAGTACTAGGTTTTTCAATCTAGTGAAACCTTTATTATATTTCTTTGCTATTGATCTCTCAGCATCTTTTGCTAAGTTATCATAAAACATTTGAGATCTCCAAGCAGTATTTGCGCGATAATGTGAATCACCAACTTTTTTGGCAATTTGAGCAGTTTCATTAATGGCTTGTCTAGACTGATTTAAACCCTGTGCTAGATTATTTCTTCTAACCCTTAATTCCTCGGCAGCCTGATTTCCATACCTTTTCGCAAAATCTCCATAATTGAAGAATAATTTATTTCTTAATACTATCATATTAATCCCTCCTGCAATGCTTGTCGTCTAGCAGCATTTAAACTTCTCTTATTTTGAACAGCAATGGTATTTTTCCCCATTCCATCAACTACCTTACTTAATCCATTCTGTGTACCATTCTGGATATTTCTAGCAGCCTCTCGAATATTTTTTATAGTATGTCTTGCTTGAACTCTATCTGCAATTCCCTCAATATTGTTTAATGAATTGCTTATATTTCTTTGACCGCCTCTTTTTAAACCAGCAACAACACCACGAAGACCCCTTCGACTACCTGGCTCTAATGCAGTTTGTTCTAGGGAAGGCAATAATTTAAGCCCATACTTTAGATTTGCTTTCTTTAATGCCCCTCTTCTAGCTGCACAGGTAAAATTTTTATTTCTCAGTATAATCATCTTTCCTCTATTAAATTTTGTAGTTAAATAAAAGGTGTCTCAATGCAGGAGTCGGGTGAAAAAGGGAATAACCTATATCCCTAATCCAATTCCTCAAGCTAGACCTGCATTGGACACTCCCCTGAAAATCTATGATTTCATATTGTAGAGGAAAAAATGAAAAATATATGTTTCCTCTGTATATAAGGAAAAATTAAAAATAAGGGAAAAAAGATGGGGGATTTAACGTTAAAAAATGTTTCAAATGTTAATAAAACATAGAATTTAGCATCTAAGTGTTAAAATGGAAGAAAAGTTTTATCAAGTTAGGAGAAACCCCGAAGAAGAATTTAAGGAAATTTCGGGTAATTTAGGGACAAAATTAAAAAGAAAACTGGAGATTTAATAAAAACAAAATCTAAAATTAAGAGATTTTGTCCAGATTCCGATAAAATGAATTCAATAGAGGAAATTTGTAGAGAAATATAAATATAGTTAAATTTTTATTTTCCTCACTTTCCTTATATATATGATACAGCCAGGAAAAAATATAATTTATGATTCAAGTCAAGAAAGAGTAAGTTTAGAATATCTTTTAGCTCATACCAATAAAAGATATAGTGAACTCTTAAAAACTATTAAGCATGTAGATACAAGTTTAAACTTACAGGGAACTACTTGGAGAATACAAGGCTATATTCCCCTAGAAGACTTCAAAGATATCGGTGGGGGATTGAGTTTAATTTTAAAATTCTCTGCTTACATCGGAATAACAAAAGAGGGATTAGAAATATGGTCACTGGAACTAGAATATGTCCCGTGATACCCTTATAAGTAACAGATAGTTTCATTTTAGGTAAATTTGTAAAACTAACTCGGATCTGAGAAAGATGTGAGTTAGTTATTTTTTTTCTATCCGCTAAATCTAAAATCCTATCATACCCTTATATGCAGAGATAATTAAAACTTATTATATTAATGAAACTTTTTTATTAAATGAGCAAAAAAACATCAACAAAGAAGAGTTATGTTTACTTGGCAGCAGAGGTAGATAAAAAAGGCAACCACATACACTACAAGATCGGTTGCTCTACCCAAGTAGAAAAGCGAGTAAATGGAAAAATCACGAGTGACAACGGGAATGACATCATCCTGTTGAAAAAGAAAGAAGGTGATCGCGAATTAGAGAGATACCTGATCTACACTCGATATAAAAAGTATCGAATCCACGGAGAATGGTTTTTACCAGATAAATTTATTTTCGCGGATTTTGATTCGGTCATCAAACCAGACGATGCAAAAGTTCTTATTGAGAATTATGAAAATGCACTGGACGAGAGTGGCCGAAGGCAGAAAGTTGAAAAAATTACTAAGATCTCCAAGAGAGAGATCAAGAAAGTGATGAAGAACTGCGGAGGATACACGTTGAAGCTTGAGGGCGGAGCACGTCATTTTATTGACATTAAGAAAGCCGTCAAGAATAACGTTCCCCTGCTTACACCTTCATACAACCGCGTGCACGGTCCCGATCAACAGAGGACCGGCAAGAGTATAAGTCTGTATGGATCACAAGGTCCACTGATGGTTATTACGCCTATCATGGCGGATGCAGCCGGAATAGAATACAGACATTTTGATGGAACCAAGTGTTCCGCATCAGATAAGAAGACAGGTTTGGTCATCGTCGATGGTAATGGACGAGTAGATTACTTACTCAAAGTCCCATTTGAATATTGGCCAAAAACCTTAATCGCGAGCTTTCCTGTAGAAGATTGTTTGGGCTATTACGATATTGCAAAAATAATTCAGGAAGTTAACGTAAACACGAAGCCCTGGCATACCGCAGATTATAATTTAATGAGAGCGATTGAAAGGGGCCCACATCCGATGTTTGATTCAATCCAAGAAGCAAGAGCTAAAGGATATCCTTATAGCACAGCTTGTATAATCTATACGCTGAGGGATAATATTAAGAAGAGCACTATTCTTGGAACGAAAGACAACGACGAACTTGCTGAAAACTATAAATACGCATTAATCGTCCACGAAGAGATGGTTAAGAAGTTTGGCGAGGGAAAAGACGGAGTGATTAAATCCATTAAGATATCTAAGTTAATTAGAGATCAATGGAATAAGTTTGTGGCATCTAGCGATGCCGATACAGCAACTAAGAGGATCTGTGAGTTCATAAGATCCATTTCTAAAGATGTAGTTGAGAGAATGCGAGAAGCAACTCCAACGACTACCAAGGAAGGGTTGAGAGTAACTCGAGATGAGGTACGTGAAAAAGAATTTTCGGTTGCCTTTGATATGTTCATTCATAAATAGATCTTCTAAAGTTTAGCTTAAGGAAGGAGGGATTCGTATTATCCCCCTTCTTTTTCTTTCCCCCTACACCCTTATATGCAGAGATAATTAATAATTTACTAATAAAAACAAAAATACTATGACGACAACAATTAATCTAATTGCAGCCGGAGCTGCCGGTGCACACGTTGGTCAATACAGTGTTGCCAATAAGAAGGATCTCATTCTTGCTATTCAACAGGGATGGGATTATGCCCAAAGCGATCCCTCAATGTGGGACGCTCAGGAGATGGAAGTCCACGTTCCTGGTAAGGGATACGTAGGAAGTGATTGGAACATCCCAGCAATCTGTGAGAAGCTGGGACTTGAATAAAAAAAGTGGGGAATTAACTCCCTTCTTTTTTTATTTCACTCATGAGGGTTTTGAAAGAAAACCACAATACTAAGGAGTTTCCCTGAGCGAAAGCAATAAAAAAATAAAAAGAATTCCTATCTATCTCAGACTGGAATTCTACTTTGGCAAACATTAGAAAAAATTTTCAATGATTCTTCATATATAAGAGTATGAAGGGATTTAATTACGAAGTCGAGTTTTCCGATAATGAACCTCACCTCGAAGCTCAAGCGAGAGAGGTGATGGTGAATAGGAAAATGAGTTAAATGAAGAGGTTCTAACGAGACTTTGAGTGAAACGAAAAGGGGAGTAGGTTCTCTGAATGAATTATAAAGAAAAGAATTATAATATTCCATTCAAAGAACCTTAACAGATCCTCATTTCATTCGGATCCTTATAAGAACCTTTTCATTCAACTCTTCCTTCTATTTTTCTTATCTGTCCTCTTTGAGAGAGGCCAGGAAAAATATCAGAAAGAGGCTTCGCGAATAAAATAAAAAGATTTTCTAAAAAATATGATATATATATATTATATAAGTATTTCCCTCAAAGTTCCAATAAAATTAGAAAAATTTACTAAAAAAGGAGGTCATTTCCTAATACATAATTAGGGATACTCCTAACTTAATTTGATTAATTTTTAATATAAATTTTATGAACAAAACAGTAATACAAATACCGAAGGGAATAAGATACATCTCGGATTTTGAAGAAAAGTATGGATTTCACTTAGAAGAATACCCATATATTTTAGATAAAAAATTGCCAGGTTGTGGGTTTACTACTTGGGTTCTCACTAACTCTCAAAATATCATTCTAGCTAGTCCTAGAAAGATGTTAATGAGAAATAAAAAGGATCAGTTAGGCGATAGTATTTTCTTAGTAAATCTTCAATCGGTTGAACTAGATATAGACAAGGATTTAAATAAAAATACAAAAAGTAGTCAATCCAATAATTATATTCCAGTTTATGATAGAGCAGAATTAAAAGCAAATCTATCAGAGTATATGTTGAAACGACAAGCAAAACAACTCCCTTGGAAAATAGTAGTAACTTATGATTCTTATCGAAAAGTAAAGGAACTTTTGGAGGAGTTAAATATATTTCAAGAGTTCTATACTATCGTCGATGAGATGCAGAGTTTATGGGTTGATGTACGTTTTAAGCCTAGCACTGAGATAGAGTTTGTTGAATTACTAAAGACTGTTCAAAGGGTATGCTATGTTTCTGCTACCCCCATGATGGAAGAATATTTAGATTTAGTAGACTATTTCAATGTATTACCTTATCATGAATTCGATTGGATTACCTTGGAACCGGATAGAGTAAAGGTTCCTAATATAATACCTAGAACACTTAAAAGCATTAACTTAGCTGCAAAATCTATTATCCTTCCATATAAAGAAGGAAAATTTGAAAGTAAACTTCTGGAGAATCCTGAAACGGGGGAGATGGTAAATATAGAGTCTAGGGAGGCAGTTATATATATTAATTCTGTCACTAATATAATAGGTATCATTAAAGCCTGTGGATTAAAACCGGAAGAAGTAAATATTCTCTGCTCTGATACACCTAATAATGTAAAAAGAATTGAAACTAGATTGAATAAAAAGAGACAGGGAATAATATATAGCATTGGTCGTGTTCCTACTAGAAATGAACCTAGGAAGATGTTTACTTTCTGCACCAGAACTGTTTATCTTGGGGCTGATTTTTACAGTGACAATGCTAGGACATTTATTTTCAGTGACGCCAATATAGATACATTAGCAGTGGATGTTGTTCTCGATCTTCCTCAAATCTTAGGTAGACAAAGGTTAATAGAAAATCCATGGAAAGATGAAGCGACTATCTATGTAAAGCCGACTATGAGATATAAAGCGATGAGTGAAGAAGATTTTAATAAAGAACTAGAAAGAAAATTAAAAGAAACACAGGATTTATTGACTTCTTATGAGAACACTCCCGATGACGCAAAGTTAAGTTTAGTTAGTCGTCTTGAAACTATAGCTAAAGATTATAATTATCGAGATGACTATGTATCCGTCAATCGTCACGCAGGATCTCAGCCAGTCCCTGTCTTTAATAATCTTGTTGCTATTGCAGAGAAAAGAGCCTTCGATATTCAACAAAAGGATTATGTTGATCGTGTTATGATTCTTAATAGAATAGCATCCAGTGGTTTTAATATAGTTACTAGACATAATGATACAATTCAAGATTTTCTTTATAGGCTTAACGAAATAAAGGGAACACGAAATAGACTCGAATTCATCTGTAATAACTGTTCTAAGTTTTCTAAATCAGAACAGGAGGCTATTTTTGCCGAAATTTCAACCTTTTATAGAAACTTTTATTTGGGATTAGGTCCAGACAGATGTAAAGCGCTTAGTTATAATTATACACTTCTAAATAAAGAGTATAATACTAAGTTCTTTGATGTGGATTTAGTGAAGGAAAAGATTTTAGGAAAATTTCTAGAGGGGAGTAAATATTCGACGTCGAATATAAAATCAATCCTAAAAGATCTCTACTCTGAATTAGGTTATAAAAAGACACCTAAAGCCAGTGATCTAGAGGAGTATTTTGAATTGAAAAAGATTAAGACTAAAGATCAATCTGGGAAATGGGTTAATGGTTTTGAATTATTAAAAAAGAGACTGTGACACCCATAGAATCCTTATATATGAAGCATATTCACTTTGTTAATACAATTTCCTAACCAAACCTGAGATGGGCTAGGTTAGGTCTTTTTTTGTCCCTCCCATACCCTTATATATGTGATAATTAAATTATTCTAAAAACAAACTAAAAAATAAGAAAAATGAAAGAAGAATTAGCTTGGAAAATTTATAATTTTATAAATTCCTGGAAAGCAGGCAAGTTTGGAGAAATTAGCCTACAAGAGGCTTTAGACTCAAATACAGACTTTGACATTACAATTATGGGGTCAAGTATGTTGCGAGTAATTCCTTTTAAAGAACTACTGGATTTAGTCGCAAACGTGGATTATATAGTTCACGAATCTTATCCTATTCGCTTTAAAGTAAAAAATAATGAAGAGATAGTTAATTACGAGTGTGGTATAGCTGTTTGTGACAAAAACGTAAGTGAAGATTTAATAAATGACGAACTAGAAGCACAGTATTTAACTCGTCTTGAAAATATAAAAGAGAGATCTGTACTATTGGCACAGAATCCTGATGACATGTACTATGAAGAGATAGAGAAAGACTTGAGAGAGAAATGTAATATAACGGACGATTCCATTATTATCTTTGAAGATGATGTGAGTTTTACGGGAGAAAGGCCGTACTTACTTTATGGATCAAATAAAGAATTACAGTTAATTTATGACCCGGATGACGACGAAGATATTGAGTCTTGATAGGAGAAGAGGAGAGGGTTTAAACTTCTCCTTTTCTTTTTTTCATCCCCACATATCCTTATAAATGAATTAATTATAAATATTTTACACATGAAAGAAGATTTTATATACAAATTTAGTGAGGAAGATTATTTTCAGAATCACATAGATGTTTGTCATCTGAAGGAAGTTTACACGTTCGATAAGTACCTCCCAATCGATAAGATTCTTGAGATCTTCGAGGGAATTAAGAAAGAGTGGGAAGGAAAAGATGCAGAGTTTTGTTTCGATTTCTACGATACCGATGACAGTGTGACGCTTAGTGCTAAATACTGGGAACCGGAAACAGAGGAACAATTCACTAATAGACGAGCGAAAGAACTTTTTGATAAGCAGCAGGAGATTAATAAATTGAAATATCTAATGCTGACTTATCCAGATTATGCAGAAAATTTTATGAAAACTATTAAATCTGAGAAAGATGAAGATAACAATTAAACTTCAGGTTGAAATGGAATTCGACAGCTCTTTATCAGCTTTCCTTGATTTTGACGAACCAGGGAAAGAGGAGTTAAAAGAGATGGTAAAAGATTCCGTTGAGGATTATTTCTTATCTGAATGCATTGGCTATCAGAATGAGAATAAACTTAAAGTAACTGTGACGTAATGGTCCTATACTTTATAATATCCCTGATAAACGTATTCTTACATATAGTTAGAAGTATTTTAGTAATTAAAGCAGGAAAATTCGTAGCTTCTCTGTCTAATTGCATCTGTTATACCTTCTCGGCTGTGGTAATAAAATTCATTGCCGAAAGTGACTTAATGGTTGCAATAATAGTACAGGCGACAACTAACTTCTTTGGTTGTTACTTAGCTATGATATTCTGCGATAAAATATTAAAGAAAAAACACAATGAAGAATTTTAAAGATTTTAAAGAGCGATTGAAAGTATGTTGGCATGTGCTAACTAAACAGAATTACGCATTTTTTGCAGTAAATGAAAATGCACTGGTCTTTGATGATAATGGTAACTACGATCACGTTCATGAAAGTGGAGTAGCGTCATATTCAAGTGTCCTTAACTCTTGGTTTTATAAGACTAGTGATGGAAAAAAGAAAACCTTCGGGTGGTTTTTCTGGGGATCTATTAAAGATTTCGCACAGTCGGAGGAACAAAAATACGAAGAGTCCGATGGAAACAGACGATCTGAAGAATCTGATTGATGAACTTTGGGAACGACGACAATCTGAGCCGAAAACATCAATAAAGATCGAAGATGGCGAGGAAGAGAGTAGATTAAAAGTTATCTATGCCGCAGGAGTGATTGATTACTTGATAAAGAGTAGTAAAGAAAATCGAATTCGTGAAGAGAAGATCATTCAAGCTACCTGCGATTGGATAAGGAAGCATGATTATTTTGGAAAAGATCATGCTAAAACAGTAATCGAAGTCTACAAAAATTACATTCGAGAGATAATTAATTGTCTATTGAATGAAATTAAAGTACAAGGAGATCTAAGAGATGATAAGGAAAGACGATGAATATTTCGGACTATCATAGAAAACAAAACGAAAGAGAAGAACGGCAGGGATTATCTTGCTTAGGTTGGATTTTCCTTGCTTTCCTAGTATACTGTTTAATTATATTATTATGAAAAATAAAAAGAAAAGAGATAGAGGAATAGCTTTTGGAAAGATATGGACAAAAGAGGATGATGGATTTTGGAGTATCGAATTCCGCTTCCTACCTAGCATCACATTATATCTGAACGGCTATAAATTTAAAGGCGGCGTTGATGATTATCAGCTTACCTTTAGTTGGCTGTTATGGTATGTACAGCTCTACTCATTTGAAGTAGAAGATTGGGAGGACGAGGTATGAATGATTACAAAAAGATCATTAAGTGTATAGGATTTTTCCTCTTGGGATTATTAATTGGTTATTTAATAATTAATCTAATAATATTATGACAGAAGAAGAAAGAAAATTAGTACTTAAGGATATATGTTCGAGGTTACCGTATGATATTATTGTTAAAGATGAGTATGGCGACTATATAGAAGTAAACATCTATACAGCAAATCTTGAACATTTAATAGATAGAGTGTCAGAAGGTATTGTTAAAATGGTTCTTCGCCCAATGTCAAGCATGACGGATGAGGAAAAGAAAGAATTTGAAGAGATTTTTAAAGGTTCTTTTCAATATTTCAATAGCAGTATAATATCTGACAGCCGAATATATGATAGAAATGAGGCAGTATTTGTCGGAGAGGAAAAATGTGGAGAACTTATTGATTGGCTCAATAAGAAAATGTTTGATTTCAGAAGACTTATCCTTAAAGATCTTGCATTAAGTACAGAAGAGTATAACCCTTATGTTGAAAATAAAGATATGAAACAAGAACATAAATTTAAAGTTGGTGACCGAATTACTAATGGTCGATATACAAGACTTGTTGTGGGTATTAATTCTGATCATCCTTGGTATATGTTCAAAGATGGCACATCAAAGCGTATAAGGGATATTGATAAAAAATATTATCTAATAGAAAATAAAGATTTAAAGACTATGGATAAAGAAACCGCACTCCAGGCAGCAAATCTTATGTATGACATTGAACATACCGAAGAATTAATTGATGATCTTAACGATATGATAGCAACTAAGGAGTATTTAAATACTACTTCCTATCTCGTAAGAATTCTCAGTGATGCTTGTCAGAGATGTAGAGAGTATAAAAAACAATTAGAAGAAGAACTTGAAAAATTATAGATATGACGGAGAAAGATAAAAAAGCAAAACAGAGAGTAGACGATGAAGTAGATCTTAGAATAAAAATATCTAAACTTCTAAGAGACTTCTCGAAAAAATACGATGTTGAATTAACTCACATTGATATAAGAAAAAATGAGTTCTATCCAAGTACATCGGGTTCACAACCTCCGATGTATGTTATGGATCTATACTGGAGATTCGATTATCTTGGTCATTAAAGAAGAAACTTTATATGAAATCAGAAGAAAGCATGAAACTAGAAGAAAAAGAACTATTACTTCGAGACCTTTGTGGGAGATTACCTTATCAAGTTAAAGTAAGTGTAAATGGCGGTAAAGAGCCATGGACTTTAAGGGGCATGTTTGAAGGTGATCATACTGGTATGGTGTTAATTTTAGAGCCGCCATTTCCATCAAAAGATGTGTATCCAAAAACATCAAATTGGCAGTTATCACAATGTAAACCCTACCTCCGTCCAATGGAAAGTATGAAGTTGGAAGAATATTATGAACTTGAAGAATTAGTTAGAACAGAAAATTCAAATTTAAATCTTGATGATACTACTGCAAGAGTTACAATTGACTGGTTCAACAAGAATATGTTTGATTACCGAGGTCTCATTCCTAAAGACCTTGCATTAAGTACAGAAGAGTATAACCCTTATAAAAAATAAAATTATGGGAAAAGAAGTTAAAATAACCCCTCCAGAGGGATATGAAATTGATAAAGAAAACTCTACTTTTGAGTGTATTAAATTTAAACCTGTTGCAAAAAAGAAGTGGAGAGGTGCTTATGACTCATTAGTTAGCGGATATCTTATAGAGACTGATTCTAATATACGTCATTGGACAGATCTTAGTGAAGGTGGCGAGAATATTAATATCTTTGCTACCGAGAAACAAGCCAAGTCTGCCCTTGCTATGGCACAAATTAGTCAAATCATGGCTAATGATGATAGATTTGGTGGTGTTGTTACTGAAGAAGAGTGGAAAGATACAACTCTTAAATTTGTAATTAATAGAGTAAGAAACACAATAAATAAAGCTGCTTTTGGAGATAGCTATGAGTTTCTTTCTTTTCACACTCAAGAACAACGTGATTTATTCCTCGAAGAAAACGAGGACTTGATTAAAGATTATTTAATGATTGATTAATATGAGACCAAGAGAATTAATGATTGGAGATTATGTCATTCGTAAGAATGTACCGAATGAAATCTTGATAGTTGACACGATAGATTCAATCAGAGATATAGTGTATCTTGATTTGGATGGGTTGGGTATAACTGAAAAGATAGAAAACATTGAACCTATTCCGCTCACAGCTGAAATCCTTGAGAAGAATGGGTTTACAGGAGGTGAGTATAAAAGTTGGACGGGAGACGTTTGGTACTTAGAAGAGGAGGGATTCAGAAAAATAGGCTTGACTATGAGCAGAAAAGAGTCAACGTTGTGGGGAGAGAAAATAAAACCCCTCTATCCAGATTCTATCGGCCATAAGTTTGCAGTACCAAATATCAAATTTGTTCATCAACTTCAACACTCGCTAAGGCTGTGTGGTATTAATAAGGAGATTGAGATATGAAACTATTACAAATTATTTGTGGATTATTTGGACATAAGTGGGCATTCTACACTAAAGGACAGATGTGTAAGCGATGCGGCAAAAAGAAAAACATGGATAAATGGTACTACGAAATTAAAGAAGACAATAAACAAAACGAACAGATTATTAAACTTCAAGATTATGGAGAAATTTAATGTAGCAAATTTTTTAGAGAACGCTCCTATAGGACTTGTACTATATTCAAAGTTCTTAGGTGAGCAGGTAGAGTTCAATAAGGTTATTCTTCATGAGTTCTCAGAGTATGAAGGTTCTCAGCATATCATTGAGTGTCTCAAGTATGATAATGATGGCAATCTTGATGATGAGAAGGTATTCTTTGATGCTTATGGGAGAATTAAGACAAGTTTCTACGGGAATATCATTGGTACTGATGTTGACCTGATGCCTGACGATGTAAATGAATGGAATGATGCTGGTATCTGCGCACTTATTAGTGAAAATTCTATGTGTGTCGACAAGGTGCTCATGGATAGGTTTGACCCAGATGATGATTTAGAATCTCCTTGGTTCATTGGTAATACTGCTATGTGGAGTTTTGATAATGCATTCGACAATGACTGGTCAAGTGTAAGATTCCATAAGTTTGACTTTAGCAATGTTCGCTTTGCCACTGAAGAGGAGACTCAAGAATTTTTTGATATATTACATAAGTATGGTTCTGATTTCAAGGATGGTAAGCCAATTAAAGATGGTAAGGATGCTGAACCAGAATGCAGAAATGCTGATAAAGAACAATTCTTTAATGCGCTGACCGATATATGTGACGCTTGGAAAGGAACAATTCCTGACCATGACTTCCAGGAAGTACTATTCAAATTTGATACAGAGGTGGTTTTACCGGAACTTAAGAAAGCATTTGGTTGGAACTCTGAAATCATAAAATAAAGATTGAGATATGACATTTATAATTATTTCATTAGCAATTGGTGTTGCATATTTTGGCCTTTACTGGTTAATTTCAGAGGAGATTAAAGACCATAAATATGAAGTTATGAATAAGCTCAAATTGATTGAGAAACAGAATAATCTGTTACGAGAAGAAGTCAACGAGTTACGATCCCAGCTTGATGACACGTGGACAGATGTAAAGGTGATTAAGAATAATGTTAAGAATAATATTAATAAGGAATGACACAAGAACAAAAAGAAAAAATACGCAATATATTATATAATAACAAGTGTATTGCTGATTATAAAGAAGAAGATCCCTTTGTTGGAATATACTTCAGTGACTTGATTGACTTATTAGAAGATTATAAACTTGACTTAATAAATGCGATAGATTATGAACCAAGACCAATTTAATGAAATAAAGATTGAGATATGAAACTTATAACATATATATATGCTATAATTATATGTTCTATATTATCTCTTATTGTAATAATGCTTCTTATTATCGGCTTTCCATTTGCTGTTATTGTTGAAGTTATAACTTTTATTAAAGAAGCTATTTCAGAGGATGGATTTGAACATGGTGTTTGGCTTAAGCTATGTAAAGATTGTTTTATGTACATTAAACACGTGTATTGTTTAATTATTAATAGTCCTTATGAAGATTAAGATATGAAAAGTTATACTAACATAGAAGAATCAAAGAAGTTGGCTGAGATACTGCCACCTGAGAGTGCAGATATGTGTTGGGGCATAAGTGATGAAACATTAAAATGGAAAACATTTCCATATTTATTGCCTTGGCGTGATTATACAGCAAAGGAACATTATCTTCCCTGTTGGTCACTTGCTGCACTGCTTGACCAATTAGATGATGTGATATGTGACAAAAATGGATATGAATATAAATTAGAGATCATTAAAGAAGGTGTGCAGTATTATTTAGTTTATGAGGGGATGCTTGATGCTGCATGTTATGAAACTTCTGTATTTGATGATCTCATTGATGCTTGCATTGAAATGATTTTTATACTTAAAGAAAAAGATTTAATATGAAGATAAAATACATGAAAGGTAAAAGAAACAGATATAAATTTCCAATAGGTATTTATATTTCTAAAATTCCTATTTATCCTTTAAATGATGGTAAGATTGAAAGTTATCATAAAAATATGAGAACAATAAACTTTAGAATTAAAAGAAATGTTTATACTATTTTTATAAAAATATGAACAAGATTTGCACAGACATAGAACAATCTAAGAAACTTATTGAGTTAGGCATTGATGTCAATACTGCGGATATGATGTGGGATGATTGGAGTCTTATTGATGAAGGATGGAAATCAATTGTTGGTTACTATCCTGAAATCGAAAAAGATTATGGAAGAAAATGCTATCCTGCTTGGTCGCTTGCGGCATTGCTTGAACAATTTGAAGATACAGTGGGATTAGCAAAAGATTATGGATTATGGTTTTGCTATGATAACAGAAAATCATATTGTTCAAAGCATTATGATAACCCTGTTGATGCTGCTGTTGAAATGTTTAATAAACTCAAAGAAAAAGATTTGTTATGAAACCAGAAGAAGAAATCAAACAAGAACAGGATAATATTGCCCGTGCTAGAATTATGGCATGTAAACAGTGCAGATATTATTATACTGGATGCATGTTTTTTGGCTGTTGTGCAATTTATAATTATCATATGCAACAGATTCATGAACTTGAAAAAGAAAGAAAATCAAAATGACAAGAGAAGAAAAAGACTTGGTACTCCATGACCTCTGTGCGAGGTTGCCTTATAGGGTAATTGGAGAATATTCTTGGAAAGGAAATGAACCTTATAATAGAGAATTAACAGGTTCTCTATTTGACGAATTAAAATCTTCATGGGATTCGACGGAAGACAGTGAATTTTTGCCTTACCTCCGTCCAATGTCAAGTATGACCGAGGAAGAGAAGAAAGAATATCAATCTCTATGTGTAATACATTCTGACCATGATGCTGATGATAATGTCACTTATTATTATTTTGATACCGTTGAGTCGTTTGACTATCTTAATAAGAATATGTTTGACTACCGAGGTCTCATTGATAAAGACCTTGCATTAAGTACTGAGATATATAACCCTTATTATAAAGATTGAATTATGGATGATGATTGGAACGTTAAACAAATTGTAGGTTTTGTGCTTATGATTTTCAGTGGGTTGGTAGGACTTGTAGCACTTATAGTTCTCTTATGCAAATTTTTAAGAGGAGAAATTGTTGGAGGTATATTGCTTGTGTTGATGATGATAACAGGAATCTATCTCTGGAAGAAAGGTTCAAAAGAAAATAATAAAAAAGATTGAGAAATGGTAAGCAAAGAAAAACGAGATGAGGTTTTTGAACATAACAAACCTTATCTGAAGGACAAGGATACAATGGAAGACTTGCTTCCAATCTGTGAGAGGTGTGAACAATGGTGTGGCAAGGAGCACGACTTTGAGGATTGCCGAAATCAACCATGTTTTGAACTGTGGTTGAGTAACGAATACTTGGAGTGGTGTGAATCATTTAAATAATCCCAATTAAAATTGATATTATGGACTACGAAAGAAAATACAAAGAGGCTCTTGAGAGAGCATCAAAGATTTGTAATAGTGATTTTGAACCAAATGATAAATCAATATTATGTTCTATTATCTTCCCCGAACTCAAAGAGAGCGAGGACGAGAAGACAAGGAAAGACCTTACTGAATTTATTAAGAGTGCTTCAGGTGGATTCTTAAACTCTACAATACCGTGCAAAACATTCGGAGAATGGCTCGAATGGCTTGAAAAGCAAGGTAAAAAGTCTGTAAATATAGATGTTGAATCTATGGTAAGTTCATATGAACAAAGACTTGAAAGTCAAGGTGGTACAAAGTATACTCCTCTTGTTAATATGCGCTTAACTGCTTTTAGACATGGTGTTGAAAATGTATTAGATGAACTAAATTTAAAGAAACTTGAAAAGCAAGCTGAAAAAAAGCCTGCTGATAAGGTTGAACCAAAGTTTAAGGTTGGTGATTGGATTATTGCCACCGGTGAAGTGGTTTATCAAATAAAAGATATTCAAGGTCCAAATGTTACTCTTATAGAGCCAAACGGAGATGAAAGTATTTTTGACATAAGTGTTTTAGATGACGCAAAGTTATGGACAATCGCTGACGTAAAAGATGGCGATGTGCTTGTTGATGAGGACAATAACATAGGTCTTTATTTAGAAGAAAAGGATGATGTATATTGGCATTCTTGCATTTATCTTGGTTGCGATAATTGTCTTCGTGGCTTTAGTATAGGCGGTTATCATAAGCATAAAAATACTAAACCAGCAACTAAAGAGCAACGTGACCTGTTATTTCAGAAAATGAAAGAAGCGGGTTACGAATGGGACAGTGAGAAGAAAGAATTGAAGAAAATTGAGCCAAAGAAAGTTAATGCCAATAAGGTAATTAATTGGGTTAATCCCGATAAGGTAATTGAATGGCTGAAAGGTAGGATAAGAGAGACGAAAGAATATTTTGGTGAACATGGTGTATATTACGATACCCATTTGACATTACCTTATAGTTCTATTGAAGACCTTATTAATGATTTTAAGGAAGATTTCGGACTATGACAGAAGAAGAATTAATGATTGGTGACCTTGTACAAGTAAATGACGAAGTATGTAAGGTTATATCAATATCGTATTTTGACATTGGGATATCTGACAGTAAAGAAGATTTCTACAATGAGCATATTGATAACATTAAGCCCATTCCTCTTACCACAGAAATCTTGGAGAAAAACTTCGACTCCGAGAAAGTTGACTTCGAGGGACGTCATATCAGCACACGATACACTGACCGCAATGAGTTCCGTGACATCGTGATTGCTGAATATACTGACGGGATGTGGGAAGTTAAGATTGACGATGTAGATTTCAGTGACCCTCCGACCTGGAAGGTATATGTCTGTGACGTCCACGAATTGCAACACGCATTGAGACTATGTAGTATTAATAAAGAAATTAAATTATGAAAAAGAAAAAAGACGACAAAACACTTGGATTGCTGGTATGGGCAATTGTTAGTGCCATCATAATCGGCTTTTGCTGGTCGTGTGTAGAGAAGAACGCTGACGGCTCCATCCCCCTTAATAAGAACACAGAGGGCAGTTATTCATTGTCCGAATACCGTCAAATCGTTATTGACTCTTGTGAATATATCGAGGCGAACTATGCTCTATCTCATAAGGGAAATTGCAAGTTCTGTGCTGAGAGAAGAAAGAAAGAGCTTAAAGAAGAATGATATGACACCAGAAGATGAAGACAAATATTATGATTATTTTAGATATTGGTCAAAGGAACTTAGAAAAGATATTTTAAAAGAGTTATTAAAAATATGAATCAAGAAGTTAGACAAAAGTTAGTAGAGAGATGGGTAAATCCCGAGGATGTACAGTATCTAGATGAGGCTATTGAGAGCATCAATAAGCGTCGTAGTAAACAATATCAACATAAGTATGATATTACCAAGCCTCAGAAAACAAAGAGGTGGGAATACGTCTTCACCGAGAATGATGACCCCTATGATGCAGATATTGATGTTACCGTTGATCACGCCATCACAATGCTAAATCAGTTTAAGACAAAAGGTTATCCATATGTTGGATATGAGGACGAAGAACTAATTGTATATCGATATGAACTTGAAGCTGCAAGTGAATGGGCAAAGAAGATTAAAGGTGACATCTTACGAGAAATCAGTTCTGTTAAGAAGAGCCACAACACTCGTGAACAGAAGGTTGCTAAGATTGAAAAATTAGAGAAACAAATAGAAGAACTTAAAAAAGAATTAGAACAAGATAAAGATTCTTAATTATGAGTGAGCAGCAGAAAGATATGTTAATTGCTTGGTTTGATAATATAAAGCAGATGGCAGATAAGAGACCAAGTAATGACCTGAAAGAAGTATTAGAAGCAATTAGTACCTATGCAGAGATGTGTAAGGGAGATGTTAAGAATATGTTTTACTCTGACAATTTATCGTAGAAATTATGACAGAAAAACAATTTGAAAAGGCACTTAAATTAAGTAATGCGCTTAATTTAATCAATAAGACTTTAGAAGTTGTACCAGTTCTTAATCCCTCGGGTACTACAAATCACGTTGATCTGCGTTTTACTGATACTTGCGAGAATAAAATTATTGCAAAATTAGCATACGACTTATTTCCAGAAGAATTCAAGGAATTACTATATAGGAAGAAAAAAGAACTAGAAGAAGAATTCAAAAAATTATGACAGAAGAACAAAAGAACTTAATAGTAATTAGGTATGAGATCGAGAAAAGAATCGAGCTCTATGAGACAGAAAGAAGAGAAGAAGGTTTGTCTCAAATAGATAAAATAAGTCTTGGTGCTAGAATTGCTGCACTTCAAGAATTACTAGTTTTCATAAAAGGATTAGATAAGACTAATTAAGGGAGGGCCAAAATAAGGCTCTCCATTTCTTTTTAAATTCTTATATGTGATAAAAAAATTTTTTTCATTTCATTCTTATTTATCTAGTTCATGTTCGGGAGGAATGTGAACTAGATTTTTTCTTTCAAACCCTTATATATAGAGAGAAATAACATTTATTTTAATAAAAAAACAAAATTATGATTACAAACAGAATGAGTTATGAGGAAATCTTAGAAGAAATAAAAAAAGATTTCCCTAATCAAAGAGAGTTTATTAAGAAACTCAGTTATCAATTTGATAAGACCTTTAATAGGAAGACTCAAATGCAGTCAAGAATAAAAGGTCTTCGGAAAAGAGGAATCTACAACATCAATGTAGATCTTATTCCCCTAATGCACTATAAATTTAAAAGTGCTAGAGGAAATCAATATTACGCACTGCACTTAGTAAGATTAGATGCAGAGTATGGCGAAACTAGAATTTTTGCGGTTCTTCCACCCAAAACATCAAGTGGAATCGGAGAATATGCAAAATTAAATCTAGATCCAATGACGGGTTATATTGGGATCGGATATATTATAACTTCCCATTACATTGATCGAATCCGTCAGAGGTGTGAGAAATTAAAAAACATTTCATCAGACCTAGATGATATTTTAACTGATGCCCCCAGTAATAGTGAGATAATAGATTACTTCTCATCTCAAATATCTGCGGACAGAGAAATAAAGGTATCTAATACTCTAGGTCTTAGGAGAGGACTTTGTATATTTGATTCTTCACAATTTAAAGATCGGGAAACTCTTATTCCTACTCTGAAACTTGGATATGTAGGAATAGACATAATAAGTCCTGAAAATATACCGGGATGTATCTTTATATACCGAACTTATATTCAAGAGCCGAGAAAAAGACAAAAGGCTCAATTAAAGGAATATAGGGAGATAAAAGAGACTTCCAAGGAAGAGAAGCAGTATAAATATGTGAAGGAAAATTATAAAATGTACGATTTCCTAATCGAAAGAAAACGTTTAATGGAGGAGAATGGGGATTAATTTCCCATTTCCTTTTATTTCCTTATAGTTGAATAAGATTTTTACATTTCATTTTTGTTTACCTAGTTCATGTCCGAGAGGGATGTGGACTAGGATTTTCTTCCTTTTATACCCTTATATATAGAGAGATAATTAAATATATTAATAAAACAATTAAAAGAAAAAGATTATGAAGCCGAACAAGAGTATGGTTTTTTGTCCATCCGCGAGGAAACAGAAAATCAAATTTGATTCCAAAGAAGCGGCCGAACGCTTTATTAGTTGGAATGGAAAAGAAATTCTAAATGAGAATGGTTATGCACCCAGAAGAGTTTATTATTGTTCTGCCTGCGGGAGTTGGCACGTAACAAGCTCTTCTAAGAAAGAAAGAAGAAACATAGACCAGGATAGGGAACTTAGTAATAGGGTTCTTCTGCCCGGTATATTTAAGTGCAGACCTAATAATAATGTTTTGGTTCCATTATTCTCGAAAATTATAAAATTAGCCGTGAGGGCACTCGATCTTGGTTATTTGGATCAAAAAGAAAGGGCCCTTTTTAGGTGTAGGGAATCAATGGGATTAATAGAGAAAACAGAAAGATTGGGAAAAATATTAAGTGTAAAAAATAAATTTCTGACTAGGTGTAATACATTTCGTCAGATTCTTCAGCAAATAGAAGAAGCCCTTAATGAATCCCCGATCGATAAATCAAGATTAGATGAATTAATGACCTTGATTTGTTGGACAATTGAGAGATGTGGAAGAAATAATTTTTCATATTCTCCCTACAATACTGGAGGTCATGACTTTAAGGTGACTCCATCAAACATAGATGAAGTCTTAAAGAACCTTCAGGAAAAAGAAAAAGAGAAAGAAAGAGAAGAACAACTATCTAAAGAAATTAATATGTTGATCCCAGCCGCAGAAATGTGTATTAATTATGGGAAATACAATCAAGCTAAATCTAATATTAGTGATTCAATTTCTAAAGCAATGAAATTAAGTGTTCCAGAAAAAAGAATACAATATATTTCACGCTGTTTAAAATTAATTATAAAAAAGAATTGGATCCCTAAGGAAGAGCTTGAAGAGCTTTTTAAGGGGACGGAGTATGAATCCTCACTGGAGGAGCTCATAAAAAAATATACATAGTTGTTTAATCTAGCTTACGGAAACGTGGGCTAGATTTCTTTTTATTTCCTTATAAGTGAATTAATTATAGAATAAATGAAATATCGAATAAGAAAAATTAGAAATAAGGTTTACGTAGTAGAGAAAAAACCCTTCCTAGGTTGCTGGGAAAATGCTATAGGTGATGAATCTCTTACCTGGCCATCGATAGAAGATTGTCTTCATTGGATCAGGTGTAGACTTGGTTATTCTAAGGGAACACTCAAAATAGGTTATATAGAAAATTTATACTATAATAAATATTCAGGACGCTATGAAGAATCGTAAATTAAATCGAGTTGAAAGAAAAATTAAGGGATGGTTAGTGGAAAATATTGCATTACCACTTATCAGAAATCATGAAAAAGATAGCCCCTTGATTAAACACTATTTAGATGAGGGTGGACAAAACAGAGACATAATTGATCTCTTGGCTGTTTTTGGCACACAGGGACATTCAGGATCATCAGCTCCCCTTACTGCTCGGTTATTCGAAAAGGCTGCTATGTTTAAGATACTATCGCCGCTGAAATTTACCGATAATGAATTCGGAACATTGCATGGTGATTCTCAACAAAATAGACGAATGAGTTCTGTTTTCAAAGATACAGATAAATCTGGCACTGAGAGGATTTATGACATCGATGCAATCACCTGGACAGAGAAATCAGGAAAACGTTTTGACATGAATGGGGAAGATTTCTTTGATTGTGATTATGCAAAGATGGGTTACGGTTTTCATGGCGGTTCAGTTATGGTATATTCTAAGATCAATGATACCTGGCGCTGTCTTGGTTCTCGACAGGAGATTATTAATCGTGAAACCTTTATGGGAAAGAATCAAGTTCGTGTCCCCGTCATAGAAATAGATGATTCCAGTGATACGAAGAATGACTATGTATGTTACTTCACATTAGAAGAGTATATTCCTCAGAACTTTTATCTAGATTATCAGTTTATGGAACGAGATAAGGATGAGGAATATGGAAAGATGTTAGAGATTTGTAAGAAACATAAAAACTCATTAATCGAGGCTTTACAAGATGGCAGCAATTGATAAAATTTATGTGAATTCTTTCGAACAATACGAAGAATTTAGAGATTGGTGTAAAAAACAGCCTCCTCTTAAGGATAAATATGGACGTGAGGCAAAGATAACGCAGTACTTATATTTCTGGAGAAAGGAAGATCTTAGTGATAGGAAGTACAGTGATTTTCCAATATTTAATGCACCTTGTTATGTAGATGCATACATCATTCGAAACTGTCCCCTCGATTATATTCAAAGAGGTCTAATGCTAAACTATGGATATAAAACCGAGGAAGATATCAAAGAAATGTTTGAGACAGTTAAGAGCCGTACTCCAGAAGAACAAAAACGAATCAATGAGGCAAAAGCTAATAATGTTTATCCTAACCCCCTTTCTAATTATTGGTGGGTAGATCTAGACGACTTTGATATTGCAGAGGATGGAAAAATATCTCTTAAGAAGAAAGAAAAATCAACTTATGAGAAGATTTTAAATGGGGAATTATATAACTCCCCCAAAAGAAGTGGGATTGAAGTCGGAACTCATTTTACAATGATTAAATCTCCCACTGCCTGGGGATATAATAAGTTTGAAAAGCCTCTTAGAGGAACTTGGTTCATCGATGTAGAAAGTCCTACTGGAAAATACGATTTCCTATGGTTTCATCAAACTTCAAAGAAAAACTTTGGTAGTGGAACCTGGGATTATGTGGACGAGTTTGTAGATGATCCCTACGGGTCCTCTTCGAGTGCTAATATCCAAACTATTCGATCACTTAGACGACGAATTAAAGAGTGGAAATTGCCAATTGGTACTAGGATTATTGCAACCGGACGATATGAGTATGAAAGATATGAATTTATTGTTAGAAAATGAGATGTAGAATTATTTCATTCTTAGTGAGTTTGATATTATCGATCTCTAATATTAATGCAAATGATACTATTCCACTAATTAATGATTCTACTCCAATATCTCTCCCTAAGGAAAATATAAATTGGGGAAGGTTAGGGTTTCATACAGGAATGTTCATTGGTTGTGGTGGAGTTATGATGATAGTTCTTGAAGCACTCCCCGAGAATGCTACAGCTTGGAATAAAACTGAACTTCGTGAAACTCCTGTATTTCAGCGATGGAAAGATCATGTAAAGAAAGGACCTGTTATCGATAAAGATAGACCAGCCTTTAATTATATTCTTCATCCTTATGCGGGAGCGGTCTATTATCAAGCAGCTCGGGGTAGTGGGTGTAATTGGTGGCAGTCATTCCTATACTGTACCTTCGTTAGTAATGTACTGTGGGAATATGGATTTGAAGCATTTAATGAAATCCCTTCTATCCAAGATCTCTTAATTACACCTATAATTGGTAGTGCATTTGGAGAAGGATTTCATCTCTATAAAAAGAAAATTCTTAAAAACGATTATCGAGTATTAGGCAGTCGTTTTCTAGGAAAGACCATTTGTTGGTTTATTGATCCCTTCAATGAATTTGGAAATGTGATCTTCCAAGAAAAGGATAGAGTTACATCTACGTTCTTAGTATCAAATAATCAAAAATTAATAACATTAAGAATTAAAATATGAAAGTAAAAAAGAAGACTTCAATTAATATTAAAAAAGCACTTGAGAGATGAAAATAAATGAGCTTCAACATATCTTCAGAGTATGTGGAGTAGATAGAGAGATTAAGACTTAAAATAGAAGTATCCTGGCGGTACTTCTTTTATTTTGTTCATTTATAGATACTTAGGCCGGAGAAAACCTAATATATGAATTAAATTGAAACAGCTATGGTATTTATAGATATTAAAGATCTAATTGCAATTGTAGTTTTGTGTATATGTGTAATTTTAATTTGTATTAAAACATATAAAGATAAAAGAAAAAATGACTAACGAAGAAAGAGATCTCCTGATACAGGATATATGTGGGAGGTTGCCGTATAGTGTAGCAACCGAATATAATGGAGAGTTTTATGAGATCCTTGGTTATGTTCACGGAAAGGTAGTGGTAGCAAAGCCCTTCTCTTCAATTTCGATGCCAATTGATATCGAATCCTGTCGACCAATTCTTCGAGAGATAAAAGATCTATGTGGAGAAGAAAAAAGAAAGTTTGATGACCTAGTACGTTTCGCAGAGAGTAATAAAGATTCTCACGTCATCTTAGATTTCTTAAACTCGATACATGTAGATTATCGAGAGCTTATTCCTATGGGATTAGCTAGAAAAATGGATGAAGTTAAATGTCCAGATTGGTATGGGAGGCTCGAGAATTAAAGGACCGGGAATAAAACATTTCCAGGTAGGAGATTGGATATATTCTGATTCAGATATACCAGTTAGAGTGGAGATAGTAAGAAGAACCTATTTATGTTATTCTCCTGATGGGGGAGTTACTTTTGAATATGTTTTTCAACCCTCGCCTATTCCAATAACTCCTGAGATTATGAAGAAAAATGGATTTGAATCAAAATATGACGCTACTTCAACTCTCCATGACATGATTTTTAATCTAACTGATGGTACTTACTTAGATGTAGGAAACGGTGATGTTTTTGCAACGTATTCTGAATATGATTCCGATATGAGTAGGTGGGTTGAAAACGAGTTGCTTTTTTGTGCTATTTCTTATGTCCATGAACTTCAACATCTTCTTCAATTACTTAAAATAAATAAAGATATTAAAATATGACACTTAAAGAAATCGAGAAAAAATTTCCATTTTCTGGGAAAGACGGACCTTGTAAAGATTGTGCATATTTAAATATATGTACTAGTATATTGCCAGGACTAGTTAAACCTAAAAGATGTGGTGGTCCTTTCGTAGTAGAGGATTTGAATAAATTTAAGGCAGTGATGGAAGAATTAATTGAAAATCAAAAAGATATTCCGCCTGAGATTGCAAAAATAGTACAAGATAATTTTTGGGACTTAATAGATGATAAGGAGACGAAGCCAGAAATTAACCCGGAACGAGAAAGAATAGTAAACAGTATAGGATATAATGCTGCCAAGAATGCAATTAACTACTATAATACAGTAGTTCTGGACGATAATGTAGTAGACGCATATGAAGAGGGTGCTTCATTTGGCTATACTTTCGCTATTGGTAAGGTTTGTCGTTGGCTTAAGAAAAATATTAACTCTTATCCAACCCCTATTCCTGTTGATAAGTTAATTGAGGATATTAAAAAAGCATTAGATGAATGATGATAACCCTTAAAGAGTGTTGTGCTATCTGTGAATTTTATAAGAATCATAGAGAAATAAGAAAGTGTCCCCTCGAGAAAGTATATTCAACTGCATCTGGGTGTGGGTGTGATGATGCGGAAGAGTTTGCAAAGTATAGGGTGACCTGTGATGCTTTTAAATTAAACAAATTATTTAATACCGATAATAAGAATGGAAAATCTACTTAATGACCTAGTTTACATCTTATACTGGATAATTGGAATAGCTTTCATGCTAATTGTTATAGTAGGAGCATATAAATTAGTTAAAGCGATTATTAAAGATTTTAAAAATAAAAAAGATAATGACTCCGATTGAGAGTCATTTTTTTTATCCCATTATCCCCTTATAAGTGTAAGTAAAAAGTATATTATAATAAACAAATTAAATAATAATATGAAAGCATTTTATCGATACCTAGAACAATTAGGTAGAATTAAGTTATTAATTGAATTATTTAAGTTAAAAAGTGTAACCTGTGAGTTGGATATATACAATACCAACAAAACAGCAGCTCTTAGGTTGAAGTGGCATGCACCTTGGCCGGATAAACTGAGAAGGCAGTCTGAATTGGCGGCCATTGAAGATATTCTAAGTTCAAAGGATGCAGAAGAATTCGATGACACCTTAACGGAACACGAGCTCTTATTCCTAAATGCATGGAAACATGAGACTGTTTGGGTTAATTATAAGATGAGATTTGAAAAACCTGAGGATTACACAGTTTATCTGAAGGATCTATCTCAGGAGGAATGGATTGCACTTAGAGACTCAATAAAGGAGTACTTAGTTAAGGAGGATGACGAAGTTCTTAAACATTATATTTCCTTAACATCTACAAAATAAAAAAGAGACCGATTAAAGGTCTCTTTTTTTCCTTCCTTCTTTAACGTCGGAGGAATAAAAATAAAATAGGGGACCATATTGATCCCCTGTTTTTTTAATCGATCAAGATTTCAATTTCCTTTCCATCTGATCCCTTAGGCAACTCTACTTCGAGTATACCGTTTTCTAATTTGGCTTTAATGTCTTTTCTTTTTATTCCCCTGGGAAGGCGGTATTTATTATTGATTCCCGCATTAAACTTTCCTTCGGTTTCCTTCTTTCCTTTGATGATGAGGAAATCACCTTCTACTCTAGTATCAAGTTCGTCTTTCTTATATCCCCAAGCCGATACACGGAGAAGATATTTATCGTTGTCTTCCTCTACTCTGTAACTTGATGCCGGAAGACCAAACATCTGATCAAACATATCATTAAAAGTACCCATAATATTATTAAATTTTATAAGATTCATTTTTCTATTATATAGGTTTACAATAATTATGCCAATCCCGAGAAATTCTTATATATGACAAAATTTCAGATATAAAATGTCAAAGTGGCAGAGAAATTTTAAAATAACTGACATAATGACTGATAACAAATTAATAAAAACATGTTAAACTTTTTTGAACTACAAGACATCGTACTTCTTCCTTCAGTGGTAAATCAAGGTCACCCCGGAGGAAAAGTAAATTTTGAGGTAAAAGACTTAGGAGATTTGACAGGAATACCTAATTCATTGCCCATCTTCGCAAGTCCAATGGAGGCCATTATTAATAGTGGAAATGTTAAAACTTTCATAAATAATGGAATAAAACCTGTTCTCCCCGGCACTGAATCATTAGATATACGACTTCAATATTGTTCTTGGATATACTGTGCATTTTCCTTGAATGAAGTTGAAGATTGTTTTTTGAAGAATAAGAGAAGGGGTGATAGACAATTTCATATTTGTATAGATGCAGGTAACGGACATGATGTTGGAGTATTAAATATGGGTCTTGAGCTACGAAAAATGTATGCCGATCAAGTATGCTTAATGGGAGGAAATGTTGGAATTCCCGAAGTATATAAGGACTACTCAAATGCTGGATTTGATTACATGAGAGTAGGAATATCAAGTAGTTCTGTAGTTGATAAAGAAAAGTACGGGTTTCACTATCCTATGGCATCTCTTTTGGATGATATTAAAACTTATCGTTTTTCAGGTGCCGGCAAAGGACTAAGACCTGTGAAAGTAATAGCAGATGGAGGAATAAATTCATTCTCTTCTATCGTAAAAGCAATTGCATGTGGAGCAGATTATGTAATGCTAGGAAGAGAGTTTGCTAGAACCATTGAAGCCGCCGGTGGAATATTTAAAAAACAGAAAACGAAAGACGGCGGGAAAGAATTTGTTCAAATCAACCCCGGTTCCATACAAGGATGGGAGGGTGGTAGAGCAAAAGCCGAAGGTCTTCAGAGGTGGTACTATGGAAATACTACAAATGAGATACGAACAAAAAGAAAAACGCAGGAAGATCAAGAGGCCTATGAAAATGGTTTTGCTGGATATGTAGTAAATGATTCAACTAGGGATTGGATTTACATAGATTATTCCTTAGATGAATGGGTTGACGATTTTAAAGAATGTGCTTACTATGCATTTATGATGACTAACTCTTTAACCTGGGAAGAGTTTAAGAAAAATGCAAAATACGGAACTCACTGATATCGCGTCAAACCCTTATATGTGTATGAAAAAGAAAACAAAAAAATTGAATTGGAAAAACGTTTTAATAGGAGCACTAGGTATAACAACTGGAGTTCTCCTAATAAAAAACAGAAATTTAGAGAAAACAGTTAGTGGACTCACTGCCGTAAACGAGAATAACAAGGATCTTATCAGGGGCCAAGAAAGGGCTATCCGGGGATTAAGTTATGGGCTCGGAAAAGAAGTGGGTTCAAAATATTATAAACATTAAAAATAAAAATCATGGAGGAGAACAAAAACAACATGAAAAACGAGGGAAAGAAAAATTCTAAACCTCGTAAGCCCAATAATGATCTTGGAATCATGAGGGTATTGTGGGCCATATTTAATATGATGGCTCGAAAAAGAGATCGGTTTCACCTGTTGAAACCAGAGGAGTTGGATACAATTTCTAACTCACTAGATCTTTGTGAATGTCAACGACTTCGTAAATCAATTGTTGAAGATCACTATTTTAAGAAACTGAAAAAATTGGACATACCTGTTCCAAAACTAATTCTTGAACCCATTCAGGGGTCTCGAAGAACCAAATTGGGCATTGAGGATGATCCAGTAAAAATTTTGAAGGAGATACATAAATATGTTTCGGTTAAATATCCTAATGAAAATTGGGTACTCCCCGAAGACATCGTTATCTTCGACAAAAAAGAAGAAGAAAAGGTAGAGGAAAATAAGCCAACTGTAAAGGAGGCCAATATTACTGCCAAACGACCTTTCGGTCGAAAACAATTTGCGATAGCCGCACTTCTTAGTGAATTGGGACCAAAGTCGCAAAAAGAAATCGGTGAGTTTTTATTCTATAGTGTTAACTTTTGTTTTAATAGGTTATCACCAGAAGACTTAAATTACCGAGAGTTCAAGGTTCTTTCCGATGGAAGGATTAAATTTGTGGGAGAGTTAGAGAATCTTCCCTACAATCCTAAAAACATCATTGAAGAACCGTGGTGGATTTCAGATCCAGCTAAAATAAAAGTATTTGAGAAATATTTCCGTGTTCAACGTGAGAGGGTTGAAAATATTATTATCATCCATCGTGATGATAGTATTAGAACTCGACGAATTCTTGCAAAAATAATTGATTCTTCCGATTATCCAATCGGAAAGCCAAATCTGGCTAATGAATTGAAGGCTGGACTAGTCGACTGTATCTTAATTGATGCAGAAGAGCTTCTAAAATAATAGGATTTTCAAATACTAGAAAGAAAGGGGACAATTCCCTTTTCTTTTTGGCCCGGAATTTAAAACGCCTTTATTTCCTTATATATGTGATAGTTAAAAAAAATATTAACAAACAAATTTTTAAACAAACACTATGGAGAATCCAGAAGTTAAGCAACAGAGTTGTTGCAAGAAAAAATCATGGCGTAGTAATGCCATAGAAAAAGTTGTTATTTTTGGGTTTGGCTGTCTCACTACATACTGCTGCCTTAACCCAAACAAAGTAAAAAATCAACTTGACAAAGTGAAGGGCTACTTCCAAAAGGGCCAGAAAGGAGGAGAGAACGCATGAAGAATAGAGACGCAGCAAGGTGGATCGTAACGGGTTGCGCCGTTCTTGCCACAGGAAAATATCTTGGAATCGGCGAGAAGATTTGCAGAACCTCAAAAGGTGCTTTTGATAAATTAAAGGGTTACTTTAAAAAAGCAGAAGATACCGCAGAAGAGGTTATTGAAGAGGTCAAGGAAGAAATAACAACTTCTGATAAGGATTGATCAACAATCCCCAGTTCTCCCCACGTTGAGAGGAACTTTACATTAGTTCCTCTTTTTTTTATTTTCCCGATATTTCCTTATACTTGTATGACGCGACAAAAAATTAAGAAATTATTTACTGCATCAGCAGTGAGTTTAAGTAAATTGTCATGGGACCTATCTAAGGTCTTATTAGTAACCGGATCAGCAGCAATTTTTATAGCAATGATAGCTGATTCTATAAAAATAAAAGAAGATGGAGAACTCTAATGTTTTTAGAAAGGTTATGGGTTCAGGACTAGGCTCTGCAATTAATGCGGTAGCTATACTCGGGTTAGTAACTCATCTAGTGAGTTATATATATGACCTAACTAATTTAAAGAAATCACCTTCTCCTCCTAGGAGGGAAGACTAATTAACATAATTATTAATTCTTTAAATACGGGAGAATGAAACAGAGTGTTTTAATTTGGACCGGAGCAGCGATAACCGCGACAGGTCTAATTGGCATCGGTTACAAACTTCTTAAAAAAGACAAGAAAAAGAAGTTTTTTACCGAAAAAACTGACACAAATGAGGGCGGACAAGATCAGCCCGGAGTAAAAACAACCAAAAAGAAAATTGCACGACCTGAATTCGAAAAGAAAGAATTGGTTGATAAGCGCAATTTTATTAACAAATTGTTTGATGAGTTGATTGAGAATGGATCAATGGATCCAGAAGATCTTAATCAACCGAATGAAAGAGTTCCATCTATTATATTCCGTCAGGTTTATGATTGGGAACAGAAACGTGATAAGCTCGATATTTTGTTTGAAATTCCAAAGGGAAGTTATCTTAAAGGTATTCGAGTATTTGTAGAAGAGTCTGGCGAAGAGAAGGAATATCCACTGCCCGGAAAAAACATGAATGCGGGACAGTTCATAAAATTCCTATCGAGAGAGTATCTGACCAATCTGGTTAAAGATACGTTGCCACTCTATAAGGATAAAGTATTTGTTAGGCTTGATGGTTATTACTACGTATCCTACACAAAGGTAGATCCAGAGAACGGAGAAGAAGATTATGGATATAAAATAATTCCGGTTAATATGAGGAGATTAAAAGGATCCTCAGATACAGACTCACGTTCACTAAGTAACCATCTATTTAAGGTATTTGATGCCATTGTCAATGAAAAACGGGAATTCATCGAAGATCAGTTTCTAGTAAGTAAGAAAAATGATCAATTTCGTGATAAGGATATTGATGATGTACTATTTGCAGTTCGTTTATCACTGTTCATAGCAGATGACGAACATCCGTTTGGAATAACTCCAACTGGAGCAAGTAATCTAATTGATGAACTTCTCCAAATAGTTATACCAGGACGAAATACCTTTAGCTATGAAAATATGATCTTCTTTGATCCAGATTATGAGGAAAAAGAAGAGTTAATGATCTATGCACGTAAAGAACAAGGTAACCTGTCAAAATTGGTACCTTACCCTTACAATGTAGACGATGAAGATTAAAAGTTTATAAAAAAGAGAGAATAGCTTTAGACTATTCTCTTTTTTTTCAACACTTTATTCGAAGAACTTTTTTGCCCAGTTTCCCTTTATATACTATGATATCGAATTGTTCCATATCTTTCATTAAGAAGCCAACAGAACTTAATTTTATATCGTCTAGAGTGATTTCTTTTTCTGGTTTATTTTTTCTACATTCCAGATCATCATCATTCACAATTAAAGCTTTTAAACTTCTTCTTTCCATCTCAATATAGTTTATAATTCTATTGTTTTCCCCGAATCTAGATCAATTCCCCTAGCACCGGGTCTCTCAAGCAAACTTTTTTCGATATGAGGGCGAAGAAATGTAAAAGAGTCTTGCGGATATTTCCCAATCATTCCTTGAATCATGAAACTCTTCATCTGATAGGAGAGATAATAAAGGGGATCGTTTTTTACTCGATGTCTAATATTATCCCAAAGTTTTCCTATAATTTTCCCAAGAGTTTTTGTTTCCGGTAGATATTTGAAGTTCTTTGCTTCTTCCTCTATTATCATTAAAATTTTTCTAATGATAGTTATTACTGTATCTGCCCCACTAAGTCTTCTTCTCGTCAATCTTTTATATTCACTGATTATTAGTGGTTTGTATAAGTATAGAATTTTACAAAGTACTTCAGTCTCTTTTATGGTTCTTCCTGTATATACTTTTTTAAACGTTGAATCTATGTTTGCTAAATATGTTTTAACTATTCCCTTATATCTATCTTCTTCTTTCATGAGACGTTCTAACTCCACTACTAAAAAATCAACTATATTCAATAAACCTAATGCATAAAGATCGATTGATATAGTTATGTTTGGATCGACACGTCTCATGAGTTCTTCTACTTTTACTGTCGTCTTCATAACTATATTATTTTTTATAAATTATACTTCTCTTATAAGAGCTTTAGAAGCTAATTCCCCCTATTTCCTTATTTATGTATGTTAGATAATAATTCAATGATAGAATTGGCCCTTTGTTGGGTAAAGAAAACTAAACTGTATAAGGAACTACTAGAAATAAATACTAAGATTCACGATATTATTGTGGAGCTTGGTACGAAAGATCTACCTAAAGATTTCAATAGTGATCTCGAACTCTATACTCAACGAAGCATCGATCCCTATTATACCAGGGCACATACTTGTTGGGATTTACGAAATAAATTAGATGGATTTAGTATTGATTTTACGGACATTGATTATCCTATTCCAGTTGTAGTTACGCAAGGAGACAGAAATTGGTGTCATAATGAGAAATATTACTATAGAGTTGGAAAAAGAAAGTTAGCACCGCTATTGAGGAGATATGAAGATATTATGATAGATATTGAGAAAAATTATAATATATTTCGAGAAGCTTTAGAATTGTATTCTGGGGAATTAACCTATTCAGATGTAAAACAAGCATTGAACCTAAAAAAATTAGATGAAGATGATACTGACTAATTGTGATAGATCACTTCTTGCAAGAAAATTTCTTGAGCAGGTTGAATTTGGTAAAAAGTGTTCCGAGTTAAGTAATCTTAGGAATAGTATAAAAAATTTAGCAGAGAAGCTTTTAATACGAAATCTTTACTCTGAAGATGAGGTTAAATATATAGAAAATAATTCTCAGTTTATTTCAAGCTTTGATGTTACCATTGATTTAGTAACGCTTCGTATATCAAAGAACGAAATTAGCTTTCCCAGTCCAGAATTTACCGGCGGAAAAGATCCGTATTTGCCTTATTCCGATAAACGATTTTCTGAATCTATTAGGGTTGGGATTCCTAAATTAGAGCGACTGGAGGAATCAATAAGAAAAGGAAATAAAAGCGCTTTTGATTTCCCAATGACGCGGGAAGATAAATTTATTTTCAGAGAAATTCAGAACTTATTTATAAAGTTTCTTAACATTGCTTGGGAGATTAGAGACATAAGAAGTAGTTATTTTCAAGGTTGGACAGGCTATCAATATAATTTTAGTGAATCGTTTAGCTATACTGAAGGAAGTTTATACTCAGATTCATTTCTTAAACCGAATGGAGTAAATACAACAGATCAATTAAAAAATAGATTCCCCGAACTCTATGTTGAACTTATAAAAAGTAAATCCGAGGAACAAGAACTTCCTAATCCTGGCGAGAATAAGGAAAAAATATTAAATCGACTCAAGAAACTAACAATGTTCCTAGATAGATAAAATAAAAGTAGAGAGATATTTAAATTATATCTCCCTACTCTATTTTTTTATAATCTGTAACCACAAGTACACTGACTTCCCTTAGATATTCCATAATTTTGTGTAGTGCCTAATTGATAGTCATTAATATCATATTCCTCGTCTTGTGGATAAATGCCACTACTCCAGGCTTCCCAATCCTTATAGGTTTCTCCAGTTGAACCACAGCAACAAGCGCAGCCCTGTGATACCGGTTCTACCAGTAAGCCTGCATACATAAGTTTAAGTCTAGTAACTAAGCAGCTCATTACATTTGTCCAAGAGAATATAAATCTATCCCTTGAATATATTATGTAATCGCCCTCTTCCTCATTAGACTCTTCTTCCTCTGTATCATCCTGGTCGTCTAAAGTTTCCTCTTCTGTAGGAATTTCTTCATCATATACTCCTACTTCTGTGGCTAGTGTGTCGGCTTGAAGTGCAACAATAAGATCTGCTCCGTAATCAAATAGTTCAAAGATGGTATTCAGCTTTTCAAGAATATCTGCATCATCGCCAAGTAGAACTAATTTTTTATCAACGAATTCTAATATTTTTGTTATATAAGGAGCTAGTTCAGGTCTTACGTGATAATCTACTGCACCTAAGCCAAGTCGTTTCATTAAATCAGATAGAGCTACTTTATACTGTAGATATCCTTCATCTGCATTCCATTTTATCATAATTTACCACTCTCCTCCGTCTATTATTGTAGCTTGATCTCCTGCTTTCCATTTCCAGGTTTTATTCCAGTCATTTGGATCAGTGGAAGTAAATATATACTCTTCCCAACCATTTTCTCCTAAGAATCTAAGTTTAACGCCCGGATACCTTCTTTCTCCCGGTACTTTAGGTAAAACAGATTCTAATGTATATCTCTTAGTAAAATTATTTTCTTCAACGTTTGGATTAATATACTCTCGAAGAAAATCGTTAACTACTCTAGAGTTTGAATTTACCGCAGTATTTATATTATTCATATCCTGACTGCTAAGATTTTGACCTGGTGAGAAAGAATTTATTCCCGTGCCATTTGTTATGTGTCTCATATATTAAATTAGTACAATAGAATCTAATCGACAATTATCTAATTTACCTCGTTCTGCGGAATACTTTGGCATCTTAGATTTGAACCATTCTAGTGAAATTTCACGTCTAGGTCCTTTTGCCTGACGAGCGAGGGTGGTCATATTTTCAATTTTCCTTACAACCCTAGCCATCGCTTTCTCTAACTTTTAATATATATAAATCGGCTAAGATAAATGAATCTTTTGGACAATCATCTAGATAAACTACTGCGAAACATTTTCCATCAACAGATATACGAAACTTGACATCAACTACAGTATATACTCGATTCGATATTCCTTTCCAGTTAGTTCTTCCAGTTATCCTTCTTATTTTAACTTTAGCGCCAATCAATTGATGATAATCTATTACACCACTCGTTTCATCCCAATCAATTAAGCGCTCATCATCTTTACAAAAACCCTTCATTCTCCTTTTGCTAATTTATCTACGTAATTATTCCATTTTGCTTTTGGATCCATTATACTTTTAGGTTGATGTCCCTTTACCCAACGAAAGTCTATAATTCCTTTTAATTTTTTTGATTCTATTTCTTTATTAATTAAAGAATAAAGGATTTTTATATAAGGTTTATTGATCTTCCATTCATTTTTTAACCATTTCCCCACGCCCTCATAGTCAGTATATACTATAACTTCCTTAGCGTTCTTAGGAATATTAAATTTTCTAAGGGCCTGTAAAACTCCCATCATTTCAGTCGTCGGGTTACTAACATCTGAGGTCTTAATAATTTCTTTTAGGTATTTAGGAGTTAATTCTAGGGAGAATTCATCTACTAGATTTCCAGAAATTAACATAACCCCACCACAGCCTAAACGACCAGTGGTTTTAAAATGCGATCCATCAGTAAAAATCTCTACATTCATATTTCTATTTGTCTATTTACATCTGAATATTCGAACGGTGGAAGTTCTGGGAAAATTTTTCTTAATTCTTTTGTCCCAATCTCACAGATATCTCCAAGAGTATTCAGTGCGTCTGCCTTTTCAATAAAATTTTGACAAAACCTAGTCATTAGATATATTATCTTACTAGGATCATCCTGAATATTTTTTTGTTTTTCATGGAGAACTCTATTCCCGTGATTTTCTGAAAATTTTTGAAATAGATCAATCCATTTCCAAGGAATTAGAAGTGATGTTCCTGAGTATAGATAATACACAAGATATCCAGAACTATTCATCCTTCCAACGGTTAATTCTCCTATTTGCCTATCAATATCTTTCTCCGGGCCGTTTTTTGTTTCCTGATAACCCAGTTGAATAAATTCCTGTAATAATTGTATTAAATTCATTTGATAGTTATATAAAAATTTATCAATGCATTATCCGTTAGAACTACCGTTAATGTTTCTCTAAATACTTCATATCCAGTGGAGTCGCATAATTGTTTTTTATAGCCAACTAGATCTAGAAAGTTATCTAAATCTTCTTGAAGATAAAAAGTAATTGATAAGGCTCCATTAGATATCGCGTAAGTAACAAAAACGGAATAGGGATATATCTCGTGTTTTTCTAGATACTCAATAACATCTTCTACCATTCTATTTCTTTTATTTTATTAATTAATAAGCCAGAAGAATTCAAAATGTCTCGTAATACTGACCTATGACAGATTTCACTGTTACTTCCATAACCTAGTAACACTACCGCCTTAGCATTACATATATTTCTTAAATTTTCTAGTCGTTTTATTATTGACTCTGATGTAATGTGTTTAATCTCTTCTCTGTACTTCTCTTTGAACTCCTCAATATTTATTTTTTGATCCCTTTTTGCTTGGTAGAGTTCATTACTGGGGGATAGGTCTCTTAAGTGAATAACACTATCACTATATCCCCCAATTAGTTCGGAGTTTCTAATGTTTCTAAGAACGAAAGTAGGAAGAATTTCATTTTGTTTAAACATCTTCATGGTTAGCGGCGACACAAAAGATGTATAAATTAATAGATTGCTGCTCATTTAAAAATTATTTCCTCCAAATTTCCTATACGCGGATCTAAATCCCGTAGCACTAGCTAATCCACTACTCGGCTTCTTTTTCTTTTCTCCACCCTGTTGCTGTCCGTTTCCCGAACCATTAAACCTTTGTGAAGATACCTGAAAACCACTAGGAGCCTGATTGAGTCTTTTTACCAGCTTAAGATTTCCCTCTATTATTCCTTTCATGGTGTATGAATCGATGTGATATGATATATTCGGACTTTTAAGAATGTCCTCCTGAATCATTCCGGAATCTAAGAGAAATTTATTTAAAATACAGAGAGCCTCAGTTAAATTAGCAGAAACCATTAAGGAATCTGAACTGGGCTCGTATATTTTAAAGTACTGTTTTTGTGGATCGAAGTTTATTACAATTTCTATCATCTCCTGCCACCAACGGGACCTTGGCCTGGATTACCGTGTCCTCCTCCATGACTTGGGGGAGGAGTTGAAGGTCTTACCCCATGATTCCCTCCGTGTGATGGAGGTGGGGGAGTAATTCCACCGGGTCTGCCTGGACGACCTGGGTTATGTGGCCTTCCGGGGGGAGGTGGTGGTGTAGGTCTATAGTGTCTGTGATAATAGTAATAGGGTCTAATTGGGTGGTAGTATCTATATCCGCCTAAATAAATAGTAGTTTGTGGAACTGGATCTACAACATCAACGTATAGTTCATCACTACAACCACAGAATAGGATTCCTACAAAAAGAATCGCTAATGTAATCATTAACTTTTTCATAACATTATTAAAATTCCTATGATTATTCCTAATATCCCACCAGCACCGCCAGCAAACCAAGCTTTCTTTTTTGCTTTTTTATTTTCGGTTGCTAACTTATCATTCTGATTAGATAAGTTAACATTTTCTGTAGCTAATTGGGTAGCTTGTTCGATGTAGTAGGCCTCTTTTTTCTTTTCTCTCTCTTCTTGTGCTACTATAATAGAATCTTTTAGACAAAGCCTAGTTGAATCTATTTTAGCAGCTTCCCTTAGAAGACCATTCTCCTTCTTGGTCCATTCAAATTCTTCAATAATTCCATTAATGGTTGATAAATTTTTTGGAGTAATTTGAACTAATGTATCTCCATTTATGACAACCTTTTCCTGCGCATTCCCCAGAAAAGTAAAAGAAAAGAGGAATACGACAAAGATAAATATTTTCTTACTCTTCATCTTCATACTTATCTTCATATTCTTCTAGTTTATTTCTTAAATATATTATACCACTATCAAGAGGCAATTTTTTAATACTATCTGCCTTGATATATTTTATCTTGGTTATAACTTTAATGTTATCTCTTACTTTTTCCGCTTTTCCTTTCTCTTTTATTTCAGTCTTCCATAAAGTATCTATTTTATTTTGCTCTTTAATATAGACTGTATCTGGAACTACTACAGGCGGAATAGAAATCGGTTTTGACCGATTGAAGACATATTTATCCATTAATACGCCTAGGCCAAAACCGATTAGTAATATAATAATTATACTAAGAATCTTTTTCATTTACTAAAATTCCGATCCGATATTCTGTATCGGATTCTTTCTTATAGTTTACTTTGAGATGATATATCTTAAAATCATCTCCCAAATCCTGGATGGCATGAATATCCCAGCCCTCTGTGGAATCTAGCTGACTTTTAAGATACATTAATCGTCTAAGTCGTTTTCCCAAGATGTTCATTTCTGCTGCATTAGCTGATAAGAGTTGTTCGTTTAGTTTTTTAATCAACTCCTCCGTTTCTTCTAAATTCAACAGCTTCTCTTGAGTTTCGCCGATTCCATATTGAGTGGGTGTTTCACTAGTAACGGTATTAATGAAAATACCGTCTCTTTTCTCACTCTTTATTTCAACCAGCTTCGCGGTGTATTTATCACAGACGTTTATTGCATTTGTTATATTATTTAGCTGATCTAGCGAAGTTGTCATACCAAGACTGACAAATACTCCAGTTGGCTGAACAAACTCCTCTCCATCTAAACTGTTAATATAAAATGTCTTAAACTTCGATTGATAAAACATACTAACTAGTTCATATACTTTTTCTCTACTTACCATGATGAATAACTGTTATTGAAATTTTTCACAACTATATTTTTGAACTTTTGATTATAGTTGCTTCTTCCGTAGTTAAATCCCCAGAGAGAATAATCTCCCATGGATTTTTCTTCCTCTGCCCACTCTTGCAAGTAGTCTTCAAAGTCAGACACAATTACGAGAGTTGCACTATTATCGTAGTGTTCTTTAAAATATTTTATACCTCTAGCTAACCTAGTTCCTCCACCTACATGGATTCTTGGAATCGAATTTTTTGGGTCAATATCTTTAATATGCTCTCCCAGACCTGTATTCCAAGAGATAATATCGTATTTTAATCCACGACCGGTTCCACATTTTCTCATCTTCTTAGCGATAGTATTTAGAATTCTATCAACTAAGCGAGTATCCATAGAGCCTGAGATGTCAATTAAATATACAATCTTAGGATCGTAGACCATAGTTACTTGACTACTCATCGACGGCGCAATTACTTTTCGATTTATTCCACGATTATAATTCTTCATTACATCACGGACGATCTCTCGCTTAACTACTTTATTCTTGTAGTTTCTAATTACTTCATCGATCGCTTCGTCAACTGGATCTAGAGTTTTGTTAACCTCCCTTAAGAAATCTCCGCCAGGACCATTTCCACAACCTGTTCCTCCACAGGCAGTAATTTGACCTAAGGATCTTTTCACGTCGGTTGAATCTCTTTCCTCAGTTCCATGATCTATTCTTCTTCCCTGTCGCTGAAGATCTTTTAATTCAGATGATCCAGCTTTTCCACCAGAGTTAGAATCGTCATGTTTTCCTAAAGAGTCAATGATCTCATCAAAACTAGGATCTTTTCCCTTTCCGTCCTTGTCCTGACCTTGTCCCTTGCCGGGTTGTTTCTCTGTCATTCCCAATTGCTGGAGAAGTTCATCTAATCCCGTAGAAGCATTACCATTTCCGAGTTGCTCCAACATATTCTTCACATCCTCGGAAGAAATATTCTGAGTATCACCACTACCTCCCATCTTAATGCTAACCAGCATTTTAACGAATTGATCTAGATTTTTAATTATCATAATCAAATATTCTGGGTAAGATAGTTCATCGGAGAAAGGAGATCCATCTGGATGATGATAGCGATTTGGTAATATAAGTTTGATTTTAGACTCTTCCTTCATTTGGTTGAGTTTATCTTCAATTGCTTTTTTTAATACCTCTTCCTCTACTTTATCTTTTAATTCCTCAAGGATTTCCGTTCCAGTGTCTGGCAAGATACTAGTAAGTTCTGCCTCCATCTCTTCAATATCTTCGTTGCTAAGAATCTTGGTGTTTACTTCCATATCCATAGCAATATTATGAAGACTATGATTTAAGATAGGATCATCGATTACTTTTTCGATTAATTTTTCAGCGAAATCAATTCCACAGTTTTTATTGATCTGATCTATTAATTCGCCTCGGTATAGCTTGAATACATTACATATTCTTCTATCAAGTTCCTCATGTAAACCATCTAGGTGACCTAAGTAGATATGCCCTAATTCGTGAAGTTTTATCCTGTAATCTGTATGCTCCAATCCAGTTGTATTGCATACCACATTATAGACAATCAGTTCACGACCGGAATCGATATCAATTGTTTTAAATCGATATGAATAACCTAAGTCCGGTTTCTGAGGAGAGAACTTTCCATCAGTCTTCACTCGCAACGAGTTTCCAAATCTGTTATAAGCACTCGTTACGAAATTTTCAACTATTTCCAGTTCTGAATATTTTCTTTTCATCTTTAGAATGATTTAATCTCAGCTGTCGATTCAACAAGAGCGGCCTGAGTTTTCATCAGTAATCTCTTAATAGTCTTTATCTTAAATAAAACTTTTCTGAGCTTTATATGGGTATTAGTAACAGAATCTTTGGCAGTTCTATCATAACCACGCTTTGGATCATTAACGAGACTATCTACTTCTGTTGCTAATGTTGCAATTAAATTCCAGTAAACGACATCACCTGCATATTGTTCTACAGTAACTGGACAAACTGATTCAGCTGATGCATCTGGATTAACTTTGTACTTAGAGATTCTCTGAGAAGATTTAATTAAGCAACCGTTAATTTTGCTTACTAAATCAGAATCAATAGGTCTCTCTATACTCTTTAATTCACCATCTGATTTAAGCTCGTTTAATTTATTGATGACTGCATTAAGAACTGGTGCTTCTAATACGGTAGAATCACTTACAATATTATCCTTGAAGAAATTCTCGTACTCGGGAAGTTTATTATTATTCATTTTCTCAATGTCTCCAATCACCTCAGCCATAGAATCATAGTAATCCTTAGCTACTCTAGATTTCTTTACTTCACCGTTATCGTCTCTACTAAGTGCTAGTCCAACAAGACCATTAACCATGTTCAAGTAGTTCTTAGAAATGATTCCATCTTTTCCGAAACAGATGAATGAAGCAACAGTAACGTCACGTAAATAGTTCAGAGTACGATATGTAATGAATCCGGGTAAGGTTTCATCACCATCCAAGTCTGAGTATATATTAGACAATTCAGTAACTTTTGGATTGAATACTTTATCACCAGATGTCATAAGTTGTTCCGTTACTAACTTAATCTGTCTTTCGATATATTCTCCGATTTTATCTACGTTCTCCTTAGTATATTCCTTTTCCTGTTCGTCCATTTCCTTCATGGCCTTTATCAAAGTATCTTTCAGGTCCTTTCTATTTCCACTAATAGAACCAGTATACTTGCAAAGGAACATGTCTAAGTCATTCTTTTCAGGCACAATGTTATAAATACAAAATCTATTCATCAATGGTGGAAGCATTATCATTGAATTGCTCAGGTTATTAGCATAGTTACCCGCTGATACAATCAATGTGCTCTCTGGTAATCTTTCTCGACCTACCATTCTCTCAAACACCAGATGAAGAAGTGCTGCCTGAACGTAGTCATTCGCAGTTGTAATCTCATCCAAGAACAAAAGACTCTTCTTTCCCTTTGCGTCATTATCCAAGATATCCTGGAACCAATCTGGACGTAATCTAATTGTAGATCTATCGACTGATGTATCCGTTGGTGCAATTGGATAACCGAGAATACTTTCGGGACTCTCAGAGTTACCTCTTACCAAGATCAATTCATATCCTCTTACCTCAGAGAATAATTCAACTGTCTTAGTCTTACCAATACCTGGATTACCTACTAACATAAAGGGACATTCATCCTTTACTTTCTCTGCCACTTTCAACGCGGCAAAAATTTGCATGTTAATTGAATTGTTCAAATTTGCCATTTTTCTTTAATTAAATTTTAAACATTATCAACTATAAGATTTTAAGGGGGATTAGAAATTACTTTTAAATATTTAAAAAAGTCGGAGATTTAGCTAAGAGTAGTTCAAGAATAAATAATTATTCAAGTGCACCTAACCACTCTTAACGTATCTCCTAGATATTCTAAAAATGAATATCGAATCCGCACTATAGCGAAATTCCTCACATATAAGGAAACATTCAACCATTTAGAGGTGAATTGTGGATTTGAAATGGAAGAAAATCAGATAAAGTCCTATGTATCACCTTATTAGTAATAATATATAATTTCAAAACACAATAATATAAATAATGAAGGAAGATGAGTTAAAAAAAGATGGCGCTACTATTTATTGTATAATACAGCTAGCCTTTATTAATAATGTATTTCCAGACCTTTTTCATGAACTACAGAAAATTTCAGATAAAACTGAAGATTTAGATAAGAGTGTAGATCAAGTAGATGAGATGACTAATTCTGCTATGTCTGAAGTTTGTTTAGTAATGAAGTGGGGGAAAACCTTTTGTTTTTATGGTAGTAAGGGAAAAGCCGGAAGAACGAAAGCTTATGATACAAATTGTGGTGATTATAAGCCTGCTGCAGTTTTTAGCAGTTTAGATTCTAGAATAGAAGGAAAAATTCATAAAATATTAAGCGAACATCAACGTTCTGGTATTTTATACGGGAAAGGAATGATATTAGGAGAAAAAGTTGAATTTTACAATGTAAACAAAAGTCTTTGGAGATTTTTGATTTATTTGATTAGAATATATAATAAAGGGAAAGGAAGAAAAGACTTAATGTCGTTCATTGACAATGTTTATAATGTATACGAAGCTTTTTCATATGAACCGGGAATAAAATTAAGTCTAGATTGTGCAGGAATTAAACTATCCAGCATTAGCGATGAATGTCTAAACGGTTGTATTAATATTAGAAAGAGAGCTCTTAAGATTATTGAAAAAATTCCAGGAGTAATGTCAAAGGTAGAAAATTGTATCAAAGAAGAAATTAAACTATGCGATGAAGAATCAAATAGGAGACAGATAAATAAACAAAAGGAGATTACTGATTAAAGTAATCTCTTTTTCTTTAAATCCTTCGCCTAGTGAAGTAGTTCTCAACTGGTAATACTAGTATTCGATATAGTATTACAACTATTATAAAGATCGGAACTAATATCATTAATAGAAGTATAATCGGTACTTTCTTCATATTCCTTCATTAGTATCGCCTAAGCAATAACTCTTTTCTTGTTTATTAAGTTCTCTTAAGATTTTAATAGAATCTAATCGATCTTGCTGTTTTCTTCGAAATTCCCTATATTCTTGTATTCCGATAGTTTTTTCAATAGTGTCATTATTACATTCAGTAATAGCACAATTGGTCTCGCGTTGTTCACAGTTGCAAGAAATGCAAATCAATAATAAAATAGTAAAAATAATTGTCTTTTTCATGTCTTTAAATTTTTGTTATCTTATTTATATATATAAGGGGATATCGGGCTAAATTATTTTTCCGTCCATATTTAACATAATACCCTTATATATAGATAGATAAGTATATTAATATTTATCTGATCCACGTATCTGAAACGAATGATACTAACTTATATAAGCATACTAAAGGTGACTTGCGGGAACTTATATAAGGACAGCTGATTAAGGTGGAAATCAGGTTCGTTTGGGCGAACAGAAAATAGGCAAGTGCGTATAAAGAATTTAGTTATGGAGAATTATACGTATAGGCCCAAAGCGTTAAAGGTTATGGAGACAAATTATTAGAGGCCCAGAATGCAACTAAACAATTATATTTATATATGTTGCATAGGGCTTTATATAAAAATAAATAAATAAAAATAAACAGTTAAATTCGGAGAGAATTTAACATCGGCAATATGCGAAGAGGTGAAGAACTTCTTAGTGCAGTGCCAAAACCGAAGTAACTTAGATATCTAGGTGAACTTTGAAATGAGATTGATGAATTAACTGTATTATTCACTTTCTCAGAGTAGGAGGTCGGCGATATTTAGGGAGAAGAAATACAGCTTCTTATTATAGGAGAGTCTATATAGATCGAAGAGATACTTGCGAGGCCTATAATTAAATATCACAAATCCCAAGGAGAGAAACCTTAGGTAATATAAACTTTTATGAGACAATAACAAAAAAAAAACAATAACTATGAAAAATTTTAAACTTTACCAAGCGATTTGCTTGGTGCTGATGGCGGTATTTTATATTGCCGCAGTGTGGTCACATAATGAAGTGGCTACAAATATTGATTTAGCCCTTTTCGGGGCTTCATTCGCAGGCGTAATTACCTGCCAAATCCTCAAATATAAAAAGAGGATTTCTTAAAAAAAACAACGGGTCTCCATACGTAAGTGTGGGGCCCGTATCTTAACAACCTTTATAACACGTAACCTAAGAGGAATAAAATAACTTTTAGAACACAGGATTACCGGAGAGCGCTGCTCAAGACCGGTGCTCCCGCCCGTGTGAAGATATTGATACATTTACTGTATCTTTATTTTTTCAGTTTTCTAAGTACTTACTCCCTTATAATTGTAGAATTATAAAAATAATAATATATAATGAAAAGAAATAAGTTAGATAATTTAATTGCGAAGTTGGTGAAAGAATTAGAGGCTTCGGAAGAATATCAAGATTTCAAAGAAGAAGTTTATGATACTTTGAAAAAAACGGTGGAAGAATATAGGGAAGGATCAAACGATACAATTGAGGAGATGTATGAAGAAATCTCATATCCGCCAATAGAAAGTATAAATTCATATGCTCAATCACTTACGGGTTTACTAGTTAAAGAAAATATATTAGACCCAAATAAACTAACAGATGAAGATAGAATGTATATTTCAGATCAGATTGCTTTATATTGGATAGAGGTAAGAAAAGAAATGTGCAAAAAAATCTTGGGAATAAAAAAGAAAGGTGGAAATTAATTCCACCCTTATTTTTACTTTTTCTTTTTTACTTTATTTATGTCTTTAATTAACTTATCATTAAGCGTATTCATTGCTTTGTAAAGTTTATCCCAAGATTTCTCATATTTAGTTCCTCGAAGATGCATACCTCCATGAATCATTTCATTTCCGCCCCTCATTATATGTTTCTGGGCAGATCTCAATTCTTGTTCATTTAACTCAATCATACTATAAATAAAGTAATAAATAAAGTTTATAAAAATAGAGAGTACAATATTTAGCATATTAGTACTCCCATTTAATTAATTTATCTTACTACAACCGTTACGATTTGATGTCCAGTTGCTCCAAGACCTTCTGTAGATCCAATAGTTATTCCGCGATTATACAAATAATCTGCAACAGCTTGAGCTCGTTCATTAGAGATTCTATCATTAGCTGCATCTGTACCGGGATAACTAGCTTCACCCTTAATATCAACTACTACATTAGTTGGAATCTGATCCAATACGTTCATAGCTGCATTATCAAGGGTAGATTTGCCGTAATCAAATGCAACAACATATGTTTTGATGGGTGCTTCGATCACACGATCCTTGTAAACAATCTTCTCTACTACTTGAGTAATAGTTTCAGGCTGTCTACTGCGGAGCTCATTTATCTGAGCATTTAGAAGATCTACTTCCTCTTGTGTATATTTATAGGGGCAAAGCTTAAACTCCTTGCCAAACTTATAACTAACACCAGCCATCAATCCATACCAAGCATTTCTAGAATCAAATCTTGGATAGGCGCCTGTTCTAGTACGAGTTAAGTTATAATTCAACTCTGGCACAATGTTAAGTTGGAATTTTGGAGTTAAATTAATATTAAACTCAAGTTGCATCTTAGTAGATAGATCATTAGTTGGATGTTCTGAATAAAATCCATGTACCCAACCCGGTCCTACTGCTGCAACAACCTCGAACTTATCAGGGGTTCCTCGGAAACCATGAAATAGGTTGTTAAAATTTAACTTAGCTAAGGCGGAAACATTTACAAAGTTAACTACATGACCAGTCTGGAATGCACCATACTTTGATCCATTTTCCCAACCCATAGTACCATCAATTGCAACTCCAAAAGTAGGAGTAATCCAATGTGCATATTGCAATGAGGTTCCAGCTTGGATAGTGTGTCCCCAGTCTTCATAACCATTACAACCTGGGTGCATTAATGCAGTTACACCACCCTTAAGTGTTACTACTTCTTCTGCTCTTGCCATAGTAAACATGCTAACTAAGGCAATCAAACATAAAATAAACTTTTTCATTCTTTTAAATAAATTTTTTTAATTGTTTATAATAACTCTTCTATTAGGATATCAAGGTGTTTTCCACACCATTCTATTTCCTTCATGTATTTATCTATATATTGGGGTTTTAATTTTTCAGAATCTGTTAATATATAATCTTTATAAAACCTTTGTGGAATTTCTGATTTTAATGTAAAATAGAAACTACTATCTTTATTATCAGGATCATATATTTCCATACAGTTACATTCTACTGTATTATCACCCATAAATGTTTTCTTATTCATGACAAGGTTTCCGGACCATACGGGAGTTATTTTATCCAGATCCTTGTCATAAATTAGACATATACCGGAAAAAGTAGACTGAGGATTATCATACTCAAAAGACTTGGTTTTCAAATTATATTTTGTTCCGTTTACTTTCCAGGTAATTGCATCTATATCCACTACCATATTTTCTCTAAGATATAGAAATATATTACTTAGTCTTTTATTTTGTCTAATTAATTCTCCGATCGTTTCAAATTCGGGTCCCCATTCATCATCTTCAAATGTTAAAGGTGATAGGATTTTATATCTAGCTGCTCTATTAAATATAGACAATGAGGGATAAAGACTAGTTCCCGTGTGTCTTTGCAAACCCAGCAGACCAAGTAGATCTAATACATTCTTATCCACTTTACTAGTGTCCGTTCCTAGTTCATTCAGATAATGTTTTACAAAAGAACTATCTCTATAAGCTCTCCTCATGATGGGAAGCGCAACTTTCTCAAATAGATATTTTTTAATCATTTGTTTCTTTTTCGTTTTCCTTAAATTCTTTTAAATCTCGTTTCACTACACTAAGTCCATTTTCAATCATCTCTAAATACTTATCATATTCTTCTCCCTCTAGTTTGAAATCGGACTCGAGTTTTTCTTTAAGGAATTCAAGATTTTTGATATTCTCTTCACAAGAATTAATATCTATACATGTATCAGAACTGATACAACCAGCTATTAATATATTCAATATGTTATTACTTTTCATCAAATATAAGAAAAAAAGGGGGTTATACCCCCATTTTATATAGTTTTCCAGACCATTTTCCTTGTCCGAAGTCACGTCGATTGGGTGAAATGAGTATGTCTATTCGATTTCTCCATCTTTTGTTCATCGTATCATGAACATAATAGATGCCGTTGATAGTTGGATCATCTGATACTACTTTAACCCTGTCTCCATATTTAACCCTTTTTGATTTTATTAGGTCCTGGGAAACTGCAATCCATCTAAGATTGCCCGAATTTAGGGAGTTCAAATTAATTTTACTCCCATCGGCTGTGATCAATGGATCAGAGTCACATTGACCTACTACCGGCTGATATAATGTAATGCCTATATCAGCAATCAACTTTTCATTTTCTTTCTTAGTTACTTGTTGTTTAGGCATTTTGGTTTCTTGCCTCTCTTTGGTAACTGTTGTAGTAGAAGTTGACTTTCCTACTCTAGTCTCCGTTGCCTTTATTTCTCCTACTGGAATAACAGTGGCAATGCTTTTTTCCTCTCTTGGTAAGAGGAACATATACATAAACATAATTCCCCAGATTACCAAGAAAACTTTTTCAGGTTTCATTCTCATTTTACTTGTTTTTTCTGTTTTTAAATTAAAAGAGACGGATTGTTTACCGTCTCTACAGTTAATAATCTCAAATATAAGGGTTTCGTGGGATATCATTCATAGATATATTTCCCGTCTAAGAGATTATAAATATCGATATAATCTATTCCAACAATTTTTGCAGCCCTTATATCACGATCTGATAATCCCCACCGTCCTGAGTGAACCCCTATGTATACAACTTCATCGGGATTACACACAATATTTCCCGGCTTATTAGGATCTTCAAGAACACTACTTAGAATTCTATCCTTGGGTGTATGTTGCTGCATCTGTTTCAAAACATGACAATCACCTAATGGAATTCTAAGATAAGTTGTTATACTACATACTATATATTCTAGTGCTACTCTCGCTAAATATTTATCACCTAAGCCTGGCACTAATTCATTCGAGGGAAATATTATATATACTTTCTCTGGATTGAAGCTAGCTATTTTTTCCCAGACCTTAAAATTTGGTTTCAGGTCAAACATAGCTCTCGGCAACAATCCAGGTTTTCCATTCGAGTCATAAGATTCTACTAAACAATCTAAAGCATCGCATACTACAATACGTTTTCTTTTATTATTGATAGTATAATCTATTTTTTGCTGACTCTGATAATTGTTTCCAGTATTTCCACTTCCCCAGGGAGTACTTGGTTGATTATTACTCCCACTTCCACTACTTCCCCAACTTGACCAGGAAGGTGTAGATTGACTTTGCGATTTTTGCTGCTGTTCCCATGGGGCTAATCCGCTACTATTTCCGGAACCAAACCTAGAACCACTATTAAATGACGGTGTAAAAGGTGCATCCATTTTTATTGTTGTACTTATATTTTCTTGATGTTGTTGATTATTTAATATTGCCTCAATTCTTGCATCCTCATCGGATTCATTAGTCTCTTCAATTTCCTCCAATGGATCATCATCTTCTGGATGTCCAGTATAATCTGGTGGAATCAAATTATCATTCTCTTCTTCAATCTTGTTCGTTCTTTCCATTTAAATTTGTTTTTTGAAGTAAGTCATGAAGAATACATCCTGAATAATCTGATGTGCAATTTTTAAAATCATCTCTGTATCGATCACAGATATCACAACAGATTGTTCTGATTACATCTTTTATATCCACATAATGTCTTTTGATTATTCTCTGAAAACCCTCAACATCTGCCATATTATCTTCAATCGTTCCCTTCTGAGGAACATATCCGATACTGCTAGTGTAATAATCCTCTTGAGTATAATCATCTTTCACCCCAATACAGAAATCTTGAAATGTTTTATTCTCATCGTCTAAGAATTCTGGATGTGGAAGTTTACTACAGACATTTATTCCATATGGACATTCCTTATCACATACTAAAATTTCAACGTCTTCATCCGGTATAACGGGTCTAAACATAAATTCTTTTTCCCCATCCGAATTTTTCACAATAACTTTTTTATATTTTTTTAAACTCATAACTTTTATTTATTTTCTCTTATAAGGATTTATTGACCTTTTGATATTTCTTCAGATATAAGGATAAAACCCTAATAAATAGAATATTAAAGATTTTTAAAATGAAATATAAAGTTTTAGAAAAATTAAAGTCTATACCGTATAGTGATAATCAAGTAGATATGCTAGAGACTTTATTTGATATTGATCCAAGTCTTCATAAAAGATATGAAGATATTCTGCAGAAACTTTATCAAAGCTGGGTAGATTTCGGAAACGACTGGGATAAGAAATATGATGCACTTATGGAGGAAATAAAAAACAGTCATTGGGAAAATACTAGAAATCAGCTATATGATGCATTAGACCATCAGTTTTCACGAGATCCAAAAATAGTGACAGCAGAGTATCTAACTGGACTTAAAAATACTGGAGATCTATATTTATCCAGTAATATCACGCTGAGAAAAACTGATGAACCTAATAAGTACGTTTTAGATACCGAACTAAAATTTAGAGAAATAGTTTCGGATGATAATGGTGCTCTTATTGGAATCGATTTTCTCGGAATAATATTCATTACAATTGGTTTTAAGTTTATGGGGAAATTTCTAGAAAAACTAGAAAAAATAGAAAATACTATTTACTTTAAGTTTATTGATGACGATGACAGATAAAAAAAATTATAGTAAGTTGGGACAGAAGTTAGCTTATCTTCTAAGACATGATACTAATTATGAATTTCCTTCAGAGGGCTGGAGGGAATCGGACGACCTAATAAAGAATCATGGTTTTACTTTAGAGGACCTTAAGGAAATAGTGAGAAATGATAATAAAGGTCGTTTCGAGTGGAAAGATGGAACCTATACCGGTATTCGTGCAATTCAAGGACATAGCATCAGTAAAATTAGAATAAAATATCCTCGAACTGATCCACCTGAAGTTTTATACCACGGCACTAAAGTATCTAATCTAGAAAGTATTTTTGCTGGTGGTATAAGCAGTATGGAAAGGTTATATGTTCATCTATCTGATAACCCCGAAACTGCATTTAAAGTGGCCAACAGAAAAAATAAAACCAGAAAAATATCTGGACCTGGGATTGTTTTAGAAGTAGATGCAAAGAAGATGATTTCTGAAGGATATGCATTCTATCTAACTTCTAATGGAGTTTGGTTAACGAGATTTGTACCGAGTAAATTTATAAAAATTTTAACAACAGAATAATTATGATACAATCGAAAGAATTAACGCTAGGCTGTACAATTTTAGTCGACGGAATAGAATATCAAGTAAATTCCTTACCTTTACCTAAAGAAATTGAGGAGAAGGCAGAGGGAATACCTATAACGAGAGAACTTCTTCTTGAAATGGGTTACGAAGACAAGAAAAATGATGTCATTGAGGATGAACTTGAATTAGATCTCCCCAGTGGAAATTTTGCAACAGTCTTTAAATTCAAGGATGACGAAGATTGGGTACTCCATTTAGATGATAAATTTAGGATGTCATTAGGTGGAAGAAGTTGGTTGAAGTATTATCATGAAATTCAAGCGCTCCTATCACTCCTAGATAAATAATGGAAGAAAGAAAATTACTATCAGAATTCACCACAGAGGAATTAAGAAAGGAGTTAAGAAGGCGAAGAAAAAAGCCCACTTCAATTACCCCTAGGTGGTTAGAATGGAAAGGGGAGGTAATTAAAATTCACGAGTGGGGAAAATATAAACAATATACCTATACAGTGAAAACAGAAGATCCCCGAGTGCCAGACAAGGAGAAAACTCAAACCTATCCCATTAAACGAGGATGTATAAAAAAAGAATTCAGACCTAAAGTGGGAGATACCGTACTTCTTTCTCTAAGATATACAAAGAAAATGAAAGAGGGAAAACAGCCAATCTGGTGGGGACTTGGAAAAATTAAAGAAATAATAAAAAATAAGGAGGATTAAGTCCTCCTTTTTGTTCTGAAATATAAAAAAATATGGTTATTATCCCGAAAAATTCTTATACATGAGCATGACTGAGTTTTTTGTTAATACTCTAGTGAAAGTTGTGGTACAATTTGCGAAAATTCATTCTCATTCATAGTTGTAATAGATTTTTCATAATATAAAATTTGGTTAGGTTAATAATTGGTTTCTTTCTCAGTTAGTGGTTGTTAATGTTTTGTGTTGTTTTTCTCAGTCATGCTCGATATTTAAAACAAAATAAGGAGACTTTTTAGGTTCTCCTTATTTCTTTTTTTTATTTTTCTATTAAGATGGGGAATAAGTTTCTACTGTCCAGCCCGGTGGAACTATGGTTGGATCATTCTCACTCCAATTAGCATCAGCACTCTTAATAAATGTTCCAGTAGGAGCAACATTATTTATCCAACCAGATATACAATAATTACTTGGAATATCAGTTGCTAACATTGTTATACGATTCAGCTTAGAACAGTTAGAGAACATTCTTCTATAGCAATAGTTTCCTAATGTAGTTGCAGTTAAAACTGGACTGGTAGTAATATTTGAACAACCACTAAACATATCGCCGCAACTTGAGCTTCCTACGCTACTACTGCTAAAAGTAATATTTGGAATTTCAGTAAGATTTTGACAACCATAAAACATATATTCACATACCTCACTGCCCCCATGAACAGTAAGAGTTAAGTTTTGTGGACCGTCAGTTAATGATACACAACCACTGAACATACTATCAAATGCATTGTTTCCTCCGCTTTTTAGCGACATTGTTGGAATATTTTTTAATTTTGTACAGCCCCTAAACATTTCCATACAACCTTCAGCAGGGACTGTAGTAAGATTTATTTTTGGACAATCTACTAATGAAGTACAATATCCGAACATATTTCTATAACAATAAATACCGTACGACGTTGATGGTAACTTTGGGGGAACTTTTAATGACGTGCAGCTCTGAAACATATTTCTATAACAGTGATTTCCCAATGAAGTCGCTGGTATTTCGGGTGCCTGAGTTAATGACGAACAGTTAGAGAACATCGAATTGAGGGCCGAATTTCCGGTGTGTGCTGTGGCAGCTACCAATTTAGGACCATTCACCAACGAAGTACAGCTATTGAACATGCTATTATAACAATTTAGTGGAGCTTTTGTCGCAGGTAATAAAATCAAACTATCAGTCATGTTAGAACACCCCCAAAACATATTACAATAGCTGTATGTGGCTATTGTCGTTGCAGGCAAAACAAGATTCTTAGAACTAATTAGTTTAGTATTACTTGAAAATAGATGTGCAAAACTATATGTTCCTGTTAAAGTTAGCTGATTGTTGAAATTATCATCAAACAATAATGACATTATATTTCCACTAGCAGAAAAATTACCAGTTGCAGAAAAGGAACTTCTCTTGTCCTGATCAAGAGCTGTCGCCAACGTAGTACCACTTCCTTTCCAAAGTACTTTCCCTCCAACTGGAACGGTTGGAGTAGTAATAGTTTGCGCTGTACTATCGATTTGTGTAGTAGTCCAAGTATTTCCATTATCTAAACTATAAGATATAGAGGACATTTCTGCATTAGTTACAGTAGTAGGGACAGTTAAAGTAAAAGTTCCTGCCTCTATTGCTTCGAATGTAAGGTATTTATTTAAATATTCATCACTTACTATTTCAGCATCGGTTTTTGAAATCCAGCCTGAAGGTATACCATTATCTCCGGAGACTGACCAAGTTGCAGCACAGCTTTTAATAAAATTACCACTATTAGCTACGCCACTTACCCAACGTGCTGTATAGGTATCGGAGGGAGTGGTGGTAAATAATGCCTTTATATAGTCAACCGATGAACAATTTTTAAATAGATCTGCATAACAGTTTTCCACTAAATCTCTTGCAGGTAACTCCGGAGTCGCAGTCAATCCAGTACAACCACTAAACATTTCAGCATAACAACCTTCAGTTAAATTTAATGAAAATAATATTAAATTTTCTGCACTTATTAAATTAACCGAATTTTTAAATAATCCCCTAAATGTCCACTCAGAAGTCAATGTTGTATTACATGCAGTGAGACTCATGGGATTTCCGCTAACACGATATCTTCCGGAAGAAGACATATTAGAACCGTCGTTATCATTTCCTAAATGATACCCTAAAGCTCTCCACAGTACTTTTCCTCCTGCCTGAATGGTTGATGTAGTGACAACTACTTCTTGTTTCTCAACATTATTTGTCTTTTGCCAAGTTTGTCCATTATCTAAAGAATATTCTACATAATTTAATTCCTCTGAACTTATGTCAACTGGAATTGTAAACGTAAAGATACAGTTATCAACTGCTTCAGTAGTAAAATAATTATATTGATCTACAGTTGGCCAAATGACTCCCCAACCTTCTGGTATTCCGCTAGAACTAAATACATTCCAGGTCGCACTTGGATTCTTGACAAAGATACCAGCTTCCGCTACACCACTCATCCAACTAGAAGTATACGAAGAACTTGGCGTAGTTGTAAACATTGCCTTAATATAGTTTAAATTAATGCAATTTTGAAACATTTGTTGATAACATCTATTAACTAATGTAGTAGCTGGTAATTCAGGAGCATTGACTAGAGAAGAACACCCCTCAAACATACCATAGTAACAATTGCTAACTAATGTAGTAGCTGGTAATTCTGGCGCTGTGGTTAATGCAGTACAACCAGAGAACATACTATAGTAACAACTGCTAACTAATGTTGTTGCTGGAAGTTCTGGTGCAGTAGATAAAGAAGTACAGTCCTGAAACATATACTGATAACAACCATTTGCAGTTAAAGTAGTAACTGGCAAACAATATTTATCATTATTATCTATTGGAAGTATATCCCATAGGTCTTCATCTGTTATTTTAGTCCCCGCAAATAAACCTGCAAGAGCACCGCTTGCTACGACATTAGAACTTGAGAAATCTATATTAGTACAACCTGGTAGTATTCCTGTACCATAAAACATCTTGAAATAGCAATTATTTGCAAATGTAGTAGCAGGTAGGTTCAAAGTTCCGGTTAAACTGAAACAGTTATAGAACATTTGATAATAACACTGAGTTGCTAATGTAGTTGCCGGCAATTCCGGTGCTTCTGTTAAAGAAGTACATCTCTCAAACATACTATAGTAACAATAATTTGCTAGTGTAGTAGCAGGTAATTCTGGTGCCGTTGTTAGTGATGTACAGCCCTTAAACATTTGATAGTAACAACTGCTAACTAATGTAGTTGCCGGTAATTTAGGAGCCTTGACTAGAGAAGAACACCCCTCAAACATACTATAGTAACATTCATTAGTTAATGTTGTTGCTGGTAATACCGCCGGGGCATTCGTCAGAGAAGAACAACCCTTAAACATTTCAACATAACAATAAGCTGAGAGTGTTGTGGCAGGTAAATAGAGGTCTTTAGCAGAGATTAATTTATCTGAATTGTTATAATAACTGAATAAAAAATGAAAACTGTCTTGTCCTATAGTAGTTGTGTATAATGAAGTTTTTCCGAGAAAATCGCTCCCGTAAAGAAGAGACATTATATTTCCGGAAACATTATATCGCCCTGAAGTAGAATAGATTTGAAGAGCATAACTCTCACTAGGAGAATAATTGTTTTTTCTATAGCAACAGGATTTTCCATTGCCTCTCACTAATACATGACTGCCTGCCTGAACTGTAGGAACAGTAGCTGTATAGGTGGCAGAGTTAGAACTATTATTCGTTCTTATCCAAGTATTTCCGTCATCTAGACTATATTCAACATAAGAAAAACAGGCAGGATCTAAATATCTGCCCATATCAAGTACGAAATCACAATCATCAATTGCTTCTAGTGTTAAATAATTTCTTACTAGATTACGTGGAACATATTCTACCTCTTCCTCCGATTCAATGTAAGCAACGGTCGGAAAGCTTAGGTACTCAGTTCTTAATGCTTCCTCATATTCTTCTCTTGTATTATAATATCTTAATTCATCCATAATAATTAATCAATAAAAAGAAATGATTGTAGTCTATTATTCTACAATCATTTTATTAGTTTAATCTTCTTCCAGTACTTTCTTATAAAATTCCATACCGTTTTCAGATTTTATCGTTTCCATCATATCTTTGTGTATTATGGTTCCATATTTTTCAACATAGTCTAAAAAAGTTTCTGAATCCATACTGCCATTTTCACCAAGATACAGTGCTATTTTCTTAATAAGATGTTTTTCTGTTTTTAATATATTCACAGTTTCTTCCTTAAGATCACACATTCTCCTTGTAATAACTTCCTCAAGAGAAGCTGGGAGGAGTTCATTGTTTTCAAATTCGACTCCATTAAAATATCTTACTCGATTCCTAGTATTCTCTGAATCAAATCCATTAGGAACACTGACATTACTTTCGGTCGACCTATTAGCAAAAGATACTGGTTCAAAATATCCAACTTCATAGCTTGCTCTGGCTAAAGTATCCCATGCCTCAGCAATATCAGAAGAACTTCCCATCAAAGTCATATCAGGTCTATCTCCATAAACTATTTCTTCAGCTAGATAACCTGCCATAGATACCATAACTTCAGTATCTACATCATGTCTACACTGAATTTCGCCCTGAAGATCTTTGATATAAGTACTACAGAAACCTCCTCGATCAATAGATACTCCAACTAAGTTCATCGGGGCATGACCAGTTCTCCAAGCAAACATAACAGCATGTCCGGCTTCATGGACGGATGTAATAAATCTTTTCTTTCTCTTCAATACATCCCGATTTTCACCTAAAAGGAGACTAATTGGATAGCGAAGTCTTCTATTTGAAATCTTTTTACTATCCGTCTTAAATAATAGTACCAGCGTAGCAGTAGAACATCTAAAACCTGTTACAAAATCCTCTACATCGATATTAACTTCAACATCATGTTCTTCCTTCTTCAGTAAGATTTCGGATAGATATGGCGTTAAGAGCATGTTAATAGATGAGAAAATCGGTCTAACTCCCTGAGTTGGATAAACTCCTTCATAATAGATTAGATCTTCTACATTTTCAGTATAGGTAACTGTTATTTCTGGAACAATAGTATTAAACTCCTTAGATATTCTTTCTAATTCTTGTTTTATAATCTTAATAAAGTCTTTTTTCTGAAGAGTTGGATACTTTATTAAATTATTTCCCAATCTTGCTACCTGTTCTGGTCTATATCGTTTTAGGAGTGCAGCTTTTATATCGTGGATATTTACATTTTTAGTAATATCATAAAAGATATCAGGATCCATGTCGGGATTTAAATCGTCACTAACCTCAAAGGCTTCATCTAGATTACCAATTACAAAGATTAATGCCTTAGTGCAATCTATAGTCTTTCCTCCGCGATCAGTTACTACTTCCTTAAAGAGAATTCGATAAAAATCGCCTAATGTTTTGGTCGATTTAATCTGATCTAATAGCTCTTTTCCCTTACCGGGACTTCTTTTACTAGCACGCCTAACGATACATCTAAGAGTATCTGGTTTTAATAGTGGGAGCGGTCTAAGAGGATCTGCATTTTGAGCTTCTGAGTCTTCCTCTTCAATACTCGGAGTTTCCTCAGGCTGAAGTTCCATATCATCAATCTTTCTATTTTCATACCAGATGAATCCAATATCCCTCAAAACTTGTCGAACATCCTCTTTTTCTATGACTGATCCATTTTTTAACTTCATGTCTGGATAAGACTTAGATAATTCTTCTAGATCTTCCACAAATTCACAAAGTTTATTAAACGACCAATCATATCGATCAGTTACATTAATAATACCAGAATCTAAAAGTTCCCAGATTGGCCGAATGTTTGAATTAATGGTTTCTTTCCCTTCTTCATCAATTGTTTTTGCATATTGGAATTCATCAAAGATAAGAACGGGATTTCCTCCTTTAATAGTTACATTCCCAGGCATTCCTTCAAGATCTTCCGGACTATTTCCAAATGTATCCTCTATATCTCCAATTATATCCACTCGATCGGCGGTACATCTACCACAATCGAAGAAAATTGAATCTTGTTTTATACCTAATAGTTCGGTTAATCTTCTGACTACACTAGTTTTTCCAGTACCGGTCATTCCCCAAATAGAAATAACCGTCGGTCTGGTAATTAATTCTGGGGTAATATACCAAGGAGAAACTGAATTTATTATTTGGTCTATTATATCATCTAGACCAACAAATTCTGTTTTTAAAATTTGTCCTGTATTCTTTAAAATTTTTAATCTTTCGTCTTTATTGATCATAAATTTTAATATTAAAATACTCAAATATAAGAAAATAAAAGGCTCCGGAAGTACAAATTAAGTCTTCCAGAAGCCTTTTTAGAACATACTTAGAAGATTAGCTATACTTCCAAGTTCGTAGTTGGTTTCTCTTTTCTCCTCTACCTCAACAGTATTTCCATGTTGATCTATATAAGATGTACCTGGGAATACTATTTCTTTTTTCTGGATTGCTAACTTATCTTCTGCGTTTTTCAAAGTAGTTCTATATCTTTCAGCCCAATATGTTACCCAGGGAATTTCTTCTACTGAATTTCCATTAACCTCAACGGTTCTAGGATCTAACTCGGTCGAAAGAAGTCTTTCAATATCTTCGTATCTAGGTTTAGGGCATTGAATAAATACCTCTACTTCAATAGAATCATCTCCTATATCTGTAGTTTTCACTTTCCAAAAATAAAATCCTTTATTATTTGTCCATATGTAATCTACGTCCTCTTGATTATTTCCACCGCCCGAGAATAAATTTTCCCATATATCAGGAATAAGGGCTACTACATTACTAGTTGATCTTCCATCAGGATAAATGCAAATCTGGTCCTGTAGAAGACTGCCCGTAGCGGAAATCCAAGCCTGGCCTTTAATTATTTTATTATCATCCATTATTTACACAAACTAAATAAAAAGTGTAGATCGGATTAATCATTTTCGAACTACACTTTGTTGTTTAAGTATTCTTGTTCTCTAAAAGACTTTCTGCGACCTTTAGATAAGAGAATACATTATAGTATTCCGCATCTTCTGTTGGAAAATGTAGAAATGATACGGGGAAGTGTTTTTCTACCTCTTTGACAAAATTCTCAGACTTTAGGGCTTTCTTGAATAAGTAAGGTATACCACCACACATCAAGATTCCCTCGGCTGCATCAAGAAACTCTCCGAAACGATCTTCTAAGAGTTTCAGGACATTTATCAAATACTTAGTAATAAACTCATCTACCTTTTGACTAATGTCATACTTTCTGCCTCTTCTTGTAAAGATACCACCATTATCTAGGATATCTTGACAACCCTTTATACTTTCCCTGATTTCATAATGTTTATACAGGAATTCTTGTATATCGTAGGCAATCATAATGACACCAGTATTCTCTAAGCCGACTGTTGCGCCAGCTACTGCATTTCCAACTACATTGCAAATATCTATCGTCTCAAAACCACCATCACAGATTATATAATTTTTCATTTTATAATCATTTCTTGTAGTGGTCTCTTTAATATTTAGCGCACACGTTTGATAAGTTTTCTTAGCCGCGCTACCTTGAGAAAACAACATAAAGTATCCAGGCTTATCTATCATCAGTACATCATACAATGTCTTCAATAGATCGTCTGCCTTATCTGCATATGCCATACTAAGCCCTATAGCAACATGGTCAAATCTCTCAACACCACCATATTTTTTCAAGAGATAAGATATCCAAGCTGGATATACTTGACATAATCCCTGAAAATTTTCTAGTGACAATTGATAACTTCTGGCCACCTTCAATGCTGCACTACTTAAGACATAATAATCTAATCCTAGCTTAAAAATAGTATCATCATTGTCTTCTAGTATCTCAGGCTCAGGAACTTTAGCAATGGCAGATATAAATTTCTCAAGAACTAGTACACCCTCAGAATTGTAGTATGCAACTTTTACTGAAGAGAATCCTAAATCTATTGCTAATATCCTATTCCTCTCCATATTTTTCTTTAATATTCTTAATAAGTTCTAAATAATTATTTAATACTTCTTTATTTACTTTGTACTTTTTCAGATCGCATACTATATTATCTTCTAAATAACCAAACGATACGACTGGATATAATGCTGAAAATCCTGTTGTCATTAATCCAACTCCATATCCGTCATCTGATCCAGAAATGGGATTTCCATAAGAATCATATTTGATCGTATTCTTAACAATCACTAATTGCTGAAGATCGGATTTATCATCAGTTCTTTTATAAGCAAATACAAGTTCCCCCGATAGAAGTGAACTGTGAATACTATTCCAAACTGATGCAGCGCATTCGTCGGCTGATCTCCAACCACAAACTAGTTGCATAAATCTTTCGCGTGCAGCTACTGATTGTTGAGTTTGTTGTGCATTTTGAAGAACTTCTGAAAAGTTTGCATCTGGTAATTCTTGTTCTTTTATATACTTATCTACGTATTTCCTTTTTTCTTTTTTCTGCATATAATATTTTTTAAGATTTTATTTACTTTACTCCAGTATGCCCATAACCACCGGCGCCTCTAGAAGTCTCCTTTGTCATCTCTTTGAGTTCGATAACTTCGGCGTGTTCTACTTTTGCCATTACGATTTGAGCTATTCTATCACCTGGTTCTACTGTCTGTGGAGAGTTTGAAGCATTATAAAGAATTACTCCAACTTCTCCAGTATAATCCAATGTATACGGAGTTCTCACTCCGATTTAGACTATTTCTTCTAAGTAAAGCACATAGTCGTTGAAACACAAACTTATATTGTGTCTGCCGATTAAGTTTTAACTCTTCCGGCAATTCTCTTTATTTAACGACTCCAATTTTTTATAATCTCTAAATTTCCGTCGTCGTTCTTAACTGCAATAGCTACATTCGGATAGTCCTTGAATGTTTCCATTGCTTCTGGAATTAATTCGCGTCTTACTGTTATTACGACTTCTTCTGATTTAGCTATAACATATCTCATCATACTTTCTACCTTATCTTTTTTAACTAATTCAGGTCTTGCCTTTTCGTCTAAGATATTTGTAATATTCATAAAACTTTTTACTTTAGGGGAGCATTTTAATTCCCAGGGTCTAAGTTGCCCTACGATATTTAATCCCCCTAAAGATCGACATCTAGATAAAGCTACATACATCATGCCATAATCAAAAAAGCCGGTATGAACATTAACTTCATCAAAAGTTTGTCCCTGACTTTTATGAATAGTCATTGCATATGCTAATTTACAGGGATATTGGGTATGTTTTCCAATAATCTTCTGTTTTATTTTTTTATTTTTATCTAGTTGATATTCTACTACATTCCAAGTATAAGGTTCAACGTAAGAATCTTGAGAACTTCCATCAATTCTTACTTGAATACATCCAAGGGAAAAGTTTACCACAGTTCCTAAAGATCCATTATACCAACGGCCATCATTATTTAACATCATAATTCGGGCCCCTACCGATAAATATAGTATGTCCTCCGCTATCTTATCTATTTCCTTAACTTTTCCCGACGTAACTGCTTCGAATTCCTCTATTGGATTTCCAAGTTCTTCTAATTTCTTAGAGTTTATTTCAGCTACTTGATTTCGGGTCGGACAGATATTAATAGCATTTTGATTTGCTTGCCAAGGCATTACTTCACGTGTTCTTAAGAGATCTAATCCTACTTGATCCCCAACACGTAAATAATCTAAGGCAGTATCAAATCCAATATCTTCTTGTCTAAAGTTTTCTTGAAGCTCTATTGTCCATATATTTAACTCTTTCCATTCTGGTGCTTCAAATGGATAGCGCTTGTCACCATACATTTCATAGAATGTAACGGCGTTTTTTACATTATTAGTATCCAAGATCGGACAGAGTTGATATAAGTCTCCAACTAAGATTACCTGTTTTCTTTTAGAGGATGTGTTATTTGCTTCTATAATTGATCGAGCAACGTAACCGAATAGATCTACTCGACACATAGAAATCTCATCGATTATAATTAAATCAGATGCCTCTAATAACTTCCTTGCTTTTTTGTTGGTTACTTTTTCCGTTGGACTAAGAGGTCGTACGGGAGCTTTAAATACACTATGTATTGTAGTTCCCCCTATATTGTTGGCTGCTAAACCAGTTGGCGCACATATAATGGTCTGTAATCCATATGCTTGAGCACGCCTTATTATTTCGCTAACTACGAATGATTTTCCAGTACCTGCTTTTCCAGTTAAGAAGAATGATTCCTTCGATTCAAATGCATCTAACGCATATTCCTGTGAAGGTGAAAATTTACTCATTTAATTGTTCTTATTGGTCTAGAGTCGATAGTACCAGGTTCATTTAGTACGATTAATCCTTTCTTCAAAGCCATTCCTGACCTACTTCTTACTTGTACCTCATATCCAATTGAGATATCTAAATAAATACCGGTTGGGATTAATCTTCTTTCTCCGGGTTCTAGGATAACAACTTCATCTAAGAAAGCTCTAATATCCATCCCGCTACTTCCCACTGTTTTATATTCAGGCAGTGGGTTGTTTGATTTATTTACTATTCCTAATTGCATTATAGCTTAAATTTAAATTTAGTTATTAATCGAAACACCCATGAATTTCCAGAAATGAATCTGACACTACTTAAAATATCAGGTCCTTTCCAAAACTCTTTTAAATCAACTTCATATATATCGAATCCATAATTTTCTGGACTTAAACACACACGATCATCTAATAATTTTCCACTAGAGATAATTGATGACAGTGATTGCATTAAATAGTCATAATCTCTTGGAAGAAGGTATGTTGGTTTCTTTATCGTATTAAGACCTAAGCTATAATATATTGGAAGTGATAACCTAACCGAATTCCCGCGCTGTTCAAAATAGAGTGTATTATTTTCTTTTTCAAACTTAACGGTAATTGGTATTGGTTTATCAACTAGTAAAGTATTCTTATTAAATATCAGTAAATTATTATATATCTCTATTAAGTCGTCTTGTAGTGTTACCATTATTCTCCAGTTGCACAGAAGATCTTAATACCAAGCTGATCAAGAATCTCGTAAATTCTTGTAGTGATGCCGGGTTCGATGCTTCCTTTTATTCTCTTAACCTGTTCGAGCCTGTCAATGTATTCCTTCAATGGATTCTTAACATTTCCAATAGTCTCAGGATCAAAGAAATCCACCTGTTCGACTACCTTTTTCAGTACTTCTACTATATCCATTCCATCCGCGGGTATAATCTTTGTGGTAGTAGGATAGTCGTACTGCAAGAAAGTGGTATCAATAATATTCCACTCAACGGTCTCAACTGGAACTGATGTAGGATTCTCCTCATCATCTGTTACATTCTGAATCTGTACCAGATAACCAGCGCGAGCGAGATAGTAATTAATACTAACAAAATCTTTAATCTTCATAGTATAGTTACTATTCAGGAAATTAATAATGTCAGCATTCTTCAGAGCAAGTTCAATATCTGAAATATGATTTTTCAAAAAACCTTTCACAAATTCCAGTACGCCTACACCAAGGGCCTCTTTATCAAATCTTACTCGATCTACGCAACGACCAACTGTTGCATTGGTGTTTCCTGTTGTAATTGAATATAAATTTACTTCGATCATTTTATTGATTTTATTTTAATATATTTTATTTTTATTAGTTGGGTCAGTTATAGCTAAAATAACGGCCCACATTTTGTTTTCTGGCTCTCCTAATTCGAAAAGCCGTCTCTCTGATAACGAAAAATCTCCCGCTTCTAAGAGATCATTATATAATTCCATTAGATCTAGTTCTTTTCCTTGATTCCACTCTATTATTCTATCCATCATATAGGACAAAAACTCATGAGCTTGAATCTGTCTAAGATCTAATAGGTCAAATTCTTCAAGTTCGTAAGCTAATTTCCACAAATCAAAGATATCCGATACTCTAGCATTCTGACCATAAGCTTTATTTAGTCGCTCATAGGTAAATCTAGTTGATAAGGGATAATCTTTAGAGTTTTTTGTCTTGAAGTATTGCATAGTAACTTGATTCCCAAACAAGATCTAAATTTCTATATTGAAGTGCTGTTTTAAGAAATCCCTTTAGATACTCATAGTATCTAGTCTTATTTTGACTTTTTACTAAGAGAAGGAGATCTGGTATCGATATGTTAGTGTTTTCCCATCTAAACCTATCAATAACAAGTAATTTATTTAAATCCATGTCCTCTAATTTTGACAATGTTTTTAAATAACTTACCATCCTATTTCTTCTCTCCGAACATATAGGATTTCCACATTTTAGTAGACTTCCGTAAATATCAGAAGGTCCCAATTTATATCCACATTTACAGGTGGGCCACATATAATCGCCATTCCCGGGATTAAATACCTCACCTACCATTGGGATAGTAGAATTAGCTAGTACAATTCCGATTTCAGCACCAGGAGATATATTTCCCTTTATTAATTTTGATATACTACCTGCGCTTGGTTTTCTAACTGTACAACCTTTGATATTAACTGGATCTACTAAAACATTCGCAGACCAAGAATCTTTTCCTTTAACGGTTTGATCATTCCATTGGATTCCGCGAACTATTGTCTTTATCGCTTCTGTTCCACTACCAGCACCCGCATATTTTAAAGCTCTTTGGCAAATTCCATTCTTGTTATACAGCACCCAACCATCATTCAAGAATCGACCGTCCTTAGTTGTAGTTTGATCAGATTCACAAAACTCTGGCTTAAGTTCAGATAATTTCCAAACTTGTGCTGCCGAAAACATCACGTGTCCATCCAGAGATGAACGGACTGTGCCGAAAAGATTTAAAACATCTCTATAATCAGAATTTCTAATTGAAATTCCTTCTGGTGAATCATCTGTATAGTATCGATAAGCTCTAAGAGTTAATAGACTATTCACTTCAGAATCACAATACTTCGAATTAATTAGACCGTTAGCTTTTTGTCTAGCCCTTTGGGGATCAGATTCACTTAGGCGGCTAGTATCAATTAGAGCTTCACATTGGATAGCTACTATTCCCCTCGGAAAATGCCTGGGCAGGAAATGTATTAATTTCCATGTCTGATCTACCCCATAATTATCGAGATTCAAATTCCCGACAGTTACTACTCTTTTGGGCACTCCCGTAGATGGATCTAGATATACTGCTATACTTGACCCATCATATTTTAATGTATAATACAAACTAGTTCCAAGTTCTTTTTCGGATTCTATGAAAGCATCATACATAGTACCGGATACCTTAAATTTCTTGATTTTCTCAATGTAAGAATTTTTCGTTTTCGTCCCCTTTAAGTAAGTTTGGAATACGTAGTCTCTTACAAAGAATCCATCTTCTTGAACAGCCCTGGCTTCTAGGATATCATAATCTGCATCACTAACACCAGTTGGTTCAGATTTAATCCAGTATTTAACTGCTATATCTATTAATCCTTTCCATTTTTCTAAAACTTGATCTTGAATTTCCATTATTTATATCTCTATTTAGTTTTCTGCTATTCGTAACAACCAGTCCAATAATATATTCTGGACTTCGTCAGAGAAGACTTCTAATAGATTTTCTTTCTCAGGCACACAATCACTCTCATCCTTCGTGGCTACGTAATGAAGAATACTTTCTTCCTCACTCCATCTAGGCATTACTGTATATCCCCTATTTTCAAGGAACTCAATAATCCTTCCCTTTTTCCAGGTTACCATACCAAAAGGCTTAGATAGTGTCCCAAGAAGAGTAACTGCATTTTTTGCTAATGGACAATCATTATCTGGCAAAATATCTTTATTAAATATTTCGTCATCTTTATTAATTAAATTATCATCCTTCATTTATTCTTCTCTTATTAATTAGAGTTTTAAGCGTATGAAAATGAACTTTATTTAATATGAAATTAGGGGCTAGACCCTATAAAAAGCCCAGCCCCCAGTTAACCTAATTATACATCATTGTTTTTTGTTTCTTCTTCATCATCAATAATAGTACAATCAATCAAAAGTATCATTGAGGCAGTTGAAATACTATTTTCCAAAGAAACGCGAAGAACTTTAGAACTGTCTAGTACACCACTTTCTACTAGATTCTCAAATTTCTTAGTTTTTGCATTAAACCCTATTCCGGGCTTAGAAGATCTTACTTTATTCATTATTACGTCACTACTTTCTCCGCAATTATCGATTATAGTCTTCATTACGACTGGAAGTGACTTAACAACGATTTCAGCGCCTTCTCTTTCATCTCCATCTAGAGTTTTCCAGAATGCTTTATCCTTCTTGATTGCTTCAACGGCTCGGAAATATATATAACCTCCGCCAGGTACACAACCTTCAGCAATAGCACTCTTAGATGCTAAGATAGAATCTTCGATAGTCGCTTTTCGATTCAGTTTTTCAGCTTCACTAGCTCCGCCAGCCTTGATGATAGCTATACCACCAACCAGGTTAGCAACTCTTTTTTCAAACTTAGTCTTATCATACTCAGTGGTAGCTGGATCATTAAGACGAGACTCCAGAATTTTTGCACGTTCCTGAATCATCTCTTTATCACCAAGCCCTTCATAGATAATACAGCTATCACGATTTACTATAACACGTCCAGCTTGACCAAGATCGTTGACTGTTGCCTGAGCTAATTGAATTCCGTTCTCTGGACAAATATGATTAGCACCAACAGCTACTGCGATGTCCTCCATAATGTTCTTTCTTGCATCACCATAATCAATACCCTTTACTACACAGCACTTTAATGCACCGTGAAGAGTATTCATAATCAACATAACATTAATAGATTCATCAATATCATCACAAATAATTAAAAGAGGTCTACCATTTCCATTTTTTTGATAATCCTCGAAGAAATTAATGATTTGTGGAATAGTGCTAAGCGTTTCTCCAACTACAAGGATATATGGATTCTCAAGAATACAAGTACCGTCCTCAGGATTAGTAACATACTGTGGACTAGCCCAACCGCGGTCAAGCTTCATACCATCTGTTACATCTACTACTGTGTCCAAACCGCTAGCCATGTCTGCAGTAATGAGACCGTTTATTCCAACTTTCTCTAAACCACGTACAACAAGTTCGCCAACCTCTGGATCATTATTAGCAGATATAGTAGCTACTTTTCTGATCTTTTCAAGGTCGCCATTTACTTCAATAGAGTTTTTCTTAATATACTCGGTAAGCCATTTCTGAGTTTTTATCATACCTGACTTGACCTCATTAACATTAGCTCCAGTAGCAATAGCTTTTTGACCTTTAAGACAGAGTTCCTTAATTAGGATTGATGTACTACTTGTTCCATCACCTGCTTGAGTTTCAGTCAATTCTGCAGCTTTCTTAACTAGTTCTGCGCCCATGTTCATTTCGCGATCTTTGAATTTCACGATTTTAGCAACAGAGGCACCATCTCTAGTAATATCAACACCCATACCAGTATCTAAGGCTACACCTTTCCCGGCTGGGCCAATTGTTATTTTAACTGCATCGACTGTTTTTACTACACCTTCAATAATCTTACTTTGAGTTAACTCTCCAATTTTAATAATTTTTCCTTCCATCTAAACTTAAATTTAAAGCACTACAAGAATATCTGATATTGAAATGACCCTATACTCATTACCCTCCTGTTTAAATTTATGGCCAGGATCGTAATAAGTTAAAACCTTATCTCCCTCTTTCAAGGAAGTTACTTTCTCTCCCACTGATATTACTTCAAATAACATCTTATCTTTGGTTGATCCAACAGGTACAATAAGGTCTCCAATCTTTTCTTGGAGTTCTTCCTGTTTAATTTCTTTTACTAAAATTTTAGAATCGATTGCTTTCATTTTATTTAAATACGCTTTAGTTAAAAATTTATCATATATAAGATAAAAAACCCAGTTTTATAGGAATTTTATCAATTAAGGGAGGTATTTTTTGAAGAAAAACAGGAAACTTCAAATAATTTCTCAAAGAAATCGATAAAGTTAGTAGTTTTCTTTAAAATGTTCCACTTAGTTCTAATCATCCAAGTGATTTCCTCCTTTAGGTTCTCAGAATCAAAAAAGTATCCCTGTAAAAAACCAGTAAGTATTTGTTCCTTAGTAGTTAAACACCTTTCCTCTAATGGCTTTCTCTCTGCTGGGCCACATCTTAAGATAAATACCTCCTCTAAAACTTTTACAAGCTCATTAACTTCGAGATTGTCTGGCAACTTATCTAGGTAATCTTCCCAATCTTTATATGAATCATTTTCAAAGGGATTCATTTTTATTAAATCACAGAGACTTTTTCTGTTTTCTTCAGTATCATCAAAATTCAGAGTAATCTCTACTTCTGAACCTGAGTTAAATTTCTCAATTACTTCATTTACATTAGTTCCGGTATCTAAAGTAAGTATTAATTTTCTTGTTCTAGACATTGTATATTAAACTTTAAATTTGATTTTCCTTCCATCACTATTACTTTTCTTTCATCGGGGGGATCTAAATTAAATACCCCAGGAAATTTACTATATTCGCATCCAAGATAGTGACAATGCCCGTGGATAGACCAGTATCCATTTTTATAATATCTCTTGGAGAAAAATTCATCAGTTTTATCTGTATATTTATTAGTATTGATCAGACAACCTAAGTATTTTGGGTTAATTTGATCAATCCATTTTAATCCACAATGACTACAAACGAATTTATTGCCGGCTCTTTCATAAACTAGGAATTCATTTAATTTTTCATTAAGTTTGTCTATCCATTGCCATGCTTCTGCCGCACTTATGTCATCGAATTGTAGTGCTGTCTGATCTAGGAAATCTTGTGGTATTTCAGATAAAAGAGTTTCACTAACTATTCTTTTGTTTCCACGAAGCGCTTTCCAGCCTAAGTATTTTCGTAGCCTAAGTTCGTGATTTCCCTCTAGGAATATAATATTGTCACTAGTTTCATTCATTACGTATTCCATTATCTTTCTACTACCGTCGGATTCTACTCCATCTATATAATCCCCAAGGAAAATATTTAGATAGTTTCTTTTGATCATTGGAAAAATATCCTTCTGAAGAATATTCCAATGAGAATGAAGATCGGATACGTGAAGAATACTGCTTTTGTTTTTTACCCTAAACACTGGTGTATTTTTATCCCAATATTTCTCAATATCGGAAAAAGATTCTATACATTGTTTCTCGGTGTAATCTTGTTTCTTAAAGGTTTCTACTTGTTCGATAAGTTGGTCCCTAGATCTGGGAATATATCTTGGATCTTGATACTTTTTCAAATCACTTAGATAATCGGGAGGAATTGGGAATACTTTAAAAAATACTTGATATCCCAAAACCCTGGCCAATTGTTCAATAGCTACCGTTGAATCTAATCCCCAATCTAAGACCACTAAAGAACCATTCATTCTACTAACAAGAACTTCAATTGTCCTCCGATAGATAAGATCATCCAAAGATCGGACTAAGAAATCTCGACCACCTTTATATTCGGGTTTGTAATATAATCTCTTAAATGCTTCTATATCAACCAAAAAATTTAATAATCTTTCTCGTTTCAACCAAGAATCTTTTTCAAACTTAGATAGACCGCGAAGGATTATTAAAGATTTCATTCAGGTAAATTAAATTGCTGTACCTGTTGGAAAGCGGGAAGTGTAAATAAACCCTGAAGCATTAACAAAACACTTACCATCTTTCCTGGGTAAAGGGGGATTTGATATCTCTCACACATCAATTTTACCATTGGATATGCATAATATTCGGCAGGACAACGACAAATCATCTTCTGAGATTGTGCATAATTTCCAAATAATAATAGTGGTGCTGGAGCCTGACTCTTTTTTAAGAAATTAAAAATAATGCCATCAGCTTGATCACAGAAATCAAAATTACTGGTAGTTTTTGCAGTAAATTCTGGATTATCGACTGACATTTCTGGATTCTGGAGTGGATTTGCTGGTTTTCCACATAGAATCGCATAATTTAAATTCTTAAACATTACCAATCCCGTTTTAGAGTTCATTGATCTATCTGCATAGTAAGCAACTCCCTCTATAAATTTTTGCTCCCAAGCATAAGCTCCACTTGGGTCATATGAGGAAGAACCAACTAAGGCTATTTTGACCGACCCCGTGGCTTCCTCACCAACTACGTCTCCTGGGTAGTAGACGATAACATTCTCACTTATTTGTTCCATTATTATTAATACTACGATTAAGAAAAAGAAAAGATAGGTAATCTTCTTACATATCCTTTCTATGTATTCAATTAATATGATAAATTTAAAACCACTCTGTATATTTTAACTTTGGCTTATATATCTCACGCCACTCATCAAACTTACCTAACATGAGCATAGATACTACATCACTATATTCAGACTTATTAGTCTCATAATTAATCAAATACTGATTAAATGCTACTTTATAATAGTCCTCAGGTGATTTCTCACTCTTTGAAAAATCCAAATAGTCTGAATAATTTTCAATCAAAAGTAAGTTTCGTTTATTTTCCATGGCGGTTAAAACATCCATTTTTAGATCTTCCTCCGGATATCCAAACAAAGGAAGGAACTCTCTCGTTTGATTCATATGCCTATTTGCCATCCAAAAGAATTTGCTAATGAGAGTCATAACTGTTTCAGTCAGGCTCTTAGTCGACTCCTTCTCGATACCTATTCTTTGAATTCCCTCTTGCATATCGTTAGTTGAAGAAAAATCTAAAACAGGTATAGGGAGACTAATTATGACAGTCGATCCGTCTCTACCAATTTGCATACCTTTTGGCAGATTTGGATAAGTTTTCGCATATCCTGTGAAGTTGGCATAATACTCATTAAAGACGTTGCTCTCTACGTGGAGCTCTAACCTCTTCTTTTCTAAATTAATAGAATGTATAATTTTCATATTTATTCTAAATTATTTATTTCACAGGTATAAGGTTTTATGTCCCTTTTAAATCTTGTTTCTTAATTTGTCGTAAAGATCTGTAGTGAAGATGAAGGGTTGGGGATTTTTAATGGGCGTTTTTTTTCTCATCAATTCCGTCAACTCTTTAAATTTACTTTTCTGAACTGCCTCCTTATGTAGATCCTTAATTCTGAAAACTTCTATCCCTAACTGTCCCAAATACCTATCTCTTACGGCATCTTTATCCTCACAGTGAAGATCGGAATCCAACTCCACCGATAATTTCAACTCGGGAAAATAATAATCTAGTAACCAGAATAAACCACTCTTCATTTCTGGTAAACGTTTACTATTTTCTATGATCACTGGAAATTCTCGATAAATGATTAATGGGTCAAAATAACCAACATTAATTAGTGCATCAAATATCTTGGATTGCTGTGATCTAAACCTCAGTTGTTTTCTTCTAGTGAATCGTTTACAGGATACAGCACTAGGGTAAACTATTGCCTTGAAATTAACTATTTTTCCACTCTTCCCAACTGCATAAACTGGATATTTTTGTCCAGGAATGTCAGGAAAAATAAACTCTTTATAATAATCTTCTTTTTTCATATACTTAATAAATAAAAGATGACCAATGTTAGTTTGATCATCTTTTTGTTTTTATTTTTTTATTACTTTTCCCCAAGTTAGATAATATTCTCCTTCAATATCCTTTAAGAGATCGTCTAATACATGAAGTTGCATTAAACAGTTTGGACATAGAGTTATATCAGTATTCGTGCTTTGATATGCTCTAAATTCCTGTCCAATTCCTGGTATTAAACTACCCATGACGGATTTTCCACATAAAGAACATTCATAAGTCTTATTATCTTCGGGAATATATAAATCATTCTTATCACACTTAATGAAAGAGTGAAGAAGATGCTTAATGAATCCTCGATACTGTCTTGTTCTATAAGCATTCATGAAAAGCGGAACATCTATTTCACTCGGTTCCATCGTTCCCTTCAATCCATCTGGAGAACTTGAACGTTTCTTTTGAACCAATTCAACTAATTCCCCATCAAGAAGATTTTGAGGACAGAGATATGCAAAGATCGTATTCTTTTCCCCTGGTGAAAGTTGATTCCCTAAATCAAGTAATCTATTAAAAACTTCATCCTCAGATTTTCCCTGTAGGTTTCTAATAAAACCTTTAATAAATTCTTTTCTTATCATACTATCCCTTCGTTTGGAAATAATTCTTTAAACTTATCTTTAACTTCGGTGCCGGTAACATGTTTTCCAATTATCTCGTGATTATTGTATTTATCACAAAGATCGTCAAGTTTTTGTTGAGTATTCCAATGAACGTTACACATTTCCGCAGAACTCTTAATAAATTCTTCTTTCAATTCTGGTGTATCCCAAATAACATCTGGGAATAAAGATATTATCTGTCCGACCGCTGCTTTATCAAGATCGCTCATATTAAGACTAGTATTATTTGTCACATTTCGTGCAATTAACGCCATTGCTTCATCACAGAAATTGAAAGTATCTGGAACAAGTTCAGTCTTCATTAATTCAATACCTCTAAGATATTCTGCTATCTTTATTCCTTTATCTTGAGATATTGCTAATAGATCTCCAGTAGGTTTTCCTCTAACGATTTCCTTTCCCTTTGTTCTAATAACATTTAAGATATGATAATTCGGAACTCTCACAAAACAATACAGCTCACTAGGAAGTTCGCTTGGTTGTATCAATTTAGTATAAGGTTGCCAACAACTCGATCCTCCAACTATATCATATATCTCATAAGTATTTTTATTATACCAAGATTTTGTAATTAGTATATTTTTTCCAATTTTTCCGAGGTATATAAAATACTCCGAAGTTATTCTCCTAGAAAAGGAATACAAATTACCAGGTACAAGATCATCATTTTTTATAAATTTTCCAGATTGCAGTTTCTCACCAATTAATACGCTGGGAGAATCTGACACATAAGAAGTGAAATTTATTCTAAATCCATTACACCTTGTACCATAATCCTTAATCATGTATTTTCCAGCTAGCCAACCATCAATTATGTTTCCTCCAGACTTAATTAATCTAAGCAGATTAAAGCAGTTCATCAGTACTATCACGGATCGACCCTGCGAAGCTTTTTTCAGTTCTTCCGAATCTAGTTCGACTAAACAACTACAATTCAAATCAGTGTAGTATAATCTGGGTCTAAATATTTTTGAGAATCCATAATATAGGCTCTCTCCTTGAAAAAGCTTTATTCGTACCTCTTTATTCGGAATTTTAACTCCGACTACATCATATTGAAGGGCATAATATCTCGAAGAATCTATGGGAACTAGTCCATTAACTCCTCCAACAAAGGATTTTATTTTTTCTTTAACCGACGAACTAACAGTCAAGCCTGTAATTGTTGCAATTACTAAGTCAGTTCTTTTGTTTTCGTCGTCATCTTTTATTTTGACCTTATTTAAATCTCTCGGTAACCATAATTTTACCTCATTCTCTATTAATCTTTCACCCATATATTATTGTTAATTATAATCATATATAAGAATTTTTGGGGGAATTAAAAGAATAAAAGAAAATGATTCCAACGAGTAGAATCATTTTTTCAATATCTAAAATCTCGATAGGACTTAAAGAAGTAATAGTATCCCGGTCCACCATTTAAGGTAGGACGAACATCTACACGAAGCATTGGGAAATCTTCTGGTGCAAGATTGGATATTTGTTTCTCATCTCCCCATCTATACTCTAATCGATTAGGGTCTCGAGTTAAATCAAAACCTCGTCCAATTCCTTCTATCCTATAAAGGCCTTCCATATTAGAATCTATAGATATACACCGAAACATAATCGGTGCTAAATCTCCTCGAAAGTCTGTTTCGATATAGGGATCAAATATAAATATGTCACCTACTTGAATGTCGTCGAATCGCACTACAGATAAATGATCATCACCTATACCTGGAAAACCCAACTTCATTTCTTGTAGTCTGTCTTTAAAATGATTTACTACCATTGGCCAATCATACTTATGGCCCCTAGATCTTTCCCATTTTATTATTATATCATCGTTTATCATGTCCAAGTATAATAATAGCTATTAGTTTCACCTAGTTCTGCCATGAAAACCGGGTCAATAATATCTCTAACCAGACTATTAATAACATCAAGAGGATCTAATAAGTCTTCGAGTTTCTCTCCCCTCTTAATTGGAAAAGATACTGAGGTTGATACACACATCCCAATTTCCGTAACAAACATTCTACTAATCGTAAATATTCGTTCAATATTGGAATTAAATCCAACTGATCTTCGTGCTAATTCCTCTATAATATTTTCTACCCAGTCCTCTTTTTTATAAAACATCAATTGTGCATGTACTTTTTTCAAAGTATCCATAGCTACATCAAGGTTTTCATATATACCTCGAACATATCTAGTAGTTAGGGTTGTGTCAAACTGCATTTCCATAGTGCACTATAATTATTATTACTTACTACCTCGTCCCAATAGATTTCCAAAAGTTCCTTAAGAAAATTATATTCCTGGTTTTCAGGAACAATTGGGCTCCAGTGAAGTATCAATGTTTGAATTTTCTTTTTATATTTTCTAAAAGACTCAACAAATTTTCGTTCCGGTTCAGAATCTTTCATAGCCTTATTTCGTTCTTGTAGAATATATTGAACTAAACGCTCACTAAGTTCAATAGTATAATCGGAGGTGTAGGGACCAGAATTATGATTTTCTTCAATCAATTTCCCTGATTCCCAAGCCTCTTTTTTATAGTCTTGATCTTTCTTGATATTTCTTTCGTGTCTAAGTTGTCGTCTAATCTTCTTGTTGTTGTTTCCCATACTATTAAAAAGGCATTCTATTATCAAGTATTGTACGACAAATCGATTCCTGAACGTCCTCTGGAAGATCTCTGAGTAATGTTCTATCATGACCCCGTTTCTCAATATAAACTGATCTTGGGGTTTTTAATGCAAACACTTTCTTATAACCTGTCCCATCTGGAAGATTAGTTTCATAGTACTCATTTGATCTTTTATAATAATCTTTCATTAGTTCAGTGAAAATCAAATATTCCGGATCAGTTTCATAGTTTTCTCCCCACCAGAGTTTATAATCTTCTAATTCAGAACAAACTTTATTAATTGCATCCTCCGATAAAGTCCATTCTCCGTTACTATAAATTTTATTGCCGGAGATTGTTATTCGACCTTGTGTTGGTGACTGAAAAAAGTTTCTTCCGCTAGTTCTTAATACCTGTTTAATATATCTCTCTCCCGTCATTGGCAAAATAATCTTTTAACTTCAAGATTATATCTAAACATTCTTCTGTCTTTACTTTTCTGGGAATTAGTTCAAGTAGATCTTCTAGTATTTTATTGATCTCTGTACTGATTTCCTCACGATATCTTAAAAGGGAACATATTTCTTCCCGAGTGCCCCTTAAGATATGCATATATTGACAGCGTATTCTAGTTGGATCTTTTATTTCAACTTCCGTCCTATAATAAATTATATTTCGAATTTTTGCAAATAATAGACTCAATCTTGTCTGTATATCTAATTCGTCTAATGGATGTTTCATTACAGTTATAAGGATTTAAGGAAGAATTCTGCCTAAACTCTTATAAATGAACAGATTTAATTATTTAATATGATAGTAAATAATTTTGACTTAATAAAGAAATTATTAGTTTTTGAAGACAGGGATGATTTTTACTTTCTTCAGATAATTCAACGGAAGAAAGATGGATGTAATGTGTATGATTCGGGATCTAATGGATATCGTAGAATTAAGACATACTACATCCGTTCTCTCGAAGATCTAATGACTCGGAAGGATAAGATCATTGAACTGTGTGAAAATAATAATGCGAGAGCATATATTCACCTTAATGTGAGATCCGCACGTGAAGTTGCATTAGATTCGGCTAAGGCTTATATTGAATTAGTGAAAGAAGGTAGATGTGAGCAAGGTCATCGAGTATATGATCATATCTGCGGAATAACTCCTAAATCTAAAGTAAAAAAGAAATGGATAATAGACGCAGATGAATTAACGGAAGATCAACTTGAGGCTCTTAAAATCGAAATAAATAAATGTCGTTCAAATTGGCCTATCGATAATGGAATCAATCCACCCGTTGAATATGATAATGTAATCGATACTATACCAACTGTTCATGGATATCATATTATTACACATGGATTTAATATAGAAACTCTTAGAGACAATTTGAAAAGGCTGGTGTTTGCAAATTTATCTTCTAAACAAATCAAAGATATCTGTGATGTGAAAAAAGATCATCCAACTCTATTATATTTCAAAAATGATAACTAAGGTACGTATAACAGATCGAGAAAATTCACCCATTCACTATATTAATGAATTACGGGGTTTTGAAAATGGAAAAGAATATGAATTTTCACCTGGCGTAAATATAATAGTGGGAGAAAATGGATCAGGAAAGACAACATTAATTAATCTAATTCGGAAGTATACATTAATAAGAGCCAGATCATGTGAGTGTAATATATACAATTTCAACGAATTAGTTAACTTCTCTGATAAATTTTTAGATGGAATTGATGTTTATGGAGATTGGAAGAAGAATATCTTTAGTCTTCAGACAGGAGAAGAATCTAGACTGAATGATACCTCACTGGATAATTTCTCTTCTTTTGGACTAACGTTTGAATCTATGCATTCATCAACGGGACAAGGAACTCTAGCCGCATTAAGTTCGCTGTTCGAGTATATGTTTGATCCAAATACAGAACTTAGTTTTCCAATCGATGAAATAAGAAGACGAGTAAAGGATTCAAATGAAAGACTTAAGGAAGAAACAAATAATTGGAGAATATATCAAGAATACATAGATAATCATACAGTTGATTGTCCAAGTAGATATACACTACTAATGGATGAACCTGATAAAAATCTAGATATATTCAACATAGAGCAACTTCTGTCTATCTTGGAATATGAAAGAGACGATTTACAGTTAATCACTACAATTCATAACCCATTGATATTATATAAAATATCAAATAATAGAAACATAAATTTTATAGAAATGTCGACAGACTACATTAAAAAAGTAAAAGAAAAAGTTGAACATTTAATAGATGATTAACAATTATGGGAACTTTTATTACATTTATTCTGATTTCGATTATGATATCAGTAGTAGTTATGCTTAACTGGGACGGACAGGTGAAGAAATGGAACAGGAAGAAAAACAATCCATTCTATGAAAAGAAAGGTTTTGGAGAAATCAATAAATATGACGCATTTTTAAAGTGTCGAAAAGTTATAGAATCTTGCAAAACAAAAAAACAGTGGGAAGTAGCAGCTAATATTCCTTGGCTATTCTATAATCTCTACGATGATAATTATTTATATGACTGCTTGAAACGAGAAACAGATGATCAATTAAAAGTAGTGTTTGTATGAAATTACCAATATCATATAACTGGAGAACAATGACCTTGCACATAGACATTGGAAAATATCATAAATATCTTCAATGTCCTTTTGCAACTTGGTGGAAAGCTAGAAAATATTTTCGGAAACCTAAATTTCATTGGTACTTTGGACCAATGAAGAAATACGTAGGTAAACCGTTCTATACGAAGTTTGGAAAAGCTAGGGACTTTACTATAAAAGGATACTGGCCCATGGCATCAACTGAATATCTTAAATGGAGAACACCTAAATGGTTTCCAATTCACATGATGAGCAGTAATATAATGTGGAAAGATAAGTATGATTCTCCACGTTATGAGAGGCCCGGATACTTTATAATATTCTTTGGACGAGATTATGAAACTTGTTGGCAATTTTCACTGGTAATCACAGCTCCAGAAGTATATTGCAACAATAACTGTACTACCCCGGATCACCAAGATAACTATTGGGAAAGTATATTATGGTATCTTAATTATGCTGATCAATATAGTGAAGATAAGAAAACTATAAGTTTAATCGATGCCAGAAAGACTTTTCAAAATCATTGGACCAGCCATAAAAGTATTCCCTTAGATGATTATGAAATACTTCAACAGGGGTTCAAGGAACTTAATATTGGACTTGAGGAGAATTTAAGATTTTATTACCTAGACATAAAATCAGACAAATTATTTAAACTTATTAAAAGAAGTAGATATAGTTATAGTTGGGATATAGATAATAAATTACTATCCGACGTCGAAATATTAATACGAGTAACCCCAAGAAAACAGGGAGATGAGTTTGATCCAAAAACTGAAGTATACGAACATACAGAATATATTCGAGTAAAAACGAATAAAGATTCAGAGGAAGATGATAAATATGAATACGTTAGACTATTTTTCAAAAACAAAGATGGAAAATTAGCAACGATACTCAACACGTCGTATGAAAATATAACCTTTAATTATCTTAATGTAATTGATCTCGGACCCTCGTTTAAAGATGAATTTTTGAATGAAAGAGGAGTGGCCTGGGTAAGAGGTTACTATAAGAGGTATAATGAAGACGGTACTTTAAAAGAGTGCTAAAATATTAGAAGAGAATACTTTAAGTGGTATTCTCTTTCTCTTATTTTCCTTATATGTGAAAATATAGAATAATATTAAAATGAAAGTACAAGAATTAATGGAACTGGTAAATCTTACTGAGGTATTCCGTACATTAGATGAAGTTAGGGATTATCTCTTTAGGGAGAAAAAACTTGAACCAGCAATACAAGAGAGTTTTATTGAACCTGGCCCATTCTCATTAAATGCATCCGATATATATCAGTGCGAAGATGGACAGGTAGAGGTTCATGGGGTATTGCGGATTTTGAATGAAGATAAGGCATATTTTCTCAAAGAATGTGAAGCTTCTGAATATAATATGAAATACGATAATAGAGAATTACCTCCATTATTTCCAGGTGAATTGCCAGAAGACGATCCTATTGCAGATACTAAATCACTTGATTATAAGCATTATCGAGAAAAATGTGGAATAATTGATCCAGTCTATCTCGAAGAGATTGCTGATGCATATTATGCAGGGGCAGTTTGGATGAAAAGATATATTACCAACACTATCTATGATTGGCTAAGGATGAAGATAAATAATTATATTTCACGAGACGGTCTAAATACTGAGAAACTTATTAATGATCTTAAGGATAGACTAAAACCAGTAGAAATTAAGAAAGATGAAGAGTAATGGTATCTATATAACTGGAGATATTCACGGTGAATTCTTACCTCTCATGTTTATAATAAATCAACGTGAGAAACTAAAGAATTGCAGTGTTATCGTAGCTGGTGATATTGGAATGGGATTTTATAAACCTGGATACTACCTCGACACCTTTAAAGATATGGAAAAGAGGTTATCTAAAAACAATATACAGCTTTATCTAGTTAGAGGAAATCACGATAATCCATTTTATTTCAATGTCACTCCAGATAATTTGAAAAATTTTCCCCACGTTCACTTAGTACACGATTATGAAGTATTACATATAGATAATCATAATATCCTATGTGTTGGTGGGGCATCGTCGGTCGATAAAATTTATAGAATCGCCGGAGAAACCTGGTGGGAAGGAGAAAATATAATTCCCTACGATAAACTAGTTTGTAAAAACATTGATGTTGTCATTACTCACTGTGCTCCTATGTTCTGTCCACCGAAATATGAACGAATATCTTGGATGGATGATGAACTGGATGAAAAATCTAGGGCTGATAGAGTTTTATTGGGGAAATTATATTTTGACTTACTTAAGAAAAGCAAACCTAAGTATTGGTTCTATGGACACTACCATGCTCATCATGTTAGTGAACTCTCCAATAAGGAAGAGTCTTTTAGTGATATAGACAAAAGTCTTCTCTTAGGAGGACATACAATAGTATCTATAGATCCCGATGAATTAGTGGAGGATAAAAATACTTGCAAATTCATTGGACTTGATATGTTAATCTATAATTCTTGGGATAAATATAAACTAGAATAATAATTAATTTAAAAAAATTTTTAAAAATGACATCAGAAAGTAAGTATTATCTGAAATGGGGCAGCATTTTCGTATTCATTGTTTGCCTGGTTATTGGAGGTTTAATGTTTGGCTGTCCAAGATATGAGGTATGGCAGCAGGAAATGTCTGGTAAGGCTGAATATGCTAAGGCCGAACAGAACCGGAAAATTAAAATCGAGGAAGCCAAAGCTAACCTCGAAGCTGAAAAATTGAATGCCAAGGCTGAAGTGGAACGTGCTAAAGGCGCAGCCGAAGCAATTAAAATTGAGGATGGATCGTTGACACCTACGTACATCCAATACCTGTGGGTTCGTCAACAATCTGACTTAAATAACAAAACGGTAATTTATATTCCAACAGAAGGGAATCTGCCAATTCTTGAAGCAGGTAATAGAAAGTAGAGCTATAGGTTTAAATGAAAATTTCAGCACAAACTAGAAAAATTTGTTTAACGGCAATAACACTATTAGTATTATCGTTTGGACTTGCCCTATTAATTTATGCTATAATAAGAAGTGTAACATCAGAAGAAGAGAAAGAACCAGCTAAAGTTGAGAATACACTCCCAGACTGTGCATATAATATACGAAAGATAGGGAATCATGAATATATTCTCTTAGAGGGAAATTCACATATTAATTATAATGGTATTTGTCACTCAGAAGACTGTCCATGTAAGAAACGAGATTCCATCTAGAGAATAAAAAAATAGAGTACTTAACCAAATAAGTACTTTATTTTTATTTTTTTAACTATCACATAATAATTCCCGCAACTATTCCGCCATCTACTTCCATTATTCTTTCTCCTTTTTTTCAATCATTTTTCTAATTTCTTCTTTTTCTTCG